ATGACTATGCAACATGGTTCTAATCCTCCCATTGCCCAAGCTGTAAAGCTCTATGAAGCCAAATTAGGCTTTAAAATTAAGACGGATAAGGAGTTCTACACTAAAATAGCAATCAACCCTAAGCGGTTTGGATTGCTAATAAAAGGCCGTTTAGTGCCTACCATTGATGAGCTAAAAAGGGTAGCTACAATCTTCAATATTCCAATTACTGAACTGCTATAAAGCAGAAAGCCCTACCACATCGAGGTTGTAGGGCTTTACTAATTCTAAATATTTCAAAACGTAAAAGTATGACTTTCAAGCAGCAGTATGCAAAAGCGGAGCGCCGTTTAAAAAGAGCTACATCCGTAAAGTTCGCCGTTTGTACCGTTAATTTCTTTGTCCGAAAGGAGAGTGGAACCATAGGGTTTAGAGTACGGTGTAATGGAAAAACAAGCTCATTCAAATCACTTGGTATTCGGGCCGATCCTTCGGAATTTGACCCGAAAACTCTCCACATAGTTAATGATTCCTATAACACTGCTCGTATCGTTGATCTAAAAGCAACGATTCTTAAAGTATTTAAGGAGAGAGAGTTAACGGGTAGGAGCATTGACCCTACAACGATTCGTGATATTGCTCTAGGGCTACGTGGGCATGACGATCATACGCCTACAATCATTGAAGCTTTGATCAGATGGACAGAGCAAAAAAGCAAGCTTTTGGGAAATGGCATTACGCTGAGCACACTCAAGCAATATCGGCGCTACACTCGTATTATCAGTGACTTTACTACCCTATACTATGGCAAAGATGCTACTCTTGAAGTGCTTAAGCCTGCGGTGCATTATGAGCTGTTAGGTTATGTGAAAGGGGAGCGTAAGAGCAGCCACAATTACGCTATAAAAGTCATTCAATTTCTGAAATCGGTATTGGATTATGCAGTAGCCTATGAATGGTGTGATCGTAACGTATTGCAAGCGGCTCGGCTAAACAAGCAACGCAAAGAGGTAAAGACATTGACGATTGAAGACCTGGAGACGATTCAGAAAACTCAATTCGTAGAATCGACTCTTAATGAAGTACGGGATGTATTTCTTTTTTGCTGCTATACAGGCTTGGCTTATGCAGACGTGGCCAGCTTGACCAAAGATTACTTAGTAACGGTCGATGATGTACAATGCATTTTAAAAGACCGTAGCAAGTCAGGCCAACAATCGTTTGTGCCGCTATTTCCTGAATCAAAAGCTATTCTTGACAAGTACCGCTACCATCCTATATGCCGTTTAAAAGGCGTTTTGCTGCCAGTGCTGAGCAATCAGAAGATGAACAAATGGCTTAAAGTGATTGGTAACGTAGCCGGTATAAGGGAGACACTACACACTCACCTGGCTAGGAAGACCTTTACCATGTTTGCCGAAGAACGTGGCTTTAAGTTGGATCAAACGGCCATAATGATGGGCCATAGTCGTACCTACATGACAGAACAGCATTATTACAAAGGGCGTAGGGAAACGGTAATCAGAGAGTTTAAGCGGATTCAGAAGCAGGACGAAAACAAACTAGCCAGTTAACTCATGCCCACTATTGACCCACTAACGGGCCTGGACGATTTGCCTAATGAGATTGAGCGACTTAAAGCACGTATTCAACGCCAAACCATCCTGCTTGGTCTACAACTGATCGAGATCGACGAGCTGCGGGATCAACTCCGGGCCGTCAAGCGACAAAACCACAAACTACGCGCTTTACTCACCCCGACCAATTAACACAAAGAAGCCCCGCCATAATTGGCGGGGCTTACTCTATATCATGTTTAATTCTCTCAAAAAGCTAACGCAAAGATAATGATTACCACCGATTTAGCTATCCATAAACGCCCTGATACGCCACCTAAAATACCGAGTGTACCGATAGCGCCATCGATCACCCCCGAACAGCCAAAACTATTAACATTTTCTGACCTTCGTAAGCACCGAATATCCCACCACACCAAGCACCCGGCACCTATGCCGGTTATTCGTATTTCTGGGGCAAACTATGGCTTACAAGGCATGATTTCAGCTCTTACCGGCCCACCTAAATCGGGCAAAACGACCGTGATTGGTTTCATGTTAGCCACGACCCTAACCAGCTTTTCAAGTCCCGAACAAACATTGAGTATCAAATCCGCTTTGGCGGATAATCGCGACGTAGTCTACCTGGATTTTGAGCAACATATCAGCAGTACCCAGGATTTGCATGACCGCGTATTGCGCTACGCTGGCCTAAGCGATTGTCCCGATAATCTACATATCCTGAGTCTACTGGAACTAACAATGGAGCAACGCTTACAAGCGGTACGAGCCACATTTGATGCCCTGGACTTGCATTTACTGATCATTGACGGCCTGGCAGACCTCTTGCCGGGTGTCAATGATGAAGAAAAGTCGAACGCCCTGATTGAAGAGCTATCGCTACTAGCCTCCCGGCATAAGACCTGTTTAATCGTGGTGATCCATGAAAATAAGGGAGGGGGTTCGGTGCGTGGTCATTTGGGGAGTCAGATCGAGCGAAAGTGCGCCGGACTAATTGCCGTTCGTAAAGATCGAGAAACCAAAACGCACAGCATTGAAAGCCGCCTGATTCGGATTGGTGACGACTTCGAGAATGTCTACTTCCGCTACTCCGAGGAGCAGAAGCAAATGATCCTGCTTGATGCCCTGGCCACGGATGAATACAATCAGCGAGTAGCCCAAAAGAAAGCCGGTAAGGACAATGATCCCGAATTCCTAAGTGGCTTACTGGCCCTCTGTTTTAAAGGGGTGGCCTCCTTGACGAAAGCGCAACTCATGGCGGCCATTTGCAAACACGATCAAAGTGCCGGTTCGGACAAAACGGCTTTACGTCGTATAAAAGGAGCCATTACCCTAAACCTGTTGGTCAATGACGGAGATATGTATGCCCGCCAGTCGCCCGCTTGATGATAGAATTTTTTTAAGACAGCTATCAGGCCGGACAAACGCCCCTGTATATAGACAGACAGACAATTATATATATAAGGCTTTTTGTCCTGTCTGTCCACTGATTGGACAACATGGACAACTTGTATTTGTCTAAGAAAATGAGCTAAAAAGCGCCAAAATGCTTGTATTAAATTTATAATATTTGGTTTTAAGGTTAAATGAGACACCTAGACAGAATAAAGTTTGGACAGACAGGACAAAACGCCCTATATAGGGAAATACGCCGATTTTGTCTGTCCACTACTTTGGCCAAATATTGTTCTGTTGGCTGTCTTCGTCCGTCTGGCAAGGCTAGCCGAATAATATTCTGAAAAGCCCACGAAGAAAAAAGTCATATGATTGCCCCCCAGACCATACAACTAGCCAAGCAGGTAGCCATTGCCGACTACCTGGCTTATCGAGGATTTCAGCCCATTACCCAACGAGGCCAGCGATTAATTTATCAATCACCTTTCCGTCAAGAAAACACGCCCTCCTTTTCGGTCAATACGACCATCAACCGCTATAAAGATTTTGGCTCTAGTGAAGCGGGTGATGATGTAATTCGGCTGGTCGAGCGATTAGAGGGCTGTAGCTTTGCTCAGGCCGTCGAACGGCTGAGCCAATTCGCCGGACTAGCCAACAAACCTCACTTTTCTTTTAGTGGGCCTTTAAAACAGGAAAGCACCAGCACCGAAATCCGGTCGGTCAAGCTCCTAGCCAACCCGCATTTAATCCGCTACGTGGAAAGCCGCCAAATCAGCTTTCCAATCGCTCGCCGGTACTGTCAGGAGGTCTACTTTCAACAGGGCGGCAAAAACCTGTTTGCGTTGGGTTTTGCCAACGACAAAGGCGGTTATGCGCTACGGAATGGCGTAGGGGCCAAACGTAATCTAGGACCAGCCGGATACACGACAATACCAGCCAGCCAAGCGGCTACCGCCGTCAATGTCTTTGAAGGATTATTTGATTTCTTGTCAGCCCTGGAATACTACCGGTGTGAAGCGCCTAGACTGCCTACCCTGGTGCTTAACTCCACGACCAATTTGGAAAGTGCGTTGCCCATTTTGCGGCAATACGATCAAATTAGCGCGTTTTTGGACAATGATCGGGCGGGAAAAGAAGCTTTAGAGCAACTCGGTAAATTGGGAAATAAGATCATCGACCGCTCACGGCTCTACGCTAACCATAAAGATTTCAACGCTTACTGGTTGGAAATTTCCACTTTCCACACAGCTCACTAAGCCCCACTTTCCCAAATTGATGCGTTTCCCCTCCATTCGAGCGCCGTAATGTAACGCGGTTGATTATCAAGCAATTACCTTTTCACAAAAAGTTGCACCCTCATTTATGGTCAATGTCTTGTTTTTGAGGTAGTTATCGCAAAACACCCCCCGTTTTAGGGGCTTTTTTTCTTTATCGACCCCGCCCTTTAGCGGTTTTGGAAATTTCCAGAAATCCATTTCCGAATATATGAATTTCCATTTTCAAGTGTTGGCTCGCCCACTTTCCAATCGGCTCGACAAACGGCGTGTGCAGTTTTGTCCTTTCGCTGAGCGGTTGATCGAGCCATCTTTGGCTTTCCAATTTTCACCTTTTAAACACAACAAAAACAAATGAAACTCTTAGTACTAAGTACGAGTACCCCGTCTAAACATTTGATCAAGGCCATTACCGACGCGGGCCATAGTTATGAGGTTCATGACCCCCGCAATCTGTATTTGTTCATCTCCGAGCAGGTCAACGGCTATGACCGCATCTTTAATGGCTCGCCCGATCTGGAAAGCCCTGTGCGCCTGTTTGCGGCCTCATTCGACGCGATCATAAGCCGGATCGGCGCTGACCTGCCGCTCTGCGTGTCGATTTTACGGCACCTCAACGAGAACCTAAAGGTGTACAGCCCCCAAACGGCCATCGGCCTACTAGTGGCTCATGATAAGCTATGGACGAGCCAGGTACTCAGTGCCAGTAGCATCCGCACACCCTTAACGGTGTTTGCGGTACGGTCTAACCACGTGGCTTTTGCCATTGACAAGGCCGGGGGTTTGCCTGTAGTAGCGAAGCAGCTCACGGGTTCACAAGGAACTGGCGTATCGATCCTGGAAACACCCTTAGCGGCTAATACGACGTTAGAGAGTTTTTACAAGGCCAATATTCCCGTTAAGCTCCAACGCTTTGTGAAAGCCCATAATAGTAGTAATGGAAATCCGACCGATATACGCGCTATCGTGGTAGGCGGTCAAGTGGTATCAGCGATGGAACGAACGGCCAGCCAAGGCGATTTTAGGGCCAATTTATCAAAGGGTGGGAATGGTCGCGCTATTGAACTAAGTGAAACCGAGATCGAGATGTGTGTGAATGCAGCCAAAGCCGTAGGTTTAGAATTTGCCGGGGTAGATTTGATTCGGGAGAAGATGGGCCAGACCTACGTGACCGAGGTAAACGGCAATCCAGGAACAGGCATTATCGAGATTACCAAGAAGAATCACTTTGTGGACTTACTGGCCTTTATCGAAAGAAAATCGAAGAAGAACGAAGCTATTCCCGTTCCGGTGCCTTTGCCCGACACAGATCAAGACGAGACAGAAGAAGGCAATGAAGAAGAAGCATCATTGGTTAATTACCGGAAACTCCTAGCGAAGCAAGAAAAGACGGATTTGACTTATAATGAAAGTGGAATGCTCGCCTTTTTTAGAAAGAAGTTTGGTAGTATAATTTAAACAATTTAAAGTAAAAGCTATAGCCACTTTGGAAAAGTGGCTATAGCTTTTACTTTAATGGGGAGAATGTCCACATATTTTTCGCCCAATTCTCAATTGAACTCTTTTCTGCAAAAGTTATATTATAATCTCTTATATCACAAACTTTCTTCCCTCCTTTACTAATAAAACCAGTTGTCGCTATAAGGCCATTTTTTGCACCTTCAAAAAGCACATCTGTGTAAAATGCCTTAACTGTCTCAATTGATATTTTATTCTCGTCTTTGTATCTTTTACATTGTATTAATAAACTAGGCTTTGTTTTGTCTTCTAAGTCAAAAACTCTTATATCTACCCCGCCATCATTAGTGCCTGGTCCAAGGACTACTTCATATCCTTCTTTTTTAAAATATTGTGCACAAAAACGTTCGAAGTTTCTCCAATGTATATTTTCAATGTCTTTCCCATTAACAGCCAGGTAATCTAAAAATTTTTGATCTAAGAAGTCATCGTCTCGGACTGGCTTAACTTCCATGTTGAATAAATTTGACAAAGAAGTTATACCATCCCAACTAATTGAGCTAGGAACAATTATGCTTTCGTCGATTCTTTCAAAAGTGATTTCAATGCAAGCATCAACTATCTCTTCTGGAGTATTCTTATCTATTATATCTTTATATAAGAATTGTTTTACTTCTTTTAAATCTAAATTGAGGTCTTTTTCAAGAGTACTGTAAAGGACTGATTGAAGGCCTGATATTTCAATTAATCGTTCTTGACTGTTGACATACTGTCCTAATAATTGATATGATTTAAATGTTCTTGGTTTATTTGGTAAGTTTCCTATTCTTATTCTTATATATTTTATTTTTCCTTCAAAATCTTCTGCTCTTATTCTAAGGCCAGTGTTAATATCGTCTATATCAAGAAAATCGTCTGTAAAATTTTCTTTTAATAGCTGATTTATTTGATATTGATTCAATAGTAGACCTGATTTAATGCCGACAAGTTCTGATGTTACATCATAAAAATATTTAATTGAAGTCCTTATTGCTCCCATAGTTTATTAAGACATTATAAAGGAATCTGCAACTGAGCTGAGTTTTTCTTAGAAGATGAATGATTATGGGTACTTATTTTTTGAATGTCGAAATTGCACACAAGAGCTTCTACAACAGTTTTTCTATTTTCTATACTAGCACCAGAATGATAAAAATGATCTTTAGTCACTATGTTGAACTCAGACCAAAACTTTTTAACCATATCATTCTCTCTCCAATCATTGTGATGCCAAGTCGATAGTATAAACTTTGCCTTAGTTTCTTTCAATAATGTAAACAATAATTCTTCGTCTTTTTCATCCCAACCATTGTAATAGTCTACATACCTTCCGTAGTAAGGAGGATCGCAATAAATTATGTCACCTTCTTTAGCTAGCGGTATTATTTCCTCAAAACCTTTATTCATAAATATCCAATCGTCACAAATTACTTTACTTATATTTGATACTTGATTGGTGATTTTTGTAACATAAGCTTGAGCAAAACGATTTGGCTTTTTACAAAAAGGAATATTCCACTTGCCTTTTTTGCTAAAACGCATCATACCATTAAATCCTGTTCGAGAAAGGAATAATAAATCTAATGGGTTAAAAGATTCATTAAAGCGATCACGGACAAATCTAAAATATTCATAGCCTTCGTCCCCTGATTTAGAAAGTTTAGTGCCCTCTTCTTCCAGGAATTTTTTTACTATCTGAGGTGTAATATCCCCTGACTGAACTAATCGATAAAATTGAATAATATGAGGGTTAATATCATTCAAAATAGCTTCCTTAAATCCTGAATTAAACCCAACTACACCTGTGCCGAAAAAGGGTTCGATCCATTTTCCTTTAGGATTTGCAATTTTGACAATATCCATTATCCAAGGGACTAGCTTAGTTTTGATACCTTGGCTTTTTATTGGAGGTACAATTATTTTATTAATCTTCATCTTCAATTATTTTATCGATTTCGCCCGAAGCTTCCTCTTCTTCATTTAGTTGCTTTATTTCTTCTTCGTGTTTAGATAAAACATCAATCCCACGTTTCTTATAAGCAAGGTAAGTTTTAAGATTTATATATGGCCTTGGAATGTCTAACGCTTTAGCCATATCATTGGTTAAATAATACATCCAATAGTCATTATATATGTCTTCACCTAATTCAGAAAACACACCTTGGCCATTAATAAGCGCCGATATATTATTGGTTGACCCAATATTTTTTGTATTGCCACTTCCAGGGCTAGCTGAAGCTATTTTATACTTAGGTTGAACGAAAAAGTAGAAATCCCTGATTACCGATTCTATCTTGTCTAGTTCGTTTATACTATAAACTGTTTTTTCATTAAGGTTAACTTTATTTTGAGAGTAAATTACACCTAAAACAAAGTGGCCAGAATAAGAACCATATGGATATAAAGTATTTTTTGTACTTTCTCTATTTCGAAAATATCCAGTGAAAGCCCCTAACGTCATACTTTTAATTCGATTATCTGAATCTTTGAAAGTACTTTTTATATCTATCGCAAATTTCTCTCCTGAATCTTTTGAGATTAAAGTTATATCTGGATAGAAATTTTGTTGTGGGGGTAATTCGAGTAATAAGTTATTTTTTTGTGCGAAGTTTTCAAACGCAGGAATTAACAAAAGCTCTAAAACTTTTGATACGACTTTAGTATCAACAGATATAGTGTATATTTTTTGGTGTATATCTATAAAGCCTTTAACGATCCAATCTCCCTTTTCAGTTGCTACGATATTATTGTATTCTTTGACTTCTTTTTGAAGGGCTACTAAAATCTGTTCTTTGTTCATGGTTATGGGTGGTTATTCTGAGTTGGTAGGTATGTGATCATAAGTCACATTTTAGTTTTTGCCGAAAAAAAAACCCTCAAAATGAGATATTTTGAGGGTTTTTTTTCTTTCTAGTGCACTCGTAGGGATTCGAACCCCAAACCTCCTGATCCGTAGTCAGGTGCTCTATCCAATTGAGCTACGAATGCTTTCGCGTTGGCCCTGTAAATCAATAGCTTATAGCCGGTTTATGTACCCTGGCGTTCGGTTTCTACCGATTACCGGGTAGCTGGTATAAACCATTTATAAACCAAAAGTAGTAAAAACCAGTCAAGCTACGCTATGGTAGGGTCAGTAAAAGTTGTTTTGTTCCGTTCCAAGACACTCAAGAACGGGGAACATCCGGTTATGCTCCGGGTCACCAAAGGCAAAAAACAGTCGTATGCCGGCCTGGGATTTTCGTGTGCCGACAGCCAGTGGGATGATAAAACCAGCCGTCCCAAGAAGTCCCATCCGTTGTATGGTCAGTTGCTCAAGATGTGCGACGAGAAGGAGACCAATGCCCGGAAGGAAATGCTCAATGCCGTCGAGGAGACCAAAACCTTCTCGATGGAAGAGGTCCTGCAGGCGGGGATTAACAAGCCGAAATCCGAGAAGGGGGTCATTGAGTTTTTCGACGAGACGATTGATCGGTTAAAACAAGCCGGTCGGGTAGGGTATGCCGCTACGTTTAAGGACACAAGGAATCACCTGGTGTCGATGATGGGTAAGAAGGAATTTGAGTTTGTCGAACTGGGTCCGAGCTTTCTCTTAAAGTGGGAGAGTGCCATGCAGGGTAAGGGTTTAAAGAAGACCAGTATTTCATTGTACTTTCGAACTCTGCGTGTTCTGGTGGGCTATGCCCGGACGGAGGGTGTCGTGAAAAAGTCCTATAATCCGTTCGAGGAATTCCCTCTGACAAAATATAGGAAAATTGAGACACCCAAGAAATCAATCACCCAGGAGGATGTTTTGAAAATTGCCCGGATCGAACTACCGGCTATGTCGGACCGGTTTCATGCCCAGCAGTTTTTCCTGTTCAGTTACTACTGCCGGGGAATCAACCTGGTGGACGTAGCCAACCTGACAACCGAGAATATGCATTACCTAGAGAGCGGGGAAGTGAGGCTCCGGTATACCCGGAAGAAAACCGGCCACTACTTCGACATCAAGATGCTGGAACCAGCCATTAAGATCTGGGAGTTTTATCAGGGTCGTCGACCTCCCCGAAATAAATACGTGTGGCCCATTCTCCATTCCCAGGTTCATGTACTACCGCAGCAGATTAATTGGAGGATTGAACGGATTTGCCGGCAGTGGAATCAAGGACTCAGACTGGTGGCCAAGGAAGCCGAAATAGGGGAGTATCTGACTCTGTACGTTGCCCGGCATAGTTTTGCCATGGCTATGAAAAACTCGGGGGCCTCTACTACGGTTATTTCAGAATTACTGGGCCATGAATCAGAAGAGACGACCCGGATATACCTACGGCAGTTCCCACAACAAACTCTCGACAACGCTTCCCAGGCCCTGATCATCCCAGGGACCAACCTGAGAAGGATCGAGCCCGAGGAGGAGGTTACATTACGTCAGACGGAAACACTCCGAAAAAGTAACGAGGTCCGGAAAGCCGGCTAAATAACAAATCCCCGGCTGGATTAACCAGTCGGGGATTTTTCATGTGAGTTATTCCAGTGTATCAACCAATTCGAGTTCCTTAACCTTAATCGGTTGACCGGCTAACGTAGCGAACCGGTTGATGTTCCAACTCGGCTCCATCATTGCCTCAATACCCATGACCCCTTGTGGGACCGGTGGATTCACGAGCTCCTCTAACCAGAGGCCTACCTGGCCATTGCTGTGCCGTTTGTGTTTCCGAATTGTGTAGAGCTTGTCCTGTTCAGGGGTAACTACTCCATGTTCACGGTACATTCGAACCTGTTCTGGTTCAAACTTCCCATTGATACAGATTACATCCATTGATATTAGTTATTGTGAGTTATATACCCTGTTTCCAATACCCGAATTAGTTCCAGAATTAATGATGGATCAATCTCTGACCAAACATAAAATTCTGGATCCGTTGTACTGGAACATACTCCCATTCCGTTTTCCGTAATTAGAAGATCAACAGGTTTCTCCCCACCGGGATTAGGTAACGTCACTTCCATTTGACGTTCTTCTGGTTTAATCCCTAATGTGTCCAAAACTTTGTTTGTAACCAGACGAGCAGATTCGTGTAATTCTTCTAAATCACCGGTGCCTGCTTCAAATTGAGGATATAATCGATCGTATATAGGGGAAGACTTGAGCATAAATGTTTACAAGTTAATCATTGGGCCAAACTTCCATATGTCGAAGTTAGTTCGCCTTTACAAAAACATTCAAACATTATATAGTTGGTTTAGGTGGGTATTCAGTTACCACACACCAGGAAACCTGTTTGGCCATCTGCCCCTTATTGGTTTCCTCATAGACTTTGATTCGAACCACATCTTCTCCAATATCTAAAATCCGGGTAAAAGGCTGCTCTGGATTTAAGGGATTAGGAGATTGTGGTGGTAATTGATCATCATCCAAGTGGGCCAGGTGGTATCCAGGGAAGTCAATTGATAGTCGGTGTTCAATACTCTGATAATTTGGCATGGTCTATCTATTTGATATAAACAGATTTAAGACACAGCATCCTTAATTTTACTGTAGAAGCGGCAGCTTAAGATTCAGTTCCGGATTGTTACTCCCCAGATAAATACCGTCTTTAGTCCAGCGGGTGCTTACCCAGGATCGATTGGGATCAAGTGGCTTTTTGAGTCTGTACATGCCTACATAGTCCCCATTTCTCCAGGTTTCTTGGCTTTTGATCTGAACTTCGTGCCCACTCCTGGTTTGCTGGTACATACTTATACTTATCATACTAAATATACCGGGGAAGTTTCGCTGGATAGGGGATGGAAACACAACCTTCGGAATCAGCTGTAAATACAACCGGATCGAACTGTCCCGTTTGGATCATATAAGCCAGCAAGTCCAGCTTATGAGTAATGACAACCCGGGTTTTGTTGAAGTAAAACCCATGAGCCAGCTTGATCCGATCATGTTTACCCCACCGGCCCAGGGCTTTCATGCACTCCACTGATCCGGTTTTGTCGATATTGGGATGGGCTGAGAATCCCAAACCTACCGACCCATTTTGAATCTGAACGATACCGTTTTCCTCGACAATCTTACACCAGTCCCCGTCAATCTTCAGAACATAGGGCCTGTCAGTTTTTTCGATTTTGAACTTTACTGGGTTAGAACTCATAATCCGGGGTGATCATATAGGTAAATGTGGGTGTGATGACACAGACCTTTTGTTGTTTGAATCGTTCCATTAACAGATGGGCCAGCGTTAGTGCCCGGTGGAGTATCATATTCTCGTCGGTTGGGAACCGAGGATACTGAATGAATTCCACAATGGCTCCTGGTTCCTGCCCATCCACATAAACATACTGGGTAGGTGTTACCGATACACAACTGGGGGTTTCTTTGACAAATTCCTGGCAGATTTGGTACACTTCTTCCAGATCATGGATCCTGTACTGATCGTATCCCTCCTGCAATCCTACATGGATGGTAGCCCGAAATGTTCTTTCGATTTTCATTTGTCATGTACAGATTTAGCAACCAGGTCTACGTAGGCCTCCGGGTTAGTCACCATGCCCTTTTGGGCTTCCTTCAGCAGGACTGAATCAGGGAATTTGTCCATGGATGCCAGATAACTCCTGGCAACAATAGGACCGAAGCCATCCCCCTGAGCACAAACGTGGAGGTTGTAGATAAACTTATTAGCCCAGGCTACCACTGTTTCGGGGAAGTCTGGATGTGACTGAATAACTTTCTGTCCGGGGAATATTTTCATTTTATTGTGAAGGAGTTGTCCGAATGGGGCCGAATCGATACGGGTTCACGCCCTTTTGTTTTGATAGCTTTTATGGATCCATCCTCCATGAGGGTGAACTGGAAATTTCCCAGCTCTATACCATCCACTGGAACCCGGGATGGATCAGATTCCACTGGAACTTCGCGTATTTTCTTACCCATTGTCCCCAATTTGGATTCTTCCTCCATTCCCTGGAAGTCGAGCATTATTTTGAGCAAGTCGGTCCATGTCCAGGATGCCATTACCAAACGGAGAATGAACTGGGTCATCAGTATCAGTTAGGTAGGAGCTGTCCACCCCAAACATACCCCCGGCCTGTTCTTTATAGATTGTTATTTCGACCGGTAGATTTGAATCAGGGTCCATTACTGTTACCTCTTGGATGAATTGTGCTTTCATTTCATTTGGATTCGTACAGCCGGATAAGATTGTATTGTATCTTGATCAGTAAGGCCTGTTGTTTGGTTTTGTTATACAGATCCTGGACCAATGTTTCCAGTGTATCCCGCTCAAGTACAGGTAATCGGTCCATTAACTGGTCCATTACCAGTCGAAATAGTAGTTCGGCCTCTTCGCTCGCCCGTTCAGCAGCTCTTCGGGTAATAATTGAGCCCTTTAAATTGATAGTAGCCTGCCTCTTTTTCTCATTTTGGAATAGTTTTGGATCCCAGCTAACATCCTTGTCGGAATAGATCAGTAGTGGCTCGTGCTCGTTGTAATCAACCCCGAGTTCCCTGGCTGTGTCAGGCGCCATACCCAGAGGGGTAGTTGGCCAGTTTAGGGGAGCTGGTGTGTGGTAATCACCTCGGCCAGGCAAAAACAACGTATCCGATTGTTTACCCCACTGAATTTTGGTTTGGGCAAATGTGGGCAGACTGAACAGAATCAGCAGGAGTGGTAATAGGAACAGTTTCATGGGATGGGGGTAATTTGGTTAGACAGTAACCGGACTCTTCCAGGGCCTGCAGAATCATGTAGGCACAGTAGGTCAGGTTTTCATTCCCGGATTTCATCCAGGTTGACATGGCCCATTCCATAGGGGCCAAGGCTTTGTTGACCTCTTCCACAAAGGTCATTTCCTGCTGGCTGGTGGGCATGGTATTCCAGCCCGGAATTGGATGAATGTTCATTGATTTTGTTTTACTCGTTCCATCCGATCAGTCAGTATTCCTACGCATGATGGACAGCAATCCTTCAGTGAGGACCGGTGTAGTGCGGTTGTCCAGGTAATAGCCCGGTGGAATCGAGCAACAAGATTAAAAAGGGGTGATTTATCCATCTTACATAAGAAGGCCCCATCCCGTTTAATATGGGTTACAATCACGACTTTATGAGGATTGATTGATCAAATCCAGGGATATATTTTTTGAAAAACTCCCGGGCAATGATGTCCAGGTTTCGATTCCTCCAATTTGACCCCATTAGATGGCTAAAGTAATCGGCAGTAGGAAACGGTAGGGCCTTATCCTGGATTAGTATCCAGTTCAGGGTTACCGTTATTACGTGCTCGTGAAGTAACTCGAAATCTGCCGGTGTTAGTTTATACATAATTAATAACCAGCAGACTGGAGATCTGAAATGAGTGTCCGAAGATCGGTCTTAAATTGCTCTGGATCCTCCCAATATTGGACCAATTCGCGGTCGAATTTTACCCCAATTTTTCGGGATAATCCCATTTTAGCGAACATTTCCTCTAGGTTTCCATCTCGGGCATCATCCAAAGTATCTTCATATACATGCAGCTCATTGTAAAACTGTTCCCTAAACCGAACATGTTCCTGAACAGTTAAACCAGTTTTTTCTAGGGCGGCCATTCCACCTAGACAGGCAAAGCAATGATTCGAATCATCTGGAGTGTAAAACCAGGTACCCATACGAGGGGTGACACAACTACCCGGTTGTTCGGCCTTAATTAAGGCATCAAGGGCAAATTGTATCCGTTCAGATGGTTTCTCGTTTGTTGTTTCCCACATAGTCATAAAGCCATTTGTTGTATTGTTCGGGCATAGTATTTACCTGATGTAAATACCGATCCTTTTCCGGGAAGGTGCACTGCCAGTTTGAAACGCGGGCTGAGTTCCACAGGATATAACCCAGCATGTGGCCACCCAGATAACGTTTCTGGTCTATCCGTTTCATGTTTTCTGGATCCTCTATACCCTGATTCAAACAGTATAGGGCATACCGAGGATTGATTTGATTCTCCTGACAATGAATCAGAAATTCCTCCAGTGTATCAAGCAGCTTTAACATCGCATAAAGTGGTTCGATCCCAGTACAAATTGGTCATCACTTCAAATACCCGGACTCCTGACGGTGCCTCATATACGTCGTAGGGCCGGCCACAGAATCGAGTGGATGTTAATGTATAGAGGTAGATAAATCCTTTCGACTCTAACCACCGTTTCCAGTACGTTCGCCCGAGGTCGACCCGGCAGATGTCGGCGTTGGGACTACGGAGATCGGATTTTGGATTGACTTGAGGAATCGTCTGTATCGCTCGATTTTGGACGACTTTTTCGACTTCAACCGGTTGATCCGGTCTAATGATTGTTGATAGGTCTTGTAGGGAGTGTATTCGCCTATCGATACGTGGCCTCTTATTCCGTTCCATGCCTGTTGAAATGAATGATTTCCTGGTAGATCCACGAGGTTAGTGGATACTAATTGAAGAGCCGTAACCCAGCGGGCATTGTTCTGCTTGACAGCAGGGCCAATCGTAAGGAGTTCAGCTTTCTGGCGGTCTAGTTCGTCTATCTCGACCAGTAACCTAGAAATCCGATTCCAGTAGAGCCAGCTCCGTACAGTTGGTGAATAATGGTTTATTGGAGATTTCATATTAGTTCGTCAAACCAGGCAACAAGGGCCTCTTTGAGAGGTTTGTAGGCCTTGATATGACCGTATGCCTCATCTATTTCCGATTCCTCCCCGGTGGATATGTCCTCCAGTACATCGTTTGTATTTAGGTCCGGGCATTCGTTGAAGAATTGAGTTAAACAGGCTTCAACCTGATCCACTTTAGGACCAGTCAAAATCTGTTTGCCTGATTCATCCCGAACAACTTCCCGGAAATGATCCTCAACAACCGAGTTCATCCCATTATCGGCCAGGATCCTATTCAGAAGGTCCTGAGTGAGAACTGGAAAGTTCAACTTTACTTGATTTTCCATTAAATCAACCGGTTTAGTATTCGACCTATTTTGTATACATGGTTGTGATTGAGACCCGAATAGGGGTCCACATGAATAAACCGATGGGACTGCCAGATCAGGAAATCTGAATCATCATCCAGGATAACGTAGTCCACTGGTTTGGTTCCGTATTCGGTGTTTTGCTTGAGCCAATCCAACACTTCAACACCTCGCACTCGGTGCCGGCTGAGGGGTGTACGGTCAATTACCCGTTCGGGGTAACTGAATCCTGAGGATGTCAGAATTTCTAAACATCTATCCGCCCCATGAGCCCGCCAAACCGAACTAATCACAATAGATAAGTGTGTGAACTGTTCACATAAGTCGTTGAGACTCTGAATAGCCCTGGGACAGAACTCTGGTTTTACCGGCTTTGGTTGATCAATTGGCCAATTTGCTAGTTTCTCGTACCACTCATTATGGAACAATTCGTGATTCAAGACGCCGTCGAAATCTAAAAATAAATAGGCCTTATTTGGTTCAGTTGTTTCCATGACTATAGCCGTTTCAATATGGATAGTTTACAAAAAACCCGTACCAGATCATGGCCAGTACGGGTTTCCTCCTTAAGTTCCTCTAAATAACCCTCTTGGGCGTAACATGCCCGTGAGATTTTAGGCGGCCAGTACGGCCTTCATTGGCAGGTTCGGCATTTCTACCACCATGGTTTTGACCAGCTGCCAATCCAGATTTTCTATCACAAACCGGTCCTTTAGGGCCGCTGGGAATGATTTAGTCTTCCCGTTATTAACATTTCGGAATAGTACTGTGTCCACTACTGACAAGCTGGAATTATCCGCCAGATAATCCTCCAGGTCGATATTGGGGACCTCAACGTATTCATTGGTCACCGAATTGCCCACCCAGGTCTTTGGCTCAACTTCTTCCATAACCACCTTGATCTTATCCAGTACGTTGATCAACGTATCCTCCTTGGCTTTAGCCTGAACCCGTTGGCGGGCTGACTCTTCCCGGAGTAGGGTGAGTGTGGCAATCTGGTTGTCGATCTCATTGATCCGGGAATCCAGTACGGTAACCTTTTCAGCCTGTTCTTCCCGCAGCCCAGCCACGAAGTTGAAGGCTTCACCGGCTGAATCCCGAGTTGTCCAGTTTGGACAGTAGGTTAACCGGGTTAAATCAATACGGCGGTTGTGAACCCAAACCGTGGTGGCCGAGATCCACCGAACTTTGATATACTTCTTAACTGTCTGAGAAGCCTTTGCGATAATGTTTGAAAAAGACATTGGATTTAATGGGTTGAACGTCTCGGTGGTGTTCATTTGACTTTAGATTATAGCGGTTTGGTTTTGAACACCCGAAACAAGTTAAAAATTTGATTAAAAACAATAAACAAACCGGAAAATCATAAAAATTACCTTAAAACTGGATAATCCAGTTTAAAAGTCGATAAAGACAGGTTATTTGATAGTTGTCCAATCGGTTTGGTATTCATCTTCTCCGGTGCTTAGGACCACGATAACTCCATTGATCGTACACATAAGGCAGAAATGGTTTTATGGGTTTGCTGTCCGTTTACAGGTAGGATAGCGGTGACCTCAATGATTACCCATCGTCTAAAAACCGGCTTACTACCACAAACACGGTAGGGATTTGGAAATAAGCCCGTTTAATCAGTTTAGGGGGATTTTTTGTATTACCAGTAGCCTATATCCACTAAAAAACCGTTACTTTACTGTCGAGACGGGAAAAGGGGGCCGGGTCTACAGGTTTTTTCAGGGTCTTATCAGGTATATAATTGTTACATACCCGGTCCTCCCCTTACTTAAAGGCTGGTTTTATTCGGATTCGCCGGTATAGAAAAACCAGCCAGTAGCCACCTACCAGGATGACTGAACAGGAAGAAATCAGGTGAAACTGGTTAAGTGGCCAAAAGACCTTAAAACAGCTCAAAATGGACAAGCCGTAATAGGTTATTCCCATACGAGCCCATGGAACGGTGACGAGTTTCATGCTAACAGTGCGTTATTGTGGTGAACTCCATTCCGGACCTTCCGAAATGGCAATAAAAAACCCCCACCTGGATGCTCCGGGCGGGGGTTTGTCTTTTTAAGTATGTTGAATCAAATGAGCGGTAGTAACTGCTCCATATACCTACTGGTCAGGGGCCTTCGAATCCAGATACAACTAATGTATCCCGCACGAAACCATCGGTATTCTTCCGAATCTCGTTCGTAAATACACCGGAAGGACTTGTTTCGCTTGGCAAGGCGGAATCCAATCTGGAACACGTTGCCCCAGAATTTATAACGTTGTGCGGTTGTCATAAGAGTGGTCCAATGGTCTTTGGTGAATGATTTTGTTTACTTCCAGAAAATGCTCCAGACGGAACCAGTGGTGTCGGGTTCGTACCTGGTTCCCAACTTGGATCACCACTCGTCGGTTGATTCCTGGTATAAATCGATTTTCAACCAGCAGAAACTCCATGGTATCCTTGATTTATGACTGTACGAACCATACACTTGCCCGAGTAATAACCACTGGCTGATGTCATCTCGATCTTCGAGATGTAGCCATTGTACATAATAGTTCCTGTAGAATGGAAATTTGATTCAAATGCAGTTTCTGGTCCGTATGTAATCTGTTGATTTTCTATTCGTTCTATCTGGTCGGGTCTGAAATTGTACCAGAAATGCAGCTCACTCAAATTGTGCAGGGTATCTATGACTCCATTCCGAAAGGTTTTTAACCGGTCAGAATAGTGGATAACAGCATTTACACCAAAGGGGTATTCCGGTTTGATGAATATCATTTCGAATTCTTTGGTGTTATCCAGTTTTATACCATCCAGGTATATGTCTGGTTGGTGTGGTATACTGAAAGTGCTCATCGTTTAAGGTAAGGTGTTAAATCCGGCATAGGTCCGGCTGGTTTGATTAATGTATCGAGTAGGCATCCCCAAAGACCGAACATCTCGTTAGGAAACAGACCACGTCCATTCTGTTCAATAGGGTAGGAGTCTCCACGAAATACAACGGAGTACCCTTTTAATCCATAGGACCGGATCTCAGCCCGGACAAAAGCAAACTGGAGGTTATTCTGAATGACTCCTACTTCGAACCCAGCTGGATCAATTAGCGTAACTGGCTCTTCTACCAGCTCGGGTATACCGTTAGCAAATGGGTTAGGTTGTAGTGATTGGTTCATCCTATATCGGGTAAGAAGTTAACTAGGTTACCATCTTCATCAAAGAACCATTCCAGCTCGATTTGAACCGGTTGGGTAAGTGTACTCCGGTTTCGGCCGAACAGTATGTCGATCTTCCAAGTAGAGTCCTTCACTAATTCTGGAGCGGTTGGTAAATTAGCTTTAAAGAGGGCATTGAATCCCCGGATGGACAGCCGGCCCAGACAGTTATTCTCCTGAACAAAGAAGAACATATTATTACTTGTGTCTGGCTTATCCCGTAACAGAATGATTTCATTTCCAGCGGGACCGTAGAACAAAACGGCCCAGCAGCTAAACGTTTTAAGGTCACCTTTGAGGGGTAGAAACATACTAAAAATCGGTTTGGGGCCAAAAATATATTTAAACTAAAACATATTTTTGGTTTGTTTGTATTGTAGTTGACATATATTTCGTATGTTAAGCCCAAAAAGAAACCGAGATGCGGCATTCAATACCAATAAAGGACTGTATACCAGTCACTTCATTCTACCGGGTGAATACGGACACCAGGATTGCCATTCCCTTATTCATGGGGCATGTGGCAGCTGGCTTCCCCAATCCGGCCGATTCTTACATCGAACAGGTAATTGACCTTAATGAGCTTGTTATTAGGGACAAGGACTTAACCTATTTTGTTTACGTAGAGTCCGACTCCATGATTGAGGAACACATCGTTCCGGGTGGATGGTTGATTGTGGATAAAGGGCTCATACCGGAAAATGGGGATATGATTGTTGCCTGGGTTAATGGTGGTTTTACTGTTAAACGGGTACAAATTGTAAGTGAATCCTTACTGATTCTCCATCCGGCTAATCCCAATTACGCACCCATCATTGTCCATGAGGGAGAGGATTACTGGCTGTTTGGCAAGGTTACATTTTTCTTCTTCGAACCTCCAAAATACCCGATATATGGTGATTGGAATCGCTGACTGTAACAATTTCTACGCAAGCTGTGAACGGGTATTTAACCCGGCTTTGGAAGGGAAACCCGTGGTTGTGCTCTCCAATAACGATGGCTGTATCGTGGCCCGCTCGAATGAAAGTAAGGCTCTGAAGATCAAAATGGGGGAGCCCATCCATCACTATAAAGAGCTGGTTAAGTCCAAAGGGGTGCACGTTTTGAGCAGTAATTATGAGTTGTATGGGGACATGTCGGCCCGGATTATGCGGTTATTGAATCGGTTTGTTCCGGTTATGGAGGTTTATTCCATCGATGAGGCTTTCCTGGATTTAACTGGTTTTGATGACGTTGTATCCCGGTGTCATTCCCTTCAACGAACACTGAAGGCCTGGACTGGTATTCCTATATCGATCGGTGTGGGTCCCAATAAAACATTGGCTAAAGTAGCCAATCGGATTGCCAAGCAGACACCCAGTATGGATGGTGTTTTGTACCTGTCCGAGCTGGCACAGATTCAGGCTGCCTTAGCTGATTTTCCTTGTGAGGATGTCTGGGGCATTGGTTACCAGTTTAACCAGCTTCTCAAACGGAACAACATCAAGACGGCACTAGAACTGACTCAGGTCCATGATGTATGGATCCAGAAACACATGACCATCGATGGGTTGAGGCTGGTCGATGAACTCCGGGGTAATTTCCGTCGGGATCTGGATCTCTCACCATCTCCCAAGAAGTCAATTGGCTCGGCGCCCAGTTTTGGGGAAGCTATTCCCGATCTACCAACGATCCAGGAGGCCCTGGCAACTCATGTAGCCCGCTGTGCCGAGAAACTACGTAGGCAGTACTCAGCCGCCAATTTGATTACCGTGTTTCTACATACCAACCGGTTCAATCCAAAAGTACCTCAGTATTTCCAGACCAGGACAGTCTCTTTACCCCATGCCAGTAGTGCTACCTCCGAGCTGATTCAGTATGCCGATTCGGTGTTACAGTCTATCTATCAGGACGGCTACCATTTTAAAAAGGTGGGTGTACTATTGTCCGGGTTTGTCCCGGATGATTTCCACCAGATGGCCCTGTATACCGAACAACCGGATCCGCGAATGAAACAGCTTAGTAATGTGATGGATCAACTCAATGGTAAATATGGGCGGGATAAGGTCAGACTTGCCATTCAGGGATTCAAACAGAACTGGAAACCTAAACGGCAGTTACTCACCAAGCGATATACCACCCGGATAGAGGATGTAATACGGGCTACTTAACCTTTTTGGAACAGGGCCACCAATGTACTGTCTGGTTCATAGTTGTAAAACCTCGCTGGGCTTTCACCTACCCGAATCACTACGTGGCCGTTTCCTTTTTCGATTACCTTACCGTCACCATCTCGATGTCGACGCAACAACCACTTTTTCAGGAGTTTATTATAATCAGCAATGTAAGCCTTTACTTTATCCTTTTCCTTTAAGTCATTGACTGTCAACAGCTGAAAATCCTCGATTTTGGATGCCAACGGGGCCGATAAATCACTGAGTCCTAGGGGATCGGATAGGCTGTGTACAGCAGCCAGCCGATTAACATCCGTTACGGATATATTCGGATTAGTACTGACTAGTTGCTGAAGATCCTGGACAAAGGCATGCGTTGCATCCATGGTATAGCTTATTTAATTAGGGGTTGAAGCTGGCAAATTTATTGAATCTGCTCAGTAATCGGCAGTATAATCAATCCAGATTTTCCCACCAAATACACCCTGACATCCTTCGGCTTCCCGGTAATGTAATAGCGTGGTTCTGTTACCGTCTGGGTAGGTTACCCGCCACAACCGATAGTTAAGATAATTGGCTCTCCACCAGGTTCTTAACCGAAATAGTCTGGCCCGTATGGTACCCGATTTTAAGAACGAATATATGTTCATTTGTGTTGTGTATATGTATACTTGTAAAACAACTTAAATATGTTAACCCAATACACTTATTATTGCCAACCATGTGATCCGAGTGGAAGTATCACAATGCCATCTAACAACCCGTTAGGCCACAAAAACCAACGGAGAAAGTATAAGAAACACACTCAGCTTCCAAACCAAGTCAACAGTCCCACTCCAGTATCTGTATTTACTGATCGATTAGCCTCCAGTTACGTGCATCAAGTTGAGGATGGTTACAAAAATGCAATTGTCGAGTATGATGATCAAAACCGAAGGAACTTGGTGTCTAAAGACCCAAACCACAACCCCATCGGTCAGACAATTATGAATGGAGTTGTAATATCAATGGATGATGGCCTAAAGATAGTCCAGCCTGATCTGGCTAATAAGTACCACGCGTTCACTACTGGCTCATTGTCCAATAAGACCTGTGCTGCTTGTGGGACAGTTCACTGGTAAGGATCCAATCTGACCATACAATTGCCCGAACTGGCCTGGGTCTTTACTACGAAGCTCCAGTGCTGGCTCTGGTATGGTTTTCTGTTTCATTTGGTAGATACATTAAAATGAGTATCCATAATTATTTACTGTCGTTTATAGTAAATGGGTTGACAACATCCGGTATCTTCTCGAATAAGAAGAAGTGAGAATCCATATCACAAATAGTATGTGGTATCCGTTTTATATCGGGTGAGATCCAGATAGACTTAGCTTCCTGTTTTACCACATAACCACTCCAGTCCGGTTTATCAACCAGCACATATTTACCGATAGCTTCTGCATAGAAACAGGCAAATGCTTTGACCGTATCCCCTCGTTTAATATGTGACATGGGACTGAGGTTGGCATCAACCCAGTGGTCCAATACCTGTGTTTTCTTGTCCCGTAAACCGAAGTTGAATACTCGAAGTATGTCGTGGGTATGGGCTAATTCCATCAATACCTTATGGTCGATGTTTACGCCCAGTTCGGACAGGTAGAATATGCCTTCTACAAAGGATTCATACTTGTTTTTAATCATACCAGGTATCTGCTATTGGTGTACACTCGATCATGTTAGTGGGGCTTAGCCAAATTTTACTGGCTTCAATCTCACGGTCTCGTCTATCAGGATCCGTATACCGATATTCTTCGGTTGGTACACCAAACGTTTGGTTGTTGGGTTCCTTTTTTATTTGGTACGAACGTCGGAGGTCCGATTTCCACACAATCCAGACAATATCTCCATCTTCCAGGTCATCAATGTATTCCTGGGTTGGATTCAGCATGATTGACTTTGTTTTGGATACACTCTTCACAGTCGGCACAGAAGGAGGAACTGAGCTGTGTCCGGTGACTGGTAAGTGTGAGGTCAGTGAGTGTCCAACAACCCATAGAACCATTTAAGGCTTCATGGTATCCACACCAGGTGGGTTGTTGGTAATTATCCATGATCTGTTGCCAGGTAGTTTTCCGGGCAATCAGATCATTTATGGTTTCTTGTGGCAGCTCGTGGAAATATGGCCGCTTATCCATTATAATTGGTATTTCCTATCCATAAACTGGGCATTGGGGTATCCACAACCCGACTACATAAATGGTTAAAAGCCTGAATGGCTTCTCCACCTATTTTATAGGGATGTGGTTGTCCAAGTTCATTCATTCCGTTATGCCATAAGGAATATATCATCCGTTTTATGCCGGAATATCTTAAATTTCCCTTCCATGTCTTTTTCGTGTAGATCGTATAGTTTGTCTGGTATTCACTGTAATCCAGTGCATTAATATGACGGAGTTCAACCAGAATTTCCCTTAATGTCATTTGTGGTTTGTTTAGGTACATGTTTCCAACCAGTTTGAATCAATAGCCCACTAACAGGATTCAACCACCATTTATAGATGGTTTGGCCATTCTCTCGTTTACCATCTACCAGCTCGTACACGTATAGGCAGGCTGGATCCCGATTTCGGTAAATCGAACTAATTTCAAATACCTGGTTGCCGCAGGTAAATTGATCACCCTCCTGAATAATGTTCCAGAAGGTTTCCATGGCTTTACTGGTTAGTACGGATCTTTCCGATTGTAACTGATCAATCTTGGTCTGTAAGATAGACCGTTCATTATAACAATCAGTTAATTGGTTGGACAGGTTATTAATCTGTTGCAATAGATCTTCCATCAGTAACCTTAATGATTTTCATACAACCGGATAATGTAGTTTCTCATATTCTTCTAGGGCAATGGACAAATCATCCAGTTCCGTTTCTTCCACCTCTGTCCGGTCTTCTTTATGAATTAGGGACTGAGTACGTACTAGCAGCTCTTCATACTGGGTTTCCGATTGAATGACGATAGGTGCTCGTTTAGGTTTACAGGCAATCGTTTCAATACCTTCCCCGGTCCAGCTGATAAAGTACTTGTCATTGAAATAGATCAGGATCACATTCAATTCGGTGGGACCGTGCCGGATAATGGCTTTCTTGGTCAATTTATCAAACTGGAGTACTTCCCAGGTTTGGCCTAGGTTATCTACAAGTTTCATTTAAGGGTAGTGTATACAGTTTCAAATTCAGGAGTATTCGGATATTAAAACCGGTAAATCCAGTTATTGGGATTTTATCCAGTTATAAAGATTTTACAAAGCTACAACATACTACCGGATATTCGGTAGGCATATAGGGAGATTTAACAGGGCCAAGGGCTTCAACTACCGAACGCGAAGCCTGACCGGACGGCCCCGAGCAAAACAAAAAGCCCGAGTAGGGCTTCCTGTTCTGGTTATTGCCTGAAGCTGACGTTAACCTTTTCAGAATCCTGAGACTCAACTGCTTTCAGGAATTTGACTGGTTGATCATAATCATCCAGCATGATCATTTCGCCATCCTCGTACAGGTGAGCATCACCCAGTCGTACAATGTCCACGGTCTTATCGGGGAATTCCACCTTGGCAAAGTTGGTAGGCTTCGGTGTAGCCAAGGCCCAGATGAATACACCAAGACATAGGCATATACCGGTGACCATAAGGGCTACTTTAACCCGGACTTGTGTTAACGGGTTTACTGAACCAACAATAGCTGGACGAGGTGTCTGAGCTGTACGGAATGTGTTTTGAGGTGCCATAGGGCTTGGTTGGTTAGAAGGTGAAAACTCTGGTTAATGGTACGTTTATCGGCTTAGCCGACCGGAAACTGTACACTCGGTATTCCCCATTGGATGGGTTCACGTACGATCTAGCTGGATATACCCGGAGATACGATCCTTTGTGGATTGTACCATCCGAGTAACCTGCCCAGTGACCCGTCGCTGTCTGGTAGGTAACCCGACGCGGTAAGGCCATAATCTGTTTGGCTGTGAGCTTATCCATATCAACTGAAGTAATAATGGGTGACAACGCTGAACATGACCAGGTCATAGGCAATCATGCCGATTATTAACCAGGTTGACTCGGGAATTTTCTGTAAACGTTTTAACATGGCTTGGCTATAAATCGGATTAGGTGTTGGTCCATTTTGGTCCATTGGTGCGATTCTAGGGATGACGGTGGGAAGCACAGGCCCCTTCTTCCATCCCTTTCTCCGAGCCATCCAACACTAAATCCCGAAAAGGTTTTCGATAGATAAAGTGTTGGATGGACCGAGTTGGGGTAGAAAGGGGTTTGGGGGTACCCCAACCTCCCTCCACCCTTATTGATTTAGCTCGGACTACCGACGGCCATATAGACCACCGAGCAGGGTTGCCACGGCCAGGGCTTTGGAATCTTCGGTAGCTTCCACCCGGCCAACCAGCCGGTCTTCGTCCTGGGCCAGAAGCATCCGTTCGAAGGCCGATTTGCTGAACCGTTTGATCGAGGCCAGGTTTGAACCGTCTGATTCGTGGGCCGTCAGGGGTGTGTTCTCGTCTCCGCCCTTGTGGTATCCGGTTACGTGGGCAATACGTTTTTCGTAGCTGACCTCTACCACGTCATCCTCCTTGAAGGCTTTACCCACACGGGTCCAGTAGCCCGGTGATGAGCTGATGGTGTGGACCTTGTTGTGTGCATCCTGCACGGTCAGCAGGACAATCTCCGTGTTGTTCTTGGCGTCAATGATCTCGGCATTCAACAGGTATCCCTGGATGGTCTTGGTTTCGGGCAGCTTGAGCTTGCCGGGGTTAACCGGTGGGTTGACATTGACCGAGCTTGCCGGTGGTGTCATGGTTTGGGTGGCTGCACCACCTCCAAGTAAATCGGCATCAGCATTGAACATTGGGGTTGCGATGTTGGTACGCATGGTTTCTTCGGCCCTTCACGGAGGCCAGGCGATTGTGGTTGATGTGTCCGGTCATCCGGTGGACACTGCCCGTATCGATTTCCCATTTACCCAAATAGCCAGCAACCGGTCCAAATCCAGATTGCCGACCCCGGGGGGTGGGGGTACAACGACGATGGTAAGGGGGGCAAGAGAACAGCCCAGGGTTGGTCTCATAAACCCATAGGACCAATTTTGACAACCACATTCATCCCAATCGCTCATACCCTAATCCGGCCTTTCATCCCACTGACGATCAGCCTTTTGACCCATTGAAAAATTTGGACAGATTCCGGTACATGGTATCTCTTCCAGAAATCCCATAGAAAGAAAGAAGAAGAGAGGAGGGGTTAATGATCAGTAAACCAGATAATTACGAGATTATCAATGCCCCAGAATAGGGCATATATATGCCCCAGTTCAGGGGTGATTCATGCCCCAGAATAGGGCATTGAGTTGGGTAAAATAAAATGAATCGGTATATTTGTTTCCAGCTGGTTAAAACGGGTATAATGGATAAACCATATTTAAAGACAGGATTAGTCGAAGAGTCTATGACCGTGGACCACGATGGAAAGGTAGTTAACCGGTCAGTAACCAAACACCAATACCTGGTCAATGCCAAAGAACCCTACAACATGGTATACGATGATTTCTGGGAGATGCTTAATAAATTAAATCCCTGTCCGGAGATAATGGTATATGGATACCTGGCCCGCCAGAATGGGGACGGCCGTACCTTTGCTATCAATAAGGGATTACGGGAGGAAATTGCCGATCATTTTGGAATCAGTCCCAAAACGGTATCCAATGTGATCTACGAGCTAAAGAGTCATAAGGCCTTGCTGTCCAGTGCCAAAGGGACCTATATTGTCAATCCTCGATTTACCTTTCGGGGGTCAACCAGCAGCCGAACCGCCCGATTAAAGGATGTACTGGAACGGGGATATGAAGGAAATAAACCGGTTAAAGAGGCTGAATGGATCTGATTAAATCATACAGCTTCTTCCTGGAATCTATAGCAAATAAATTAAACAGGTCCTCAATAAAGAGTTTGCTATAGAACTCAGAAGGGCTACGGGGAAGTAATTGTAAATCCTGTAAAACAACCCGTTGGGGGTGCTCCATTTCTTTTAACAATACTGATTTATTTAATCCTCCATTTTCAGAAAACTGTTTTAAATCTATTTCAATAGACTGCTCCCAGGATTTATTCCTGGAAAAAATATGGAAGTCTAATTTAATAGGTTCAGTAATGTCCATCACTAATTCACCCAAATATGTAGGTACAAATTTATTGGTCTCAGTAATAATGTAATTTGGTGTAATCTGAGTACTTGGCCAATTATCTTCTTTACGATAAATTGATACATTATACAAAGGATAAATCCCACATTGGAAAAAAAATAATTTTAACCGAATACGAGAGAGAGGTACCCAAATTATAGGATCGTTATCCCTAAAGCTGACCACAAACTCATTATCTGTTTCAGTTGGAGCAATAGAAAAAAGAATAACCCCGTAACTTTCACTTCCACTTAACCAGTTATTTGACTCGTTCTGACTAGCCTCCACAAAACGTAATTGATCTTGAACAGAAGTAATCTGTTGGTTTGCCTCAATTACTAGGGCCCGAGTAATGCCATTTGTTTTATTACTGAAAAAAGCGGCTCCGAATGCAGAGACAGCCCCAAGGATTATTCCAGTGTATTCCAGTAAGGCAGTATGGGTAAGTTTGCCGGACAGAGTGGATACAGCACACACGCAAACGCCTACCAAACAATACAGGTTGTAAGCCCGAAACCGGTCCAAGTTTTTGGTAATCTCATTTAACCGATCCGGGAGTACAGGTACTTGATTTATTTCCATTGAGTATCAGGTTGAAAACCAACCAAGTCTAACCAGAATTTACCAGATTTGCAATAGAGAAACCTGGTTTAATATAGGTAGATTTATACCCTTTTTTCAGAGTACTCAAAAAATATTCTACCGGAAAATGGGTATAATACCGAAAAACTGTTATACCTTTGGAGAATCATAGAAAGCTGGTATAAACTGGCTTTCAGCCCACAAGCCGGGAAAGTCTTTCTTTCACCTCAGCCGGACAGTCGTCCGCCCCCGGTTCAGCCTCCTCTGGTTCATGGTTCAAGCCGTCCGCTTCGACGCGGAAAAGCACATCTATACCAATGAGAATAACATTCGATATACCTCCGCTACTCAGCTCATTGGTCACTACAAACAGCCTTTTCTCGAACAGTACTGGTCCCTCTATAAAGCGGCCCAGCGGGTAGTCCAGGAATCCAAAAAGTCGGCTACGTGGAGCCAGGCCAGCCGGATCATCATGCAGGCCGATAAAACCGAAACCAGGCTCCGGCAGTTTCTACTGGCCGCTTACCCGGCATTCTTCAACAAGATCCTCCATACACAGGTTGTCATTCTCCAGGAATGGCAGGAAACCAAAGACCAGGCCTGTACCAAAGGTACCCTGTTTCATAATGCCCGGGAATATGAAGCCTACCAGCTGGGCTACAGTATTCTAGGTAATAATGAACTACAGGGCATTACCCAACCTAAGGACCGCTACACGTACGATCTGGCCAAACTACCGGACGGCTACTGGCCTGAGCTGCTGGTTTTTGATCACCTTGAGCAGACAGCTGGTCAGATTGACCGATGCTGGATTTCGACGGAACTCGTCAAACCCTCCACACTTAACCTGGTAAAACAGGATGGTATTTATGTGTGGGATACAACGGATGGACCCGCTATCCGGTACGTAGACCTCGACGATTGGAAGACTAATAAGGAAATAAAAAAGACCAATCGGTACGATAAGATGCAGGCTCCTGTGGCCCACCTGCACGATACCAACTACTGGCATTATGCCCTACAGATCTCCATTTACGGCCGAATGCTGGAACGGTGCGGCTATACAATCCGGTCCACCCGTTTCACTCACTGTCTCGACGACGGTACCCGAATTCCCTACCACACTCCGTACCTGCGGAAAGAAGTAACCAAGTTAATTAGCGACTACAGACAAAAACATGGCTACAATCATAGCCCCGAGTCAGCACCCAACCCGCATTGATGCCATCCGCCAGTTTCTGGAAATTTACTACCTACTCCGTCACTGGAAATATAACTACCGGGAACTAACCGTTCTAGCTTATTATGCCCTACATGGGGTGAGTGGAGAAACCGATACTCTACTGGTCAGTGATGTACTACCCAACCTGAGCGAAGAGATGGCCCGGCATACCCTGGCCAAGATCCGAGGTAACCTTCGCAAGCAGGGAGTGATTAGTCTGAAGAATACAAAGTTCCGAACCTATGTCGTAGACCCCGTCCTGGTACAGGCCGTACAGGAGGGCGATAAGATGGCCTACGTAATCAAATTCGGCTGGAATGAAGGACATTAACCAGATCAACCGGAAGGTGTCGATGGATCTGAAAATATCGGAATCGACTATTGCCCGGATCAATGATGAGTACTGGCGACACGTACGAGCTCAGCTGGCCAATCCCTATCACGTAGGTTACTATATCCGCTACCTGGGGACCTTCTATACCAACCCCTCCCTGCTGTTCAAACAACTAGGTGGGTATCTTATCCGGCACCGACGGTTGAAGCAACCCGGTCAGCCCGCCTATAATGTCCAGGCCGTCCAGCAGGAGTGCCGGGAAAATGTCACCAAACTGTGGCGATTAAAAAATATTTTGGGCTACCGCTATACGGGTAAAAATAAATAAACTATCTTTGAACTGCCAAATCCTGAAAGAGCCGGTAAAATGCCTGTAAACCGGATAATGTGCTTCCAACCGTAGTAAGGCCTTTCCTCCCGTCTGCCGTTCCTTCCTTCAAGCCACCTCCATTCCGGGTCCGACTGCGGCAGCAGGGGACCCGACCATTCTTCTCTCTTTCATAATGGACCCGACAAAACCCCGGTCTTATTTTGCCGAAATGGCTCACTACTATGCTCAGGGAGCCAAAAACATTGACAACGTACTAGAGGCCCGCTGGAACAAAGCTCTCCAGACGGCCGGTGAACTGGATCCCCAAAAAGCGGCCGAAGCCGACCGGCGAATGGCCTTATGTCAGGGATGCCCGTTTAACTCCCTAAATGCCAAGACATCACCTGAATTTGATGCTTTGTTTGGGGGGCATTATTTCACCAATCGATCCGATCAGGATCTGCATTGCAGCATCTGTTCCTGTGACATTGATTACAAAGTCCTCTCGTTCCGTACCGACAACATGTGCGGACTGAGCTACTACAACCAAAATAACCCCGGTAACAGTCAGCCCCTTAAATGGGAGGCTTTTGCCGGATGATACACCCTTCACCCCGACAGTTTTCAGATGGAAAACCTACACGATGTTCCCTTAACCACGGAGCTCCTCCAGGCCTTTGGATTTACCTATCTGGAGGATAAAGATGCCTGGATGGATGAATTCGGTCTAATGATTTACACCTCTCGACTGCCCCAGACAACAATGGGCCTTAAACGGGTCATGTGTGGGACCGCCTTTCGAAAAGGGCAGGATAAAACCCGCCGGCAAGCGGCTGATCATATTCTGGTCCAGCTATTCGGATTGCCAGGCGAATCACCACAAGTGCCCCGCCCTTCGATGGAAAAGACCTATTCCGATCTCTTCCCGGAGACGACTAACTACTAGGCTCCTCGGTTATGGCTAAGGCAAAACACACCTACACACTGCCCGAGCTGGAATACCTGGAAAAGAAAGTGGATGAATACATCCAATTTCTGGAAGCTAGACCTGTCCACGAACTGGAGGATCGAATGGCCTATAAAACCACAGCGAATGGGGGATCTATTCCAACGATCATTGCCACAATTGAGGCTCAATTTGCTGCCAACATCAAAGCTATGGAGCAATTGACCAAGCTGCTTCCCCAATTGGAAGAAATGCGGAAAGGTGCTGCTGATGTGGTTGAAATTCGTGGAGGGCAAGGACAACTCCCATCCCGTGTCGAACGGTTGCTGCTTAATTCAGATTCCTCTTCGGCCTAATGGAAAGTGACATATTTAATATTCATTCCCCCGAGCTTTATATAAACATGAAACCGGGGGATATTCCTCCGGATGGGCATCCTGACCGGCAGGCTTTCGAAGAGGCTGAAACCGAAAAATGCCTCATTGGGGTAAATATTAATGGGGTGCCACTGGTTGGTTCCCTCTATTACCATTTGTGTCACCACTTGCTCATGGTCGATACCGATGACGAGCGACGACCCCGACTAGCTATGCGTCCCAATTTGCGGGACAACGACTGGATCATACACACTGAATATGACCTGGCCCGATTAGCCAAAGAGATATTTTGTGTTGGAGGTGCCCGGCAAATCGGCAAAACAGACAACATGGTATCCATGTGCTGCCGGCAGCTCAAGCTGATTCGGAACTCGGAGATAGTAGGACTGTTTTCGATCAAAGCCGACAAAGAGACTTTTACCAAAAAGCTCAACGTAGGCATGAATTACAGCCTGACCCCGGATTCAGATGGTCGGGTATTCGAGGACATCTTTTACATGCCCTCCATTGATAAGACCTGGGCAAAGACCGAAGTGAAATTCGGCCTCAAGCAAAAGGACAATACCGAACAGATCTGGAGTCGTATATTCCTCTACCTGACCGAAGAGGGAAATAATGACCAAGTTGGGGCAGGTAAATCAACGACCTGGTATTTTTTTGATGAAATTGCCAAGGCCCCTTTTATTTCGGCACACGATGCCATCATACCGGCTCTGAAAGGAAAGTATGGGTTACGTAGTGCTCCGTTTATGGCCTTCACCGGTGGTAACGTTGAAAAGTCTCAGGATGCAAAATCCTTTTACCTTAATCCCGAAGCCAACAATATACGGACGTATACCAATGATGGTAAGAAGACTGGGCTTTTTGTGGGGGGCTGGTATCGACAGGATCTTAAACAAATTACCACACTAGGGGAATACCTGGTCAAAAAGGGGTTACTGGATTATAACCCGGGGGGTGAGCTGGGCAACTTCCCCATGGAGGAAACCGATTTTGAAAAAGCAAACCGGGTACTGGATGAAGAGTTTGCCAAAGCTGAGAAATCGGATGACAAAAAATCCAGTAACAATGCCCAGATGTTTGCACCCCGGACCATCGACCAGATGTTTCTCACCAGTTCGGCCAATCCCTTCGAAGAGTATAAAGAAGGAATGACTAAACACCGGGACTGGCTACGTGAAAACCCCCAGGGACGGGCCGTCGATCTGTTTTACATTGGAGACGAAAAGGCAGGTGATGTGGGATGGAAGTTATCCAACAAGGTACCTATTGCTAACTATCCTACCCAGAAATCGGATAAACTGGATGCGGCAATCATCATGTATGAGGAGCCTCGCCATAAGGATGCCTATTATCTGCATGCGGGAGGGCTTGACCCGTACAACACCGCTTCGACCAGTACGTCTCCCTCACTAGGTGCCTTTTATCTCTACCGCCGTCGGTATGAGGATATTAGTGATCCCTTCCAGGATACGATGGTACTTAGTTACGTTGCTCGTCCGGGAGGGTCCACTAATATTTTTTTCCACACCATCCGGAAGATTCTAATTCTGTATGGAGGGAAGATGCTCCACGAGGTCAGTAATGACATGGTCCTCAACTTTTTCGACGAGCGGCAGGAAGCTGAGAAATTCCTGGTGGAAACCTGGAGCCTCCAGCAAACTATTAATCCCAAATCGAAAGCGGCTTCTTCGTACGGATTAGCCCCTACGGAAAGAAACATTGCCTACTGGCTGGGGGCTTCAGTGGAATATGCCGGGGAGGTACTCCGGGTCGATAAGATCACGGATGCCTCGGGTAACGTTACCAGTGAGAATATCATTTACGGTTATACCCGCTGGCTGGACCCGGTACTGATCGATGAGTACCTGGCCATCGACCCCTCCAATATTAAGGGCAACTACGACCGGGCCGTTGGTAACGGTCACGCCCTGGCTTACATGAAATACCTCAACAAGTATTTCCCGATGGCCATCCTCAAACCGGAACCTAAACCGGTGACGGAACAAAAGCGAACGCCTTCCAATGCCTGGATGGGCCTCGATCCCCAGAAGAGCCTCGGACAAGCAGGATCCGGGAAAACCAGCTCCTCTCGGAAGTCTCCCTTCGGCTTCAGACGCCGGTAGGATCCTTACATACTTCTTACTCTTTTTCATCCCACCTATAGCATGGATGCCCGTACCAATTTTTCACAAGCCGATTTAGACACCCCCGAACTCAATGCTCTGGTTGACCAGATTACGGAAGAGAGCCTGAATGAAGCCCTCATCGACGAGAGTCACATTCCGGTTTACTTCAGCTCGGTTGAAGAGTTAATCAACTACGTCAACCAGATGGAGTACTTTGATTCCGAGCTACAGGCCATTCCAGCCCGGATCAACCAGATTTCACCGGAAAACCACAATAAAGGTATCCTCCGATTTAACCAGGAACTGTTTGTTGTCAACCGATTAACCACTCTTCAAAAGTGGAAGTCTTATTCCGACACGCTGACCATCAACTGGTTCCGTCGAAAACTAACCGAAAACTTTAACCCCGAGCGGGATGCCCTGCCTAATGAGGTCAAACCCCTGGGTATGAAAATGAGCCCCGAGGACTGGAATCAGTATTCGAAGGCGTTCGATGAGCTGTTCGACTTCTCTATCCTATCTAAATAAACACGTTGTAGTAACCTTAAAACCAATTTTTTACCGTGAACAACGAACAATTATTCCAGGGTGTAGCCATCTTTTACCCAACTGCCGATGAACGCAAAGCCGGCGTTAAACCAGAAGTGGTTGTACCCATCACAGAAATCCTGTCGATTAGTGAAGATGGAGCCAAAACTAAAATAGCCCGTGCCATCCCGGAGGTGTTTGAAGATCGACTCAGTCAGATAACGATTAAAATACGCCCTTTTTAGACGGGGGTTGGACCCCCAGTCCGGCTCCTACTAAACCGGACGAAACAGCAGTAGCCAGAGGATTACTCCAAAAACTGGAAAAATCCAGGGACTACCAGAAACAACCACCGGAATCATTTTGTGACTGGTTTTTAAAACAGCAATGTAATGCCTGGACCCACCCTGGTTTAAGAGATCCTACCCGAACCCTGTTACTTGAAAAGCCTAAACACAGTTACATGAGTATGCTTTACGCAGGCAGAAAGGATTCAGGCCGCTTCGATTCCCTATTTGATTATTCATACCTGTCATCGGCCGGTGTGTTTCCGATTGATCATTCTGTAATGTAGTAACCCTTATGCTCAGTTATCTTCAAAAACCCCGGTACGTAGATGCCTACCAGTACCAGGGAGAGGACACCTTACCTGAATTTCTTCAATGGGGTCACATCGACCGCAAAACCGGCAATGTATTTCGGATTGCCTACCGTCATGAATACGTACCGTTTTATGCCGAACTGGGACCCGTCGTTAAAACACCAGCCGGGTTAACGGCTTTACGGCTGGGTGACTTTGTCATCCTGGATCCCGATGGATTCTACCTGGTTAAGACGGCCGATGAATTTCACGATCAGTACGTGCCCGCCCCAACCGGCACTTTACCCGAGGCAGGTATACAGGAAACAGGCCATACAGCATCGACGTATATACCCATACCGGTAGAGACGGAGCGCCCCGCCATTGATACTGTGTTGGATCTATTCAAACAGGGGACCCCAGCCCCGGAGCCTGTTAGTACACTGGTCCCTCCAGCTGACCCGGCTGCAGTGTCTTTGCCCGACAGTCAACCCCAGACGGAATTACCAGCCGATACCAAACCGGATGATTTTTTGGTACCCGTCACAGTTGCCCCCAAGCCTTCTACTAAATCAGCCAGTAAGTCGGCTAAAAAGACAAACGCTTCGGCAGCTCCAGCTACCCCAGCCGATAGCCAGACTACCGCAGCTGAGGGCCAGCAACTGAGTCCACAAGCCGGTCCACCAGTCGATCCCACTGTCCAGTCAGCAGTAGGGGACGACGATCTCTTCGGATAACATGCCCATGTGTCACCGCCAACGGCTTTCCCCCTTACTCTACAGGTTCTGTAAATGGGGGTGGGGCCAGTTGAAGAAACTCATTCCAGCCCCTATCGTATGATCAGCCGGCTTCGTAGCTGGATATACCGCCACCCGGTGGCGCTCCAAGCCTACATCCACTTGTTGACCTTTTACATCGAAACCCTGTCATGGTTACTACTTTTCTGAAAAAGTACAAGGCTTATCTCAAGCTCCGTTTATTAATCCTGGCCAAACGGGCCATTACGCCCGGCACGACCGTCGCCTATAAACTCGACGCTCAAATCGATTCAATCCTAGAGGAGATCCTATGAATTTTGGAAAGGCCCTGGAGGCCGCAAAACAAGGTGCCCGCATTGCCCGGGCGGGTTGGAATGGGAAACGTATGTTTGTTTTCCTGGAAAAAGGATCCTCCGTCTGGGATGCCCAGAATGGCGAATTCCTCCACCAACTCGAAGACAAAATTGAAGGGGTATCTACAAGCCTCTACAACCGAGGGGCCGACGGCAGTGCCACGCGCTTACCTCACCTAAATATGTACTCGGCCACGGGTGCCACCGTCATCGGTTGGCTGGCTTCTCAAACCGACATGCTGGCTGAGGACTGGCAAATTCTGGAATAACCGGATAAATTTCTGAAAACAGTCAAGTACCCGTTAGATGGTAGATCTACTACCGTCCAACGGGTACTTTGTTTTTAAGCCGGGTCAATGGCGGTAAACTTGCCTGATCATTTTTCTATCCCGCCTAAAACCTTGCTTCAACACCCATTTATTCCGTCTGGCATTCCCACTTTGGTGGGGAATTTTCCGCCACAAATGCTACCGGCTTCGGAGAAAAATGAGGACTGGAAGCACCACAACCTGGATGCACTGGAAGCCGTCGGACGGGCTCAGTACTGGGACAACCTGCAGCTACGGGAAAACTACCGGATTGGGAACGGTGAATTTATCCGCTACCATTACGAAGACGTTGACCAGAACGAATACGTATCCCTGCTGGCAGCCGTTCAGAAAAAATTCGAGCTTCCCAGCCGGCTGCAACATTTCGATTTTACCGGCCAGATCATCAACACCCTGAGCGGTGAGTTGGAAAGCCACCCCGACACATTTCGGGCCATAGCCGAAGGAGACTGGATCAACTCCCAGCGAGAAGCCGAGAAGGCCCGTATGCTGAAGGATTATGTCCATGAGCAGGTCAATCGAAACATCGACCGGCAGCTGGCCCAGATGGGACTCGATCCCAACCGGTCTGACTTCAGCTCAGCCGAGGAAGCCCAGGCCTATGACCAGCAGCTTCAGGAGGCTCGTCAGGCCATGACACCTCCCGAGATTCAGCGGTACATGGATACCAAATGGCAGCATGTAGCCGCCAAGTGGGCCAACACCCGCATGAAGGCCAACCGGAAACGCTACCGTACGGACGAAAAATTCCAGACCGAATTCCGGGATAAAATGGCTGCCGACCGTTGCTTCCGGCATTTCTATCTGACCGGCACGGGCTACACCCAGGAGACCTGGAACCCAGTCCACACGTTTTTTCATAAGTCTCCCGAAGTCCGGGAAATTGAAAAGGGCAACTATGTTGGTCGCACCTTTATCCTCTCACTGTCCGACATCATCGACCGCTACGGCCACCTGATGAGTGGCAAGCAGCTGGAAGAGCTCCACGGCCAGCTTCCGGCTCAGTATCAGGGTGGGTGGAAACCGAAAGACTGGTTCGGTAATAACATTAGCTACCTGTCGCCCGACGGGTTGCCCTATGCCAGCCGGATCCCGACCAACAATCCCTGGATGATGACTATGTTTCCCCAGGTCAGTCAGACGACCGGACCTGGTTGGTACGATGAGCTTTTCCAGGTTAGCGATCAGATCTCCAACTACGGCGCCTACATCAATAACCTCTACCAGGTAACGGAAGGTTACTGGAAATCCCAGAAAAAGCTGGGTAAGCTCAGCTGGATCAATCCCCAGACGAGCCTCTTTGAAAAGGTCATTGTCGATGAATCGGTGGTGCTGCCTGCCGATATTCGGGAAGTATCGGGTAACCTCTACGGGGAAGAACCGGCTAGTGACTGGGACGGTCGTCCGACCATCGAGTACACCTGGATCAATGAGGTCTGGGGTGGTATCAAGATCACTCCACTCGGAACCGCTACAACCCAGAAACCCCTGTATCTGAATATCAAACCCCTGGAGTTTCAGGGTAAACCAGACGGCTTTCTCTACGAATGTGAACTGCCAGTAGTCGGTGAGGTCTTTAATAACCGCAATGCCAAGTCCCAGTCGGTAGTCGACCGCATCAAGCCCTTCCAGATTAGTCACAACCTGTTTATGAACCAGGCCGTGCTAATTGCCGAGGAAGAGGTGCTGCCCTTTATGATGCTGGATGTCAATGCCATTCCTAACATCAAGGACTGGGGTGGGGAAGATGGCTGGGAAAAATGGATGGAATCCATCCGGTCCATCCGGGTGGCTCCCGTCGATACCCGGCCTCACCAGCTCCAGGGAGCCAACGGGGGAGGCCAGCTGCCGGCTGTTATCAACCTGGAAGCCACCAGTCGCATGTTGGCCCGCTACGAGCTGGCCCGGAACATGAAACAGATGGGGCTCGAACAGCTGGGTATGGCTCCCCAGCGGATGGCCGACATCAAAGCTCACGAGACCGCTACCGGCGTTCAGACGGCTACCCAGAATTCCTACGTTCAGACATCCAGCATCTTCACCCGATTCTACCAGTACAAACAACGGGTGCTCAAGAAAGACCTCGACTTTGCCCAGTACGTCGAATGTCGTAATGAAGACATCGTTGCCGCTGCTACCAACAGTGACTTTTCCAATGCCTTTTTGCGGCTCAACCGGATGGATCTGTTGCTGGCCCAGCTATCGGTGTACGTTACCGATGCCCAGGAGGAACGCCGTATTCTGGAGACGATCCGCCAGCTGGGTATCGAAAATAATACCATGCTAACCCGGATTTCGGACCGGGTGGAGATGGTATCGACCAACTCCGTCGAACGAATCCTGGAACTACTCCGTCAGGGGGAAGACGAAGACCGACAAAACCAGCAGGCTGCCTTCGAGCAGAAGCAGGCCGAAATCGATCAGAAAGCTCAGCTCCAGAAAGACCAGCAGACCTGGGAGTCCAACGAAAACCAGCTCGACCGGGCTTCCGAAGAACGGCAGGCCTACATCCGTACGTTCGGGGGGCGCAACAATGCCACCATGGGCGATACCGACAACTCAGGGACACCCGATGCACTGGAGTACGACAAGTTCAACCAGAAGTCCCAGACCGACCAGGCCAAACTCGACCTGGAGTCCCGCAAACAGGACGACAATCGCTTAAAGCTATTGCTGGATAACCAGAATCGGGAGAAAGACCGGACCCTAAAACGGGAGACTCTCGCCCAGCAAGCCCGCCTTCAAGCCCAGAAAAATCAGAATGCCCGTGTTATGGGCGATAAATCCAAATAAGGATTTTTAGTCGGTTCGGCTATACCACCAATTCGGCTTTTGGTGATCAACTCCCCAAATGGCCTTTCACCCCCATATTTTTGCCCCAATCCTATGGACTTCCCCTTCACAGTGGCCCGCCAGGACCAGTTCATTGACGAACTGTTTGAACCTACTCCTACACCCACACCAGCTCCGCCGGCTGCTCCGCCGGTCCCTGCCGAGCCTCTTTCCACACCAGCGGCCACGCCGGATCCCATTACGGGGTCCGGTGGGGCAGCCCCTGATCTGAACAAACTCTTTAACCTAAACCCTCAACCTGTTTCAGCGGCCAATGCAGCCCTCGATGATGAGGATCTGTTTGCTCCCGTTCCACTACCAACACCGGCCCCGGCAACACCTGCTGCTACACCTCCCGCTGCTGACCCAAACACGCCACCAGCCACCCCACCGGCACCTGTCACGCCCCCTGTCGTTGAACCCCCTGCTGCCCCACCAGCTGCCGGGAATAACCTATCAGCCGATCAGCAGGCCGAAATCGATGCTTATACCCGCCAGGTGTTCAAGGCCTCAGCCAAAAAGCTGATCGATGCCGGCGTCTGGCAACCTGTACAGGGTTTCGATGAACTGGATCTGGATGAGGCCGGGTATCACGAGCTGGCCCAGCTCCAGGAGCAACACCGCCACCAGTCCAAGTGGGATAAAACCGTTAACGGCAATGAACGGGTAGGACGGGTGCTGGACTACATCCAGAATGGGGGAGACCCCGCCCAGATGGCCCATCTGCTACAGGCCGAAGAAGCGGTGGCTCAGCTTGATTTCAAATCGGACAGTGGTAAGATCGCTGCCATCCGAAAGTACTATGCCGAAGCCCAGCAGTGGCCGGCAGCCCGAATTGATCGGCACATTAAGGGCCTGGAGCTATCCAAGACCGAACTCGACGAGGAGGCTACGTTTGTCGAAGGCCAGTGGGGGGCCAAAATCCAGGCCGACCAAAAAGCCCTGGTGGATCGTCAGAAAGCCGCTCAGCAGGCCGAGCTGAATCGCAAAGCCGGTGAACGGTCGGCTGCTCAGAAAATCCTGCAAAATAAAAATGTGTCGGCCGACACCATGAACCAGCGGCTCAAGGACATCTACGATGACCGCTACAAAGCCCCTAACGGCCAGATCCTGACCGAACTTGACTACCGGATTTATCAACTTAAAAAAGATCCGGAAAAGTACCTACGGTTTGCCGAATTCGTCCTCGACGAGGACAACTTTATCAAGAACCTCACGCAACCCGTAATCAACCAGACGGTCGACAAAACCTTCCAGGGGCTTCAGTTTACCCCCAGTCGAACCGCTTCCCAAGCCATTGATCAACCCGGCCCTGGCCGGTCCGCTGGAGGGGCTAGTACCTACCAGCAGTCGATCAATACTGCCTACAAATCCCTTATCCAATAATCCTAATGATTCAACCTGGATCACCAGTGAACGGCCTGCAGCATGGCGTAGCCATGGGCCGAACCCAGCTGAATTTGGGCACTAAACACACGGAAGCCAATACGGTTACCCAGATGCTTGGTTCTCAACAGCAGTATTTGGGTCTGCTTAAACTCTGGAATCACTACCAGATTGTCAATACCCCTATCATCTCGATGACGGAGCTGAGCGGTAACGTTCAGTATACCAACACGATGGGGGAGCAGCTGACCTACACGGTTCCCTACAAAACCAGCCTGCCCAAAGTACTGGAAGACATTGCCGGCGACCAGGACCGCGTTGGTATTGGCCGGGAGAAGTTTTATACGGTACTCGACACCAACCGCTACCAGAAAGGGGACATTCTGACCTACAACCGCCGAATCGGTGTCCAGTGTTACGTGGTCTTCGACGAGGAAGTGGAGCCGTATAGTTCGGGCTGGAAGTACTGTCTGCGGGTGAAGTCCACCGATCCCAAGGCGTACGTACCTCGCAAGTTCCTGCAGCCGGACGTGGAATGGTTTAAAATCGGCCATATCAAAACCGAATGGTCAACCGAGAATTCGGCCATCAGCAATGACTCGGACGGTTACGAGACGCTCATGTTCCAGACGGGGGAGACCCTGCAGGGCCTGGAGCACGTAATGACGGGTAATGCCGATATGATCGAGCTCAAGAAAATTCCGGAAGGAATGGACAAGAGCCTGTTGAACCAGTACTGCAACCCACACCTGGCTTCTATTGTCTACATGTTTGAGACGATGGGGGATCCCTACGATCCAAACAACAAGGACCGCTACGACCGCTCCAAGCAGGTTAAAGGGTCTGGCCGCTGGATGCCAACCATCATCGAGATGCTCTACCGCGAACAGGCCCGTATGCAGGAAATGCACTGCATGTGGAATACCGGTGGGGTGATCTACGACGGCCGGGGTACGATGGCCCGCGTGGGTATGGGTCTCTATCCACAGCTGAAAACGGGGATGTACCGACAGTATTCGGATACCCGCCAGCTGCTCAACATCCTGAAAGACGTGGTGGGTACCATGTTCTACGGGCGTTCGGATCTGCCGATGCACATGCGCCGGGTGAAATTCGAGATGGGCATGGGGGCTCTCATCGAAATTCAGAAAGCCTTTGCCCAGGAGTACCGTAAGGACAACCCATTCACAGTACTAGCTGACCACCCAGCCCTGAAGGGTCTGTTGTCGGGTGATTCGATGAACCTGCGTTACGGTGGGTTCCGATTCGTGTCCTATAACTTCCCCGAAGCCGGTGAGGTAATGATCGAGCACAACCCAGCGCTTGACTTTGAGGGCACCAAATCGGAGACGACCTTCTACGGCCGTTATCCGAACAGCTCGTACTCTATTTTAGTGAAGGATCTAACCGATCCTACCTTCTCCAATGCCATTCCACAGGGTCAGGTAGATAGTTTCAACAACGGCAAGAACATCGTTATGCTCAAGCCGAAGAACTACGCAGACACCCATACGGTCTTCCAGATCGGTGACTACTGCCCGGATTTCCTCATGCAGTATGCCGGTGCCGGTAAGAACGCCCACATCAGCTCGGGTGACTTCTTTGGCTTCAAAATCAAATTGTTCTGGGCGGGTGAAGTATGGCTTAAAGACCCAAGTCGCGTAATCCTGATCGAACGCGAAGACCCACTCGACTACGATTAACCCCCTCTTCCTTTCGTCTCCGCAACCCGGGCTGGACCTTCCGGTCCGGGTTGTTTCCTTCACTGTTTTCACTTTTCCATGAAAGTTACCATCCGTCAGCGGCCCACTGAAGCCGCCAAGTACTTTGGCCTCGACCGCTTGGACCTGGCTGTCCACCCTTCCGCCCGTCAGTCTGTTTTTGCCCGCAAGGAACGCGACCAACGTACCTTCGTTACGGGTCTCAATGAAAATGCTCCATCGGTACAATCGATTGCCGATCCCAAAACCCGGGCCAAAAAAATCAAGGAGATTCAGGATCTTAAGAAGGACCTCGAAGCCAAACTCGGTGTTGACCTGGGACCTCATTCGGATTACTGGCTGGAGTTCGAGATTGATCTGGTTGAAGTGGGTGGCCACGACCTGACCTGGGATCTGGATTTGCCCCTGGATAAACTGAAGTATACGGTAGCCCTGGCGGGACGTTTTGTGGCCGATAGCTACGAACAGCTCTCCGAGCCGGAATACCTTAATACGTTCCTGTATGTCCACAATTCCGTACAGCATACCTCACGTAAGGTAGAGATTCAGGAGCTGATGGATGAGGTAGCCGGTAAGATCAGTCTGATCAAAAACAGCCGTGAGAAACTCTTCTACATCTGTTCGGGGCTGGCGCTGCCAGTTAACCAGCACATGGACCGGGAGTCGCTGTACATGCAGCTGATTAACTACCGTTCCAAGCTCAAATCCATCGAAGAGTGGAGCCATCTGAAGGACGAGATCGAAAAAGACAATACCACGTTGCAGATTCAGTACGTAGTGGACACGGCCATGCGTCGTCACAAGTTTGGCAAGGAAGCTGGTCAGTGGACCTATAAAGGGACCCCACTGGGAGGCACCAAGCTCGATGTAATTAGTGAGCTGAGTCTGACCCGTCAGCAGGAACTGCTGGCTCAGATCCTGGAGGAATTCTTGCCACACTGGTAGATGAAAACAGCCGAAGACCTCTACTATGACGCCCGGCTGCTGCTCAACGAGCTCAACCGGGGCGTCAACCTCGACTTCCCGGTAGCGGCCTTCGTTAGCCTCTGGAACCGGGAACAACGGCGGTGGATCCACCAGTCGTTGGCTAAAAAAGATGATTCCGATGAGCGGGATGATCTTTCCCGGCTGCTGGTGAGTACGATCCTGCCGGTAAAAACAATGGCCCAGGAGCTGGAAGTGGTGGCAGACACCAGCCCACTCCATTGGGCTAGACTCAAACAGGTGCGGCCCCGGGCGTTCTACCGGGAGCAGCCCCAGCTGTTAGTGTCACTCGATGCCCGGCCGACGGATATGGCTAACCTCTCTGAGCTGCTTCGGGATCCGTTAAACAATCCCAGCTGGGACTGGCGGGAAACGCTCTATACGCTGCAGGCCGATGGGCTGCATCTGTACCTGGCCCCCGACTTTATGATCGACCAGGTTAAGCTCACGTATTACCGCTACCCGGTCAATATCGATCTAAACGGCTATATCACCGATTCAGGTTCTGCCGCATCTACCATCAATCCAGAGCTGGAGGATGTAGCTTGCGATCAGATTCTCGACCGGCTGGCCAAAGAAGCGTTCCGCATCTGGCAATCGAGTGGTGGCTTCCAGCTGGCCGCTGACCGAATCGCTACCGAGGAACGCGAAACCTTCTAACCAACCCCCCTCCCTTTTCCCATAACCTGTACGGTCCAGCTGACCGATTCCTTATATGAACCAGGGAAAACTTAACCAAGGCCAGCGGATTACGCTGGTAACTAACAACCCAACCCTGTTTGCTGGGGTGGACAAAGCCAGTTTGGGCCTTCACCAAATCGGTATTTTCCAAAGCAACGGGAAGGGACAGCCCTTCAAAGGTACCACCACCCCCAAACATGCCAAAGGCGCTGAGTTCCGCATTGCCCTGGGTATGGATCAATCCTACGATCCACTGGTTGACCGGGCCTTGCTGCCCAACTGGGTTCACCAGACTATTGACTTCAAGGCCAGTGAGATCGTCGCCTGGCGGGGTATCAAAGCCAAGCCGTCCAGCAAAGAGCCGATTGTGGCCCTGGGCTACGACGGTTCGAACGATCTGAGTAAAACCATTACGGCCAATCGGGGTGAGAATCTGAAGGTGTATATCTATTTGAAAGGTACACCTGTTCAACGGTTGACCAACAAAAATATCCCGCACGTTGTCGAGTTGTATATCGATGCTAAAACCATTGGTCCCTGCGATGACCTAAGTGGCAAGGAATCTGGTGCCCGTTTGCAGCAGGCCATCTACGATGCCTATCACCGGGCTACGTTTGGATCGGTACCTATCAGCCGACTCGCCAGTTGTAAAAAAATCACCAAGTACACTACGCCACCTTCGGCTGGAGACATCACGACCCTGAACGTTTACCAGGTGACAGTAGTCGATGACGGTTCAGAAGATGCCCTGGGTTCAATTCAGGGGATGTATCCAGCCCTGGTTATCAAGCGGGTAAAGCGGGACGGCCTCAACACAACCTACCAAACAATTAAAACAGGGGCGGCTCCGGCTGATACAACGGCCAGTTCTCCCCAGATCCTGGATCAGTGTGCCTCTTGTCCAGCGGGCTGGACAGCTGTCGACGGCATCAAAGCCTTTGAATTTACGGTACCTGCCGGCACAGCTACTGGTTCATTACCAGCCCTGACAGGTCAGATCAGCCGTAAGAAAGTACGTACCTCGACCTCGGGGGATACGTATCTGGTTTATGTTGATAACGACACCAACACGGATACGGTACTTACCAGTGGCGCGTCGGCTACTACGATTGCTTACCTGGGTATCAGCCGGGACATCTGCCGGGGACCGGCCGGTGCTACCTACAGCTGGGCCGCTGCCGGCACCCGTAAGAAAATCAGCCGTGCATACCGAATCACTCTGCAGGATACAGCTTGCGGAACAGATCGACTACTCGAATTACAGGCCCGTTACCCAACGCTGACGGTTTCCTCGGTAACTACCGGTCAATGTGTCCACGTCTACGAGACGACCGTATTGTCGGACAACTCGATTGTCGATGGTTGTGCTCTGGAAGATTATACGTTTAGCCGCCCGGCCAGCTTCGACGGTATGGACTGGGAGCCAGTCCTGCCAGTACCGGGTGACGAGACGGGAGTCAATTACGGGTTGATCTTCGAGGGTGCCCGCTTCAAACAGACGGTGACCCAGGAGAACTTCCCCTATACGGGCCGTAGCATTGACGATGACTCACCGGTTTATATCGAAATCTCGACGCATAGTCACGACTACACGTCGTCTCCAGACGAGCCCCGGGACATTCCGTTTACGGTGCTGCAGACAGCGGACCGGGCTATCGGTAAAGGCTCCGATATTGTGGAGGCCGAGCTTGATAGTCTGAGTTACTTCCTCAAGGAGTATGCCTTCGATCCCCGGATCCGTGAAGTATTCGGCAACAAGTTCGTTACCGATCCGTCCCAGTTCTATGACGAGTACCAGCTGACGCTGCAGCCTAGTCTGGCAACCCCGAACATTTTCGGGGGCGGTCCCTTCCAGATCATGTATCGGTTCTTCTACCCCATGGGCAAAGGGCTGGCCTTTGCTGAAGCCATCAACGGGCTAATTGCCTCGGCTAATCCGGAACTACCGCTGGTGCATATCTAGGCATCCGTTTTCCTGAAACCCTATCTCAATAGGCCGGGCGGGGTTGACTCGTCCGGCCTTTCTTTGTTATGCAAGCCATCAAACGCCATAGCCTGGCTATCTCTGCCGTAGCGGAGGCTGACAGCCGGACACTGGTCATTCTCGACCGATCGGCCTACTTTACCGAACCCGAGCAGGCCCTACTGAATGTGATCCTGCCTGGACGGGTGACGGCTTCTACTATCGCCATGAACGTAGCGGGCCTGACAACCCTGACCGGCTGGGAGTTAGGATTGGGCGGCCGGGTTGAACTACCGGACGGTATCTACCAGATACGGTATGCAGTAGCTCCCCACGACCGGGTTTCCGTTTGTCTGAACTACCTTAAAACCTCCCAGCTCAATGCCCGAATTGACAAGTGGCTCCTGGCAGTAGGCTGTGATACGGATGATCGGCAACTCGATGAGCTGGGTCATCAACTGGCTCAACTCGATGTGTTGCTGCGGGCTGGCGCTGCTAATGCCGAAGCGGGTCACTTCACGCTGGCTACGGCCCAATACGACCGGGCCAGCCGTCTCCTGGATACATTCAGCCATGTGTAACTGCAAGAGTAATCCCCTGCCCACACTTTACCAGCCGTCCGCCCTTGTCAATGCCAACCCCCAGGCTCCTTTTGCTCAGGACTGCCTGGGATCAGCTGCTGGCCGGCTTCGTAGTCTGCATATCCTTCACTGTCTTAAACTGAGTGAGGAAAACCAGCCCGGTACCCTGGCCGCCCTCAACACCTCCCTCTCTCATATCAACCAGTACCTGGGGTTTGTCAAATCCGGCGTCGACTGTGTCTACGAAAACACGGTAGGAGCCAGCCGCCTGCGTCAGGTCGAAGACTTTCTGCTACTGCCCCTTGTTCAAGCCCATCCCTGTTACACCGCAGAACCTGCCCTGCAATAACACCCTGCGGGCGGGCAATGTCCTCTACGGCCAGCTGGCCTATGGCTACCAGGCCACACCCAACTGCCGGTTGGCACTCATCAACCGGTTAACCGACCGGCTTACCGATCCACGAGCCTTTGGGCTAACCCAAATCGAGCCGCTCCAGACGCTGTATAATCAACTCTAACATGCCACCAATCCGCCGGGCACCCTGTCCATCCCCGACAGCGGCCCACTGTGTTGCCTATGACGGCACCCCGCTCAAGCTCGTGCCGGTGCCCAGTTGTGGCTCCCTGCTGGTGGGGGACATCCTGCCAGTGCTGGATGCCGAAATCGACCACCACAAACAGCAACTGAGCTTCCCTAAAGAATTGTTGGATTCACTCGGCCTTGCTCCGGGGGCGTCACTGTCTCAGATACTCTCGGCCCTGGTCACCAAAAATCAGGCCCTCCAGCAAACCATCGACAATCAAAATAAGAAACTCACGGCTGAGGCCCTGATGAGTCTAGTTACCAGTGTCGATGCCGGGTGTCTGTCGGGAGCCTGCGGACCCGGAACCACGACACTGAAGGGGGTGCTGAGTAGTCTGGTAGGGGAGGTATGCCGGCTGCGGGACCTGGTGTCGGCTCCCTCATACAGTGCCTCGACGCTAACCTACCTACCGAATGAATAACCAATCTCCCTGCACCACTCCCCAGCCCCCTCCGGCGCCGGATTGCCGGGCCGTAGGACCCTTCGACAGTAGCCGGATTACCTACCACTGTAATACCAACATACCCTCTAAGCTCCGATGCCTGGGGATTAAGAATGGTACTAGTCTGGAGCGGATCCTGGAAAAGATCGATGATCGGCTCTGCAGTATGCAGATGGGTCAGCTGTGCTGCTTGACCAAATCCTATAAAATCAGCAGCTGGGCTGACTTTGCCCAGGCCGTCGATACCGAGCTCTGTCTGATCAAGCAGGCTCCCTTAAAGGTCAAGGATTGTCCCGACAAGCTCATCAAACTCACGATTGACAACGGGGAGATCATGGCCTGTCTGGACGTAGCGGCCCTGGTCGATCTGATTTCAAAAAACCCGGCCTACATCGACAAGATTACCAAACCTGTCGCGGAGCCGGATGTATCCACGCTTGAGGTCTACTGTTAATGACGGAAACCTACATCAAACTCACCAACCTGGTACCGAATCAGATTTCGGTCCGGATGGAAGGGGACCCCGACACCGAACGGTTTCGTCAGTACGCGGCTAATGACGACCAGCTGACGATCCAGTTCGATGCCCTCTCGGATGGTAAGCCCCATGCTTACGTAATTACCGTCACCGAGAGCAGCGGCCGTTCGGAATCCTACACGGCTCATATTACGGTCGGTACAGCCTGTCGGCCCGTCACCACGGCGCTGTTGACGGGAGAGAAAACGCCCCAGCCAGACCGGCTGCTGGCTTATACTGTTGCCAGCGATGGTACCCCCGAGTTTACTTATGAGTGGACCTGCTACGGGGGAAGTATTGAAGGCCGGGCCAATGCCCCTACCGTATCGGTACGCTGGTTTCAACCGGGTAATGCTTCGCTGACGGTAAAAATTAAAAACCCCTGTGGGGAAATTGAAACCCGGTTTCCCATCGTCGTTCTCAATGCCACACCCTGCCGGTTGCCCATCAAGCAGATCGATCGGATCGACACCCCACCCGGACAGGCCGGTAGCACCTACCGCATCACACTGGGAACAGGTGCCAACCCCGGTCCGTATCGGTGCTATATTCTTTCCAGTACGGGGGTAACCATTCAAAGTGGCAGCGCCCGGGCGGAAACCGACGGCACGGTGCTCTTCTCCCTGGGTATTCCTATTCCAGCCGGTAGCTATAGTGTCTACCTGGAGACCATCACGGATCCACCCTGTAAATCATCTGAGGTTGTCTTTACCCACGTGCTGGATGATTTTCCCTGTAATCAGGCTTGCCAGGGAGCCACCTATACGCCCACTCAGATTCAGAATTGGCCCCTGATGACGGCGGTGCTTCGGAAAAAAGGAAACCTGCCAGCGGAACCATTTCGCTCCGAGGCCAGCCTGATTAACTGGCTGCAACAGCCGTCCTTCCGAAGTGTAGTGATGAGCGGTTACCAGCTTGTCGAAGAACAGGTACCCGTCAGTACGCCAATTCCCGTACAAAATAGTAGTGTACTCTATATCAAAAACGGGGTATATCCGCCCATAGCCTGTGGTTACATTGCCACCAGCCTCCAGGAGGAAAATGGCGTCATTCGCCAGCTAGTGATCCTCACCCTGAATAACTGTGGGAAGGTGCTCCATGCTGAAACCCGGATTCTATCGACGACGGATCCAGTCAACCATCCACCCGTCGGAGCTCCTATCGACAATAAAACCCTGACGCGGGGTGTAGCCTTTAGTTATACGGCTCCCGAATCAACGGATAGTGACGGCCATAGCCTTTCCTACCAGTGGGATGGTTTGCCTCCCGGTATTTCCGGTGCGGGTCGCGTTGCATCGGGCACACCTACCCAAGTGGGTATTTACCCCGTTGCCCTGACGACAACCGACGAGTTAGGACTGACCGATACCAAGACGGCGACCTTTACCGTCGTTACCCCTCCGGTAGTACCCTGTATGATGGAAGAAGATCAACAGGTGGGTGTTCGGCTGGTCAATGGCCAGAGTATTGCCATCCGGACCAAAGAATTCAGCAGTGGCTGGGTGCTGGTATTACAGTCGGCAGCGGATCTGGCACTGGGTCGGTATTACCCCGTTGGCAATAACGTACGTACCCGATCGGATGTGACCATGTCCAAGACCATTGCCGATAACTGCCTGGCCGGTGGAACGACGGGGTTAGGAGGACTCGCTAAACCGACTGGACTAGAGCCCCCATTTGGTTTTGTTTCCGGTACCGACTCATTAGGTGCCGTGTATTTTGAGCCGGCTCCTGTGCAGCCTACGTTACCGGCCGCCCCATCACTGCTGTCGGCACTGGCCCTCTCCAGCAGTGTCATTAGTATCAGCTGGTTTGACAGTGCCACCAACGAAACGGGCTACGAGCTGGAACGGTCCCTCAGTGCAGTGAGTGGTTTTACTCTCCTGGCCCCTCTTCCGGCCAATACCACCAACTATACCGATACGGGACTAACGGCCGGTACGCAATACTGCTACCGTGTTCGGGCCAAAAACAATGTTGGGGTGTCGGCCTACGGTGGGGTGTTCTGCGTCACGACGCTGGGCGATACCCCAACCAACCCGGATCCGGGAGGCCACCAGCCCTACAATGAGATTTGGTCGGGTGGTGAAAACCGGAACGACTACGAAAGTACCCCTTTCACCCTCCAGCAAGCCCCTATCCTGGACGGTACCCAGAATACCGACATCTAACCTTTCGCTTTAGACTGGGGACCTTCGGGTCCCCACCTTTCTATGAACAAACGGATTCTCTTAGCCCTGCTGTTGCTGGTTAGCCAGCTCTCGCCGGCCCAGATAATGCGGAATTACCTGCGACCCAAGGGTAATGACTACCCATTGCCCCAGCAGGCCGCCAAAGCCGTCGTCAACTGGCGGATCTTTCCCCGCTTTGCCCTGCCTACGCATGATGTACTCTACTGGGGACCCCGCTTCCGCAAGTCTCCCGGAGCTCCGGGAGAGTGGGATGATGACGCTCTTCGCCACGGCTATAGCCAGATGGCTCCCCAGTTCTTCTACCAAACAACGGGCAATTCGGAAGATGCTCGTGATCTGGGTCTGGATGGGCAGAAGATGTTTGCTGTCTTCTATATGCCAGGAAGCCCGGCAAATATGCCGGATGCCTTTAAGAACGCCTATAACAGCCTACCCAGCTCCGATGCCCGTAAAACTGAAATCGGCAAATACATCAATAGCCTGATTCCAACGGCCAATACGGAAGCCGCCAAGCTGATGGGCCGCTGGATTGGGGGCGTTTTAAAAAACGATATATGTGGGGGTAAGATCCCAAAATATATATCCATCGATGAGGAGTCGGCTCACTACTGGGATGCGGGGGGCGAGACAGTCATGCGAACCTTTCTGGGTAATCTCTACCTGGGTGCTCTGGAAGTTTGTGAAGGCTCGAAGGTGTTTACCTACGGCCAGAAGGTTGCCCCGAACACCATGAGCTACAAGGGGCATGCCGACCAGGGACGGGTCATTGGTGGTAAACTCTGGTACGAAAACCGGGAGTTTCTCAACAACATGTACTGGAAGGGTTTTTCCGAGATTGCGGCCGTCGATGTGAACTCTCCGATTGCCCAGGCCCTACGAGCAAATGGGGGTGGTATCGCTTCGGGGGACCACTACTGGAAAAACACCATTGGCCAGGGAACCATCTACCAGAAAAATGGAGATGGGTCCTACAAGCTCGTCAATGGGCGCCGTATCCTTCGGGAGGATAATAGCCAGGTAACCCTTTACGGCAAAACCTTTACCGTATACGGCAAGGATCCCAACTTTTACAACGAGAATGAATACGATTGGTGGACCTCCTGGCTCTATGAGGACGTTCAGTTTGATGATGCCCACCGCTGGTGGTTAAACGGCGGACAGTACCCGCTCCGAAAGAATGATCGCCGGGCTGAATTTGCCAACATCAAGACAGGAGACTGGTACCGGGTTCATACCGAGGAAGCCAATGCACCCGGACAGGGAGATAGCCGGCCTCTGAATCCCGAAGGGCTGGAAGCCGGTATGCTGTTCCGGTATCTGCTCCACGATGCTGATTTGATGTGGCACTCGGAGTATTTACAACGGGGACCACTCAGTCACGAAAACAGGGTTGACTTTCCCGGCCAGCGGGGTGGCTCGATGGGTTATACCAGCAGTCTGGGCCAGTGGGAAGTGGTTACCAAAGCACTCCACCGGGCATCTGAATTTGATCACCTGCCCTGGGGTAATCACTACTGGATCCGGCCAATCCGGGCCATTAGTGCTACTCCTGATAAATGGAACGAGCCTATTATCCGGGGACGTATCTCGGAAACGGGTAACTATGTCCAGCTGGTGGCAGCCTGGCCAATATTGGATCCTGAAGATGAGGTCACTGTCAACGTCTGGTGGGATACGGGTACCTGGAAGAGTAAATCAACCTTCTTTACCCTCAAAGGGCGGGCACCTTTCATTGATACCTACAAACCCGATGATGTGCCAGCGGGGGTGCAACTACTGCCCCAGCACATGCGGGTGCGGTTCACCAATATTTACGGGGAAACGTTTACCTGGGCAGGCGATTACCGATATACGGCGTCCAACAGTGAAGCCATGCCCGAACGGGTAATTAAGGATGCTGTCACCCCCACACCTAGTTGTATGGGTACGCTGACGGCAACGGTTCTACCAGTTGGCGTTGGCTGTAATACAAACTTTTCCCTTTCGGTTGCCTGTGCAGGTTCTAACTGTGACGGGGTTAGCTATAGCTGGACGGGGGCCGGTCTTTTATCATCTACGGGCGAGACGGTTTCCGCCAAGCTCTCCACCAACGGTACCTATTTTTATACCGCCACAGCCACCAAAGCCAACTGTCCGGCAAAGACAATCACCATTGGGCAGTCAGTAACCGGATGTGGTAGTGAAACGGTACTGGCCTATGATCAGACCTTTCCGAGTTATTTAGCTGAAGGCCCTGGTTCAATTTGGGATAAACCAGATGCACCATCGGGGAAAATCAAAGATGGAGCTTTAACGTATACTATTCCCAACGTACCTGGTCCCGGGAGTTATACGCTGGTGCTCAACTACCAGAGTACGTCAACACCCGGTACGGCCAATGTATCGGTAAACGGGGGCACCCCTCAAGCCCTTTCCTTTGCCGGAACAGGGGGGCAGATAAAGTCCCTGACGGCAGTAGTGGCAGGCTTTGTTCAGAATAGTAATACCGTTACTATCACCCCCACGGCCTACTTAGCGTCCGAAAGTATCCGAATCAGCCGGCCTGGTTCAGCCACAGTCACCCCGCCCGATAATACGACCATTATTTCGGGATTGCCCAGTATCAACTACGTTTACGTTTTTGGTAACTCGTTTACCTATGCGGGTTCGTTTACGGGCTGGCCGCGTAGCAACGGGATGTCGGCCAGCAGCCTGGAGATGGACTATGTCCACCGGTTGCAGGCTATGCTTCGGACGGTTAACCCCTCGGCACAAGTCTACGGTAGTTCCCACGGGGCTCCTTTCGAGGGACAGACCTATTCCTATCTGGATGGTAATTACGACTACAATAGTCGAATCACCGGGGACCTCAATTACCAGTTTAGTAACAACCCTCCGGCATTCGGGGCTATTGTTATCAGTATTGGGGAAAATATCTATGAAGCCAGCTTCGACAAGGCAAAATACTTTGCTGGACTCGACCAGGTAATCAGCCGTATACCTAAAACCAGTGATTGTCGGATTCTGATTCGGGGGGCTTTCTGGTCGGGCCATTCCACGTCAACGGCCGCTGCTCAGGAGTATGCGACCTCGCGGGGTTATACCTTTATTAGTTTCTCGGACCGGGTTGATTACCCTGCCTACCGGGCCACGGAATTTGATCCACCAAATCCGAATGCCCATTCGGGTGTAGCTGCTCACTGGAATGATGCGGGACATTTGGAGATTGCCAAACGGATTGCTCAGGGATTGGCGAGTATTACAACCGGTACTCCCAATGTACCCACAACGGGCTATGGCGGGTTGTATGCCGATAACAGTACGTATGTTAATCTACCCGAGCTAAACCGGCCATCAGCCACGCTCCAATTCCCTCGGGCCTTTATCATCAATGGCAATACCCGGGTTGCGGTCAACACGAAGCTCGGTAGTGTCATCGATTACATGTCGTTCGATGGTGGTCTGTTTAGTGCCGTCAATTCCCCCATCTGGCCCGATAATCAAAAAGACGACGCGGGGCGCCAGCTCATGGATGCCATGTACGGCTACCCACGGGGCGATGTGGGGCCAAATAGTGAGGGGCACTATACCGAAGCAGGGCAATCAACGGGACAATTTCATCCCGCTGGTGCCGGCAGTATTGGTTACAATCCCGTGCAAGGAGGTAGTACGGGGATGAATCCTACGTACGGTAATACACTTGTCCTGCATAACAGTGGTTCGAGGTTGTTCTACGAAACAACGCCCGCCCAGTGGGACATGGCGGGTATTTTCGGGCGGATGAAAATGAAGGGCTGGATTGATTTCGATCCAAGTAACTCGAAAGTCGTTCGTCGTCATGCCCGCTGGGAGATGGACCGGAATGATTCCTATTCAACAAAATATCCTACTCCCCGCCAGCAAGAGGCCCCCTGCTGGTATACGACTACTGACTACAAGCGGGTTTTTTACATTGCCGGTCAGCCCTTTACCAACGCCCCACTCATCGAGTATTCCTACAACGAAGCCATGGGGGGCATCGCGGCCCCGCCTATACTTGGCTCCGAACCGGTAATCCTGATGAAACACCGGACGCTGGATCGCTACATTGCCATCATTAGTAATAATGCGCGGTTTGCGGTGGGTGGGTTTAACCTGGAGAATTTTACCAGCAATAAACCGACCAGCTTTAACTCGAACTATTTCGCAGCCGCTCCCTTGATGAGCATTGATAAGGATGGTGTCTACGACTTCGATGCGGCTTTCATGGAGGGTACCGAGGCCGAAATACGGGCCTATGTCAACAGTCTTACCCGGCTGAAGGCTCAGTGGAATGGTTTACCGGAATACATCTTTAACAGCAAATCCCGCCTGGGTTTCTTTCTTCATAAAGCGGAAGACCAGCTGGAAAAGAACATTACCTCGTACCTGTCCGTCAAACCTTTGGTTAACACGGAGAACGCGGGAAGGGACTACAATGTGTCGCTGCCTGAACGGTGGATCAATGGCCGCACAGTCAAAAAGATCTATGTACGGATGGCGCTGACTTCATCCGACGGGGCCATGTGGTTGCGGTGGGTAAAACCTGGACTGGTCAATTCGGGCGAATTTTTTAAAGAGTTCAATGTCGCCAATGATGGTCAGTTTCATACGGTAGAAATCGATATGACGGGTATGGCCAACTGGGACAATACCGACATCACGACGTTCGTGCTCCGTAAACGAAACAACAATACGGTGCTGACCAACGAGGAGTTGAAAATAAAATGGATCTCTTACCGGGATCTGACGGCCACGAATCCATAATAGCAAAAAATTCTTTTTATGTACACGCCCTTACCGGCGCTGACAGATCCCACTCTCCAAAGTGAGGTCCTCTACTGTAGCCTGGATACCCAGGCCGGTGGGGGCCTCCTGGAATTGGGATTGAAAGGCCAGCCCAATGTGCTCAACACCCTGACGGCCTCCCGTCGAACGGGTATCATTGTGCGGAGCGGCCCAGTACCCTACCAGGTGCTGGGCTTTCCGCTTCATACGTCCCATCAAACAGTTGGCTGGTCAGCTGCTCAGACTACGGATTTCTATGATACACCCAACCCCGTTATTTACCTGGGAGGCGATGAGACTACCCGGTATATCCGGACTAATCTGCTTATAGAAACAGCGAGTGGTATTCCGGCCGAAGCCGTACTCGACCAGTGGGTGTGGCTGGATGGACCAGCCCTACGTGTCCACGGGGAACTACAGCTCAACCGATTCGATAAAGCCGTATATGCCGCCCGGATCCATCAGCTCCCACTGGTCTATCTGACGGGGCAGTATTACCGGCCTGTCTACTACGGTGGAGATGATCCTTTTCTGGAATTACCCCTGAGTCAACCCCTACTTAGTACCGAAGAAGCAGTAGCCCTTAGTGCTACCGAAAACTGGGTAGCTCTTTCCGATTCCGGCGTGAACTGCGTAGGTTTGTGGAGCCGGGGACAGACTGATTTTAACGTTGGTTTTCTGGGTATTCCCGGCAAAGGAAGGCCCGGTGATTATCCGACGGGCTACCTGGCCATAACGCCTACCAAGGTTCTCTCCGCTACCGAGCGATTAAGTTTCGACTACGCCCTAATTCTGGGCTCTATTCCTACCATCCGCACCTGGGTTTATCAGCAACCCCGTTAATCTCACCTGTTCATGTGCCAACAAACACCATGCGGCTCTTCCGTGCCCTGCGGAAACTGCCCACCGGTTGTTGCCGACCCCTGCCGTTCGTCGGGCGTTTGTGATGCCGAAATAGACGCTGGATGCGTCAGATACCATGCCGGGCGTCCCAACAGCTTATCTCAACTTGACAATTTGGGTATGCCTTCCGACAGCCCCCTGGAGGCCATTCTGGAAGCCATCGATGAGAAAATCGGAGAGTTGGAAGAAACCTCGGGTACCTCTGAATCCGGGGGAACGGTTTCCATACCGCTGGTCAGTGACAATTCGGGCCTGTTGTCAGTGGATCTTCAGGGAACGGGCATCAATCAGAAACGGGTCATCACCCTCAACGTAGCCAACCTGTTGAGTGTCATCCGCAGCACACCCCAGCTCCGACAACTCTTCGAGCAACTGGTTGCCGGTACTAACCTACAATCCTACTAAGCATGAGCCGCGTCAAGTTTAAATACCCTGGGGCTCAAAATCCCAGTTTCCTGGTGACGCTGCCCCCTTCGACTGAAAACCGATACCTCCGCCATTCCCGGCAGGGAGATGCGTTCGATGTCGAATTTACACCCCAGGCGGATGGGTTGACCCATAACTACGCCATCCAGATTTTTGATGGCATCCGCACGGCTACCCGGCAGGTGTCGCTCACCTGTCAGCCAGCCTGTCAACCTCCCACTGGGGGATCCCTTCAGGGTTCGGACTCCATGCCCCAGGGTGGGGAAGTAGTCCTGACAGTAACGGGTATTAGTGGCCAGGCTCCTTTCTCCTATAGCTGGGAAGTTCCAGCCGGGCTCGTGGCTATCGAGGGGGGCTCGTCCACCCACAACTACATTCGGCTGCGGGGGTTCACCCAGGGCACTCACCCCGTCAAAGTTACCGTTGCCAACGGTTGCGGTAACCGACCCATTACCCTGGCCGTCAAGGTTAACCCACCGGCCGGTTGTTCTCTCTCCCTTCAAATCAGTAATTCCACCTGTGTGGACTAACCTATGGCAAGTGTAGATTTAAACATTACAGGTGGGGCGGGTCCGTTCACGATTCGTATTGCTGCCGATACCGACCCGCAGGGTACCAACCGGTATTTGAGTGGCACCACACCCGCCCAGTTTACCGCAATCCCGGATGGCCTGTCACATACCTATAACGTATCGGTTTCTAATGGCACCTGTAACGCGGCTACCAGTAGCTTTAACCAGCTCTGTCCCTGTGCCGCCATTCCAAGTTTGTTTGCCACGGCCGACTGCTCGAATGCCGCTGCCCCCAAGATCAATGTACAGGTCAATTTTTCCCAGTCCCGGCAGGTACGGGTACAGATCTTCGACGGAGCGACCGAAATCAGCAACGAGCTGCTCAATCCAGGTACCACCAAAGCCTATGCGGTCAGCTCAGGAAAAACCTACACGGTACGGGCTTCGGATTCCAGCTATGCCAGTTGCAAAGCCGCCGATCAGACGGTACCAGTTACCTGTACTACCAGCTGTACGCTGTCGGTGACGGCTGTAAACCCAACCTGTTAATATGGCCGAAGTTCAGTTAATCATTCAGGGGGGAACGCCCCCCTACAGCATTTCGATTAAGGCCGAGGGAGACAATACCGAACGTTGTACCGATTTTGACTATGCCTCCTACAAGGCGGCTTACAACCCGGTCCGCAACGGTCAGGTAGTCAACTACACGGTTGTCATCAGTAAGGCCGGCTGCGAACCTGCTTCAACAACCTTCCAGAAGAGCTGTCCCGTACCCCAGGCGCCCCAGCCTGGATTTTCCATTACGGCCGTTACTCAGCCGGCCTGCGTGGGTAATACACCCACCAATGCATCGGCCAGCATCAGTAACATCGTCAATGCCGACCGCTATAAATTACTGCGGGATGGCTCGTTTGTCTCCGGAGGTGACTGTACCAGCCCCGATGGTATTTGGTCAGGTAACTCCGGCACGGTGTTATTGCCACCTCCACCGGTAGGACAGACCTGGAATTACGTCATCCGGGCCTTTAATGGGGCCAACTGTGGAGACTGGTTTGATATGCCGGTAACCATCAGTACGCCTTCCTGTCAGACACCGGGACCTGCAACCCCTTCGTTCAATCTGGGCATTACCCAGCCCACCTGCACCAATGGAAATTTAAGCAATGCGGTACTGAACGTAACGGCCGTCAGTAACGGAGACCGTTATAATATTTCCGAGGGATCGACCTACCAAGGGTCCAATGACTGCGTTAACCCCAGAGGGACGTTTGATTCGACCTGGGTGGATATTCCGGTGCCGGCACCACCAGCCGGTGAATCCAAGACGTACACGGTCCGGATCTGGAAAGGAACCAATTGTGGCGACTGGCTCGATAAGAGCATCACCGTTACCAGTCCGGCCTGTACGGCTGAACCGGTTAACCCTTCCTTCAATTTGAGTGTTGATCAGCCCGTCTGCGTCAATAATGTCATGGGACCGGCAACCCTGAAGCTGTCCAATATTACCAACGGTAATCGCTACCGGACCTATCAGGGTAGCTCGTATCAGGGTAGCAACGACTGCTCGTCTCCGGAAGGAACATTTTCAACCAGTAACCATAGTATCTCGGTTGCGGCACCCCCGGCGGGGCAGGGACAGTACTGGACCGTACGTATCTGGAACGGGGTGGACTGCAGTAAATGGTATGATCGTACCGTCGAAGTGGTCAGCCCTCAGTGTGACACACCATCCCCTGATATTCTGGGAGTGGTAACGGTCAATTTCCACTACGATAACAAACCTTTACAAGCCTACGCCAGCCGCTGGAATCCGAATCCGCCCCAGGTCAATTACGCCTGCCGGTATATGATTGAGTCGGGTATGTATGCCGGCCAGTCGGCTATCACCAAACACGGGGATGAATCCCAACGCTTCATTGGTGGCTCGTCAGCCAACGATGCGGTGCTGGCCGCCAGCTTCGACAGTATTGGCTACCCAGAGAATCCGCCGGCCAAAGTATTTAACCGGATGATGGTGAGCTGTGCCCGACTGCGGGCCAGGGGATATACCGGAGTTGTTTCCATCGCCCTTTATGTTACGGAGCTTACCCCGCTGATCACTCAAAATCTGCCTTTTTGGGCTATGGGTTCCCAGGGAACGCAGGCCGGTGATCTTGTAGCAACCCCCCGGTCAAACGGTAGTGACTTCTATATCTCGGGGACCACTTCTACCTCAAAAGATACCGGGCAGGTTAACGTTCCCTACTATTTCGATCAGGGAGTCGAAAAGCTCACGGCCCGTTGCTTTGTCAACCTCGATACCAATAAAGTAACCCTTCAGCTTGTTTAGTATGCTTTCACTCTTATTAGATTCTGAGACCCTCGTTACCGAGGAGGTATTTATAGACCCTTCTAAACTGCTGGCCGAGGATCCCCAGTATGTGGAAACCGTCAAGCACCAGCTGGCTTCCCGCCTTCAGATCTGTTCCTGCCGTATTTCCCCCGCCGAGACCCTACACAATGACGGTCGGGGGATCTCGGTCCCAGATGGCAAACAAGCCGTAATCTACGCAGCCCTGTCCGTCACACCAGGATCTACGATTGATTTTCCTCAGACCAATCAGCTCCGGTACCTCCAGCCGGGGCTGCTGGTCGGCTGGCGATCCTGCCGAGGATCGGCCCAGCTACCCGTCACCGGCACCGGTCTGACGTATTACATCGACTAATTTCTTCCCGTGGAACCAATCCTTTTGCAGGCTACCACTGCCGCACCGACCGTCCTGGATCCGGGTATCACCCAGGTCCAGGCCCTGGCTCAGAATCTGTCAATCGCCGGAATCCTGTTGATGGTGCTTATTGTCCTCTACCGGGCTTACCAGCAAAAAGAGGCTCTGGTGGCCGAAAAGGATAAACAGATCCTGCAGCTTCTTCAGCAGATGGCCCAGATGCAGGCTGACAGCATCCGTACCACGGAACAGTTCCAGGCAACCGTTGCCCGGAATACCGAAGTGTTGAGCCAGAATACGGCCCTCATGCAAAAAATGTACGAAAAACAGCTCTAACCCATGCCCGTTCCGACCCCACCCAAACAAAGCTGGTTCTCGGCTGCAACCCATGAAATACTTTCCCGCCCCTGGCTGGTGATCTGTTTGTTTATTATGATCATCATTCTGGTCATTAGCCGGAGCTGTGAGACGGCCAAGCAGGAAAGTCAGACGGTCGAAGCCCTGGCTACCCAGACCCACAAAACCCAGCAGGTGCAGATCCAGTACCGCGACAAGGTTGTCGAGGTGGCCCAGGTGCAAGCCGGTACGGTTACCACCACTAAGGTGCTTGCCCAGTATATTGCCCTGACGGATAGTCTACAACGGGAAATAAATCGGCTCCGTAAGTTTACCCCACAGGCAACAATCATCGCCAGTCAGCAGGCCTCCATCAAGGATCTGAAGATTCCCTATCAGGGGCGGGGCATGGACTTCCAGCTCAATGCACTCCCTAAGTTTTATATTGAAGGATCAACCGATTCGTCCGGTGTAACCATCGACTCGCTGCTGCTGCCCAACCAGATCCATCTCCAGGTAGCTACCCGGAAAACCGGTTTTCTGGGACTGGGTGAACGGCAGACCGTCGTGTCAGCCTTCAATACCAACCCTTACGTGCATACCCCGACCCTGCAGTCCATTGTCGTTCAGACACCCAAGCCCCGGCTACAACTGGGTTTTCATGTGGGTTATGGCTACAGTATTCCCGAGTCGGGAACACCCAAACCAGCTCCCTACCTCGGGGTGGGACTGACGTATATCCCCTTTTAATGTAATCAATGACGCTTTTACAAGCTGCTCAATCGCAGGTTGGCGTGGAAGAAAGCCCCCGGGGTTCCAACTGGGGGTATTCCGTAGAACAGTACCTCAAATCGGTCGGGATTTATTTCCCGGCCGCCTGGTGCATGGCCTTCTGCTACTGGTGTGCTGAAAAAGCAGCCAGGGCACAAAATGACATCAACCCTCTCTTTAAAACGGGTGGTGTCCTCAAACAGTGGAATTCCTCGACGAGCCTTCGGGTGAAAGCCGATGATGTACGTCCCGGTGATATTTTTATCATGGATTATGGGAAAGGACAGGGCCACGCCGGCATTGTCGAACAGGTGATAGCTACCCGGGAAGGAACCCGTTTTCATACCATTGAAGGTAATACCAACGATGAAGGTAGCCGGGAGGGGTTCGTGGTATGCCGGAGAAGCCGGAAAGCCGCATCGATCAAAGGATTTCTCCGTACAAACTTATGAACGAAACTATTGGGGAGCAGCTCTACACCCTCCGAAATAATTTACGGTCGGTCGATAGGGATAGTCGAATTTCCAACCGATATTTGTACCGCCAGCTCCTTCGGCTGGCTTCGGTTTTTATCCGGCGTGACTCGGACTCCCGCCGGATTTTAAAGCTAACCAATCTCTACCAGGTCATTGACCACCTGGTGCTGGACCCGGCAGAAGTACCTGCCTGGATGCCAGGTCTACCCACCCACGTGCTGGTGGGGTCGGGCCGATCTCTCCGTAAAAGTCGACAACCGCTGCCCGCCCTGTTTTCGGGGCAATCCGGTGATCTGCTGCTGGTAACTTCCCTGGATGGTTCCCGCCGGTATCACCCCAAGAACCCCGCCTTATGGCCAGCTTTGCTCAACCGGCAGGAACATCCACCCGGCTGGGGCTACTACCACCGGGGGGCAGATGATCATCTCTATTTGATTGGAGACGATCTGGAAGCGGTAACTGTACGGGGCCTTTTCCAGTACCCGGTGGATCCCTACGATCCGGCAATCTCCCGGCTGGAGCAGACCAGCCCGCTGCCGGATTATCTGGTGCATGACCTGCTATCGACACTCACCCAATCGCTGAGACAATCACCCCTTGGAATTCCTCCCGACGAATTACAAAACGACAACCGACTCGAAAAAACAGCTGGCCAAGCCCAGTAAACTAGCCGGTCGGCATTCGCTTTCCAACAAAGAAACCTGGCAGGCCATTTATGCCGGTCATAAAAACCCTCCTCCCTTCAAAACCTGGCTGGCCGTTATCGAAGCCTCCAACAAATCCATTGCTGAGGCTGTCCTTTCCGATCGGGGTGGTTTCTGGCTGCCCCACCGACTAGGCTTGCTGATCATTAACAAACGTAAAGTGCGGGGCAATCAGCCCTTTATCGACCGGGTTGCTTTTTGTAAGACGGGCCAGAAGGTACCCCAGCTTAATTTACACACCTTCGGCTACACGTACTGTATCAAATGGGTCCGGCTCAAGAAAGCCCGCCTTCCGTTAAAGTACCTGTTTACCTTTCAGGCCGTTCGGGAGCTGAACCGCTCCATCAAAGACCGGCTCGATCAGGGGCACGACTATCTCGAAGGAACCTATAAATTTTCCAGCCTCCAGCCTTAACCATGCAATTTACTGACGCTGCCTCCCTGATAAGCGGGGTTGAAAGCCGACTGCGTAGCTACGTAGCGGCTAACCTGGTGGATACCGGAGAGTTTTACTCGCTGCTCAAAAAGGAGATGGGCCGAATGGGCCTGTCTCTGAAAGAAGAGACCGAGTGGGTGCTGGCCGTAAAAAATCACCGCGTACTCAAGCCCGCCGATATGGTCGATTTCTGGAGTATCCATGAGCTGGAAGATCCCGAGGCCAGTAGCGGATCCCTGCTGCGGTATATTCCCCCCAGCCGGGCCAGACAGGTCTCTCACCAGGCCGAACGAAACAGTCAGATCCACCGTCAATCGCCCTGTCGTTCCCATCACTACCACCGCCAGTTTACTGAAGACGGCCATTACTTTCGGTTCGATTTTACCGATAGTTATGTACTGGTCCAGGGGTGGGGGACTCCCCGCCATAACGGCTCAATCCTGGTGCCGGCTGAACCGATACTGACCGATTACCTGGAAAAGTTTCTTATCTACCAGACCCTCAAGGACCTCTACATCAATGCGGAGGTCAATGACCTGGAACGACGACTGGACCTGGCCAAACGGGACTATGAACTAGCCGAAGCGGTAGCCACCAACTACCTCAAAACGCCGAGTTTCAAGCAACTGCTGGCCTGGAAAGAAAGCTGGCACGGCCGCCTTTTATCCCGCTATCAACTATGACCACTCCGCAAGCCCATTCCATCCAGGCCGTTCCGGGCATGAACCGGGACGTGAGCCCGGGTGCACTTCCCGAAGGGGCTTCTCCCTACTTGCTCAATGCAGCCCTGTCGGGAACACCCACGGCCCCTTTGATTACCAATGAGCCATCGACCCTGCTGGCTCACCACCTGCCTGCCGGTTTTGGGGTAGCTGGCTACGTTGCCGTTCCAGCTCAGGAACGGCTTTTGCTGTTTTTAGCCCCCAAAGCAACCCCCCTGGTCAGTGGTAACCAACAACCGCTGTCCGGCTTTGACACGACCCCAGGCAAACTGGTGGAGCTCACGGGGGTACGCCTGGAGCGGGGGATCGACAATCTGGGCAGTGTAGCCCCCTGTGTGGAATGCCCACCATCTACCCAGGTGCATCCCCTGGAATCCGTATCGGTGGGGCCTGGTGCCCGACTGACGGTGCTGGTAGAGCATTTTCGGTTTAACTTCAATTTGCATCATCCGATTGATGCCCAGGTGCGGCTTGACGACTGCCGGCTGCGTCTCTACTGGGTGGATGGGTATAATCCCGATCGGTACCTTTACTTTACCTACAGCCAGCCGCTTAACCCTCTGTCCAACCTGGTGCTGGATCCTTACTTCCAGTTTCCGGGGCTGGCCGAGCTGGATCTGAACCGGATCCGGATGCAACCGCTACTGGGCCGTCTTCGACTGCAGCCGACAGCGGTTGTCTCGGGGGGGAACCTACCGGCCGGGACCTACCGGTTTCTGGCTGCCTATGCGGATGCACAAGGTAATGCCCTGTCTGATTACCAGGGAATGACCTACCCCGTCAGCCTGTCCACCCGGCAAACCACGGAAGAAACGGATTACGATACCGGGCAGGCAATCCGGTTGACGGTAACAGCGGACACGGCCAGCTTTCCGTTTTATAACCTGGTCATGCTCCAGAACGTCGATGGTGCCCTGCAAAGTCGGCTGGTAGGAACATTCCCTATCGACCAGGGACAGCTACTCATAACGGGTAATGAGACGATGACAACCCTACCGCTGGCCGAACTGCTGAGTCGAAGGGCCTACTACGAATCCAGCAAGGGACTGACCGAGTCGGGTAACAAACTCTTTACCTGGGGACTGACCGAGTACAGTAAGCCTAACCTCCAACGGGTCGTCAATAGCATCCGCCTGGGGTGGGCAACAACCAGTTTACCCGAAGGGTCCTACCGTAATGGGGTTACCGCCAGCCGGATGACGGGCTACCCCCGCGATGAGGTAATTGCTGTTGGATTGGTCTTTGAGTATGATACGGGGGAGGAATCCTGTGTGCTGCACCTGCCGGGCCGGATAGCGTCTACTGACGAGCTCAAGCCAGCACCCGATAATGCTGACCGGCTTAGCCAGCAGACGGACTGCAACCCAGCCGTGCCCGCCTACTGGCAGGTTTATAATACAGCCAGGACGCTAACCCAGCCCCATCAGCCTTATGACCCCTGTAAAGATACCATCTGGGAGACTGGGGAGATGGGCTATTGGGAGTCGGTGCTTCGCTACCCCAATGATCCCTTGATCTGGGGGGAGCTGGCTGGAAAGCCCATCCGGCACCACCGGCTGCCCGACTGTAGTATCAGCCCCTTTCACGATGGAACCGGGGATCTGCAGTTCGGTGCTCAGAACATGCTCTACGTACTGGGTTTACAGGTTGACCACGGCTCGGTAATCAATGCACTGGCCGACGGGGTACGTCGGGGATTTCTTTCGGAAGCCGACCGGCTGCGGATCAAAGGCTACCGGCTGGTACGGGCCGATATGACGGGTCAGGCCTCAGTCCTAGCCAAAGGATTGCTGTACGATGTCAACAAATACCAGAAGGACGATCAAACCGTTTATTATCCCAACTATCCCTATAACGACCTTCGAACGGATCCGTTCCTGTCCTCCAACACCAGTACCTACGACAATCCCGATTACGGGGGCGGTCGTACCAAACCCCGGGATTGTAATGGCCGGGCTGGGGTACAGTGTGAATACCGGTTGAAGTTTGATACCTCTGGTCGCTATACGTTTCATAGTCCCGAGCACCATTTTCTGGGCAAACAGCGGGGACTCTCGGGGGATAAACTCGTCCTAGAAACCCTGGAAACGGGGCAGAGTGAAGGCTACTTCGAAGAAGCCCGGGGTCAGGCACACTACCGATTTTTGTCGACCTTTGCCTCCATTATGGCAGCGGCAGCTGGTATTGCTCTGTTTTTTGCCAAAGACGACGATTCCCGAAAAGTGGACTCCGAATCGATACCCCCCGTGGCAGCTTCCAATACGGCATCCACCCGGATGACCTTTGGGGAACCCGTATCTACCGTAGGTTCGACGAGTCGGCCTTTAGCTCCTTCCGGCTTTAATCAACCCTCTACCGGGGTTTTAAATCCCGAAGGCCCGTCGTTTATTAGTCACACCCTGGCCGATATGAGTACGACCGTTAGCTCGACCCAGACGGGCTTTATCGATCTGATCACCGATGCTATTGCTAGTATCGTGAAGACGGCCGTCAAGATGGCTAATCCAGCCTCGATTGTCCAGTTAATGCAGTCGATTGCCCTGATGCGGGAAATCCTGACAGCCATCACACCCTACCACAATTTTGCCCTCCAGTACAACTCAGTAGGTCGGTATGTCAACAGTCTTCCCATTACCAATGGGTGGGGCCATAAGATCCGGGCACTAGGCAGTTTACAATCCCTGGAAGCTGACTGGCAGGATGTGGATGACAACCCCGTACCAACAACGGGTAAAGTGCCCTCGTTTCGACTGGGTGATTTGCTAACTGACCCCTTTGCTCCCCTGCGGGATCAACAGGAACAGCGGCCCCGCCGGATACGGTTCAATAACTGGCACCGGGAATCGGCTACCTACCTGCGGATTCGGGGTAAAGCCTTACCTATGCCCAGCGTTGAGGATAAAAGCCGGTTTGTGGCGGCCGAGGTAACCGACGAGGATAATTTATCCAAACGGATTTACGCTCCTATATCCAGTTACTACGGTTCCATCAAAGCCAACCGGCCCGATCAGTACGGCAATCTGGAAACCATCCGGTATGTGGAAACCGGTTATGGCAGCATCGCCCTAACCAGTAATCCGGGCTTAATCTTTGGTGGCGGTACCTTTATTGGTCGGATGAGCCTCAAACGTAAACACAGTTTCTTCCGGGAGACCCGGTTCAAGGCGGCTTCCGGAACCGACGTTCGGTATGAGAAGCTGGGAAACGTAGCCTACCCGAACTACTACCTCAATACGTTGGGAGGCCTGCTGGACGGCTTCGAGGCCAACAACGTGTTCTCCGCCCTGGGGGCGGTGGTAAGTGCCAATTTCGGGGCTGCCAAGAACCGACTCGATCTGGATTCAACCGATACGAAGGTGTATTTCCAGAAGGGGTATATGTACCTCTATAGCTACGGTATTCCCAGCTTTCTCTGTGAGTCCAGCATTAACCTGGATCTTCGGCACGGCCGGGAGGGTAAAGAAAATAGTTTTTACCCGGCCACCGCTAATCTCTCCCAGTGGCTGCAGGAGGAAGTCGTTTCACCCGCTATCGATAACCGGTATTTTTATAACCCTGTCTACAGCCGGGTACCCCAGGAGAATAGTCTGTGTGGGTATAGTGCCGCGTTCCGGCCCGGGCAGGCCTGTCGGCAGGTTCACCCCAACCGGATTCGTGTCTCGCTCAATGCCGCCGATCCCCTGGTAGAAACCAGCAGTTTCGACCGCTGGCTGACTTTCCGGCCCAACGACATCTACGATGCCGGTGCCAGTCGGGGCCTGCTGACGGGTGTCGACGGCATTGCCGGGGACCGACTCCTGGTTCGTCAGCAACTCAGCAGCCGATTGTTTGGCGGTATGTTGCGGCTGGATACGTCCCAGCAGCCCATTCAGTTGGGAGCCGGGGAGCTCTTTGCCCAGCAGCCCCAGGAATACATCCAGACCGATGGCGGCTATGCCGGCTCCTCTCATAAGGGCCTGCTGCGAACCGAATACGGTATTGTTACCCTGGATGTCCGGAACCGGAAGGTGTTTCTGCTATCGCCCAGCGGGGAGGGACTCCAGGATCTGACCCAGAAAGGAATGCAGGAATTTTTCGAGCGACACCTGCCATTCCGACTTCAGGAACAATTTCCTCAGATTCCAGTCGACAATACGGCGACGGGCTGTGGGATTAGTATGGGGTTTGACCGGCAGAACGGCCGGATCCTGCTTAGTAAGCGGGACTACGTCTGCCGGGATGCTTCCGTTCGCTATGATACCGTCTACAATCAGTTCTACCGCGATACCAGTCAGGGGCGCCAGGTGGTACCCCTCTCTGACAGTCGGGCGTTTACTGCTGCCCACTGGACAGTCGGGTATTACCTGAACCGGGAAAGCTGGGTGTTCTATTCCTTCCAGCCCCAGGCCTTTTTACCCATGGGACCCCTGTTAGGTGCCTGGGCCGACGATAGCTTGTGGATTCACGGGGCTACCCGTCGCAGCTTCCAGGTGTTTTACGGCCGGTTACATCCCTTCGTTATTGATGTGCCCATGCCTGCCGGGGCATCCTCCCGCTTGCAGGCCATCCAGATCCGCCAGCAAACAATTCGGTATCGGGGGGACGACAGTTATTACCTGGTCGAGAACGAACCGTTTCGACAAGCCGTTATCTGGGGTCCTGAAGGGTGTAGTGGGTATTTACAGCTGGAGCCCGACAATGGCGCCGATAAACGTAACCGGATTCAGTACCGACAGGACCGAACCGAGGTTCCTATTTGTCGCAGCCGATCGGGCTTCTGGCGGCTCAACAACTTCCGGGATATTAGCCGTGTGGGAGCTACCCAACAACCGGTATGGCTTTGGGAAACTGGAGGAAGTAGGCGAATTTTAAATCAAAACCGGCTCCAATACGGTATGCCTACCCGGGAGGCCTCGGGCCAGCACCTTATTCAGGCTGGGCAGACGCTCACCCTGATCAATACCGAAAGTCGTTACCAGTATCAGTTTATGGGCGTGATTGCTGACCAGCCTGCCCGCATCCCACAATAATTATGGATCTTTCCTGGTTGGATGAGTTGCTGGCCGTCCCCGAAGAGGGGGCGGACCCGCAGCCATCTCTTCTGCCCCCGGCTGCCGCCGAGGAGTCTTCTCCAGTACCGGATTATGCTGATGGTGCCCAAGAGGATGCCGATGATGAGCCCCTGGCGGCTGACGAATCGGAGTTCACGCTGCTGGATCAAATCCGGTCCTACTACAATCCCCAGGCCCGCCGTCGCTACGACCCCAGGCCCTCCCTGGCTACCCCCTTTAGTGGGTATGCCGGTCATGTGTCTTCTTCCACGCCCGCTCCATCCATGTCTACATCGGCACCTTCCACAACGGCCCAGCAGGCCTACCAGTATCTACAGAAAAAGCACGGACTGGCCCCACACGTAGCGGCCGGTATTGTGGGTAATCTCATGCAGGAATCCAGTCTCAACACCCGGGCTGTAGGAGACGGTGGCAAAGCCAGGGGCCTGGCTCAGTGGCATCCGGATCGGTGGGCCGGTGTCGTCAATGCCGCCCGCCAGGCCGGTGTCGACCCCTACGATACGAATTTCCAGCTGGACTATATTCTCTCCGAACCCGGCGAGTCGGCCCGGATGCTCAAGCGGGTGGGGGCTACGAAAACACCCGAAGAGGCCGCCTATGCCTTCGCCCATAGTTATGAGCGGCCCGCCCGGATCGAACAAGCCCGGATGAACAATGCCCGATCCCTGTTCCAACAAGGAGGACAGGTAGAGCTGATTCCCATTCTTTAACCTTAGCGTATGAAACTAGCCACTAAACCCATTATTGCGGAAAGGGGAGAGCATTACCAGCGGCTGGACGGTGGTCTTAGTCAAGTGGACCCCCAGGCCCCCTCGCACGATGATGGTATTCTGCTGATTGACGGAGCCGCCCAGCCCGCTCCCAAAGGCCGGGGTGGGGTCGTGGTGCCGGATGCTTTTCGGATTCTGTCCGCTTCCCAGGAACAGATCAACCGGGGTAAGCGGGCCGACAACCCGGACGATGCCGTTATCAAGATCAAGCCCGGTGAAGCCCGTCAGGTAGCACTGTCCCTAGGAATCCAGCTCGATACATCCGTGTCGATGTCCCCCAGCCGGCTATTCGAGAAAATGCGGGATGCCCGGGACGAGCGGGCCGAAAAACTCCTGAAGGCGACGGAAGGGGAGCAGGGTGGTCCCGGCCAACCCTACCGGACAGCCTCCCTGGAGGTGATTATGGCTCAGGCCGGTGCTCTGCCCACGGACGAATATTTGTTTGGGGCAGCCTTCCAGCTTCAGGAAGGAAAGAAGCAACTACAGTTTTTGGGTGATAAGATGCCAACGGCCCAACAAGGAGGGGAGTTTGTGGAATTGACTCCTGCGGACCTGCTGACCCTGCCTGTAGCCCGGACGGGTGGCCCAGCACCAACCACTCAGGGGCTCAATGGACGGCAACGGGTTAAGTATAACGACTACCTGAATCGCTGGAATCAAAATCCTGATCTACTGAACACGGAAGAGCTGAGTGACTTTGTGGCTCTTTCCCAACGTATCGCCCACGATCCGGAAACCAAACAGCTACAGGGCCGCCTGGCCGAGTTGATGGGGGATCTCAATCCCACCCGGCCACTGCCCAATAGCCTGCTCTATAATAAGACCCCACCCGCTCTACAGCAACATCTGCTGACAGGGGAACCCTTGCCCATTGATGAAATGGGCAATCCCCTGCTGGGAGGTGAAATTCCCGATCCCGTTCGAGCGGGTTCTGCCCAAAGAAAACCGGGCACTAAACCAGCCCTGAGCAACCTGATGGCTCCCTCCAGTCCGGTACAGCAACCGGATTGGACTCGCGTAGATAGTGATGGATTGGGCATTGTACCCATCAATCCGCTACCGGAACCCCTGGAACTAATCCGTCGGAATGCCTTAGATCCTAACCGGATTCCGGCTACGTTTCTGCGACAACTAGGGACCGATAATCCGCAGGCGCCGGCTTCGGTAGGAGGGGGTCAGACGGCTCAGACTTCGTCGAATCCCTACGAGTTGGATGGCATGAGTCTGCTGACGGATATGGTTATGCTGGCTGATGCTGCCCAGAAGACTCCGAATCAGCTTATGCAGGTAGATGCTCCGACAGTACGTTTACCGAGGGTGAATGAACGATTAGGAATGCAGGCCCTGGGAGAAGCAGCCTACCAGCTCAGTCGGAACAACGATGGCTCTACCCTGGGCAATGCCCGGCAGGTAGCGGCCCAGGCGGATTATTTCCGGGGAGTCAATGATTATCTGGCCCAGGTCCAACAACAAAATAATCAGTTGGAAGTCCAGGAACTGACGGCCAATGAACAAGCTCAGTATCAGGCTCAGCTACAGAACAATCAATACCTGCAGCTGTTCGATCAGCAGAACAAGCAAGCTGACGAGGCCCAGCGGCAACAGGTCTTTGGAGCCCTTAAGTCCATGGATGAAAAACGGCAGAAAGCGGCTCAGGAGGAGCGGAACTACAATGCGTTCCAGAGTGTCTTCGGCAAAAACTTCGAGGTTTTACCCGATGGCCGAATCGTGCATAAGAAAGGGGAGAAGGTTATTCTCAACGGTAGCATGCCCGGTTTGGGTGGTATGGCTTCGGCTAATGGTAAAACCAAGACCAAAACCGACGGACTGGGTAACGTAACTGGGGTAGAGTATACCCAGGACGTACTGAGCCAGCAGAAGCAGTTACTGCAAAATCTTCAACTACTACAACAGACAGGGAAATTGGCAAGACCTGGCACGTTTCAGCAGGGTGGTTCAGTGGATTTGATTCTTATCGATTAATAATTGAGGCCTGGTTTACTGGGCCTCAATTAGTTTATACACTTCGGCTAATTCCTGATTTGTCAAATCAGGCTTCCGATGATAATTACGGACCAACTCTCGTACTTGGGTTAGATAGTCCAGCCACGGCTTAATTACATCTGGATTACTATAATCTGGATCCTTTTCATTTATCCTGTCTATAAAGACCTGTAGGGTTAAATGAGATGCTTTTGCCCCATTAGGTTTGGTAATAGACAAGTCCTCAATTGCTTCTAAGATCGTGTTAATTTTCTGTTGAACCTTATTTCTACCTTCATCATATTGCGCCTGGCGAGCATAGAGACTTCCATATGTCACAACCGGACTTACTGGTGAGATGTAATGAGTTGAGGTTAGTGGTTTAGACAAATATGATGCCTGACCGTAGGTTAAAGGGACCGGCCCCAAGCATAAAAATAAAAAAGGGAGGAGGGGTAATCTCATTTTTTGTCAGATTTAAAGAAATCACTGACCCAGGAAAATAGTATAAATGCAACCGGTATTCCAACGAAAAACAAAACTATTTCGATGAGATCCGAAAGAACTCTGGGCTTTCTAATACATTCAATAATTAAAAATATGCCGGATACCAATAATAGAAAAAATCCATAGGAGGGTGCGGGTATATTTCTCATCCTCCAAACATAACAAATTACCCTACTCCGGCTGTATACCAGAGTAGGGTAATTTTATTTATCGGCGTGTCTGCCGGGCAATGCTGGTAACCAGTGCCCGACCTTTTTCTGTCCACATGATGGTATGCCGAGTCTTAGCTGATTTGGTTTGGACCGGCGGTATCTTATAGAAGGCATAACCCGCATCCTGGTAATCACCGGTTAACACCCAGCCGGCCCGAGTCATTCGGAGGACTCCAGCTTTATGTAGCATCAGATTCAGTGTTTTAGCCGCTATACCCAAATCAAGTCCAATTGTTGAGATCAGATACTCGGTGCAGTCCGCATTAAGCTTCATCCGGGCTTTCTCCATCCGGACTAGTTCTTCAAGTAGTTCAAGGTACCGACTGTTGGTTGAAGTGTTTGTATACGTAGTTGAACGATTTTGGTAAGCGTGTTGAAGTACCGTTTTCATGGATGTATTGTGAAGGAAATGAATGACATCCAGAGTATCTCTGGTAATCGGAGATCCAGTCGGTATCCAACTGGCATGGCAATAAAAAAGCCCCCTGGGGTTCAGGAGGCCTTTAAATGAAATTTAATCTATTAGTAATTGTCTTATTGAGATTATATTGAAACTTATTCGGAGTTCTATGTTAAAGTTAGGTAATCAGAATAGACTGGTATTAAGGTTTTAAGCGGTTGTGAAATAGTAATTTAAGTAGTTGAACAAGGCCTACAGATGTTTCCTCCATAAGACCTATTACTAGTTTGAGTCTTCCAAAGCTACGTTTGTTATCTGGACGGTCTTGATTTAACCATATGGCTGTATCTTTTCTAAAATCTTTTTCGTTTATTACTTGAATGTCACTTCTAACCTTGCTAAGGTTTGGTTCTATATTTCCTACCAGTATATGGTATTCTTCTTGTTTCTGGATAATGACTGGATGATCATCCGGTAACGGTTTGAGATTCGGATCAATTGAGAATACTGAATCATCCGGTGCATTATAGGTTGTATGCTTAGCCATCGTTCCGTATTTTATCGAATTGCCGTTTTGTTGGATATAAAGAATATTTCGTACTCGGGGATGTCAAAAGTTGAGGTCATAAAAGGGGTTAACTCAAAGTATTTGCCAGTTTGTTCACCCCCAATTCGAGCAATTATTTTAAGAAAATTAAATTCTTCAATGTGTCGGTAGAGGATTCTACTATAGAGGTGGTTCCTTTGATTAATATTAGTTTCCGGATCCGGGATGCCTTCGAAAACTACTATTCTATCTGGATAAGTCGTCAAGTAATACTGAATAATTCTGGTAACAGTTGCCATCACCATTATTATATCCCCATTATCCGATATACGATTTACTATATGTTTTTTATCAACGATATCCCCTAGGGTTAAGTAAAAATGATCGTTCCAAAGATCACCTTGTTTGTCCACATATTGTTTAAACTGAACATACTTGCGGATTGTCCCCCTTTTTCCAACACTATCAAATTCGAAATAGGTATGATCCGAGGACTCCTTTACATAATAAACGGGTAAATCCATAATTCAGTTTGATTGGGGAAAAATAATCAAACATTCCGGTTTCCCAAAAAACTAATTACCCATTCCAGTAACGTTCCGGAATGGGTAATTTTTTCATTGGTACTGTCACAGCCTTATAAAATTTTCCCTCGAAGCTGTTTGAGAATGGCGAGCACCTCTTCAATTTTTATCGAAATTTGAGGGGAAGGGGCCACAAATGGTGAAATAGTCTCAAACTTGTCTAAATCTGGTGCTTCTTCAAGAACAGTAGTAATAATCTTGCCGGTATGCACTGTCCGAATAATCATTGCTTTTGAATAGGCTACAAAGGCGGCTGATTTATAGTCATTTACGGCTGCCCAATTTTTAAAGAAACTTGCAGCCCATGTTGAATAGTCCCGGTTAGCCGGAACTGCGACGTAGTAAAACTCCTCAGTAAGATCGTGTGGATGGCTCTGTATACGGGCCTCTCGGCCAGGATATACTCTTCCATATGTCTTATTAGAAGGAAAGGGAAGGTGAGTTATTTGAGAGGGCATATTGGTTATAATCCGGGTAACCCTTTCCATTTTTGCAGCAATAACTGGATGATCAGCTGGAAATGGTTTTAAATCGTCCACCGTATTGATCTGCCCACCTACTACTGGTCTTTTCCCTTTTATATTATGTTTTGAGTTTGTGGCCATTTCTACTTGTTAAACGTTTTCTGAACAGTAAACATTTCACAAAAAGCGATATTGGGATCTTTTGGGTGAAGGAGAATTGGATGAAGAAGGGTGGAAGCGTCAATCAATCCGTGGAATGTATAACCTGGAAAAAAGTCCAGCATGTGTTCTCTGATAATGCGTCCATAAAGGAGTATACGCCGAGTGTCAGTCCCTTGTAAAATAACGACACGGTCTGGGTATTTTGATAAGAACTTGTCAATTATATAAGCCACTGTGGCCATTATAACTTTCATGTCCTCATTACCGCTCACTTCAAATTTCAATTGGCCTTTATCATCAACATCACCAAGTATTAAATTGTACCAGGTTTTCCAGGGATATTTTTCAAACTGTACCCGTTTTTCAATTATTCCCTTTGGCCCCTCACTATAAAATCGGAAGAGCATACGATCTTCCGACGCATCCACGGGGTAAACAGGAAAATTCATAAATCGGTTTAATTTGGGCAAAATAATTAAATATTCCGGATAAACAAAAAGCCCTCCGGTATCTCCAGAGGGCTTTTGATTATAAGGTGGTTACTCGTTAAGCTACCTCCACCAGGATGCGTCGTACATCCAGGGTTTTATCCGGGGACGTTGTCACCAGAAACGACCCGTGGTTGGTGTCCTGATAGACAAACCGGTGGTGCTCCAGCCGCCTGTTGACATAATAAAACCCTTCTATGGATTTTTGGATAAGTTCCTGCTGAGCAGCAATCTGTTTGTCCAGCTCCTGCCGTTGCTTATTGAGATCACGTAATGTTTCCTGTTGACCCAACAACCGGCGAATCTCCCCGCATAGTGGATGGCTTGGTAACGCATGTGATACCGGGGTTAACTTGGGAGTAGGGGCCACAACCGGCAGCGGGACCACAGGGACCTCGTTAGCTGCTTCCAGCATTGGATTGGAAAGCCGAATAATCGTTTCCGGTGGATTTAGTTTGATTTCGGGACGTTCTTGAGGAAGTTTTTCAAGGGCATCTTCCAGCGGTAAATTCAGATAGGCCTGTTTAAGGGCAGCTCCTGACAAACCGGTCTGCAAACTAAATCGCTGGAGAATTGCCATGTTTAACGAACCAGCCTGTCTGTGGGTGATCATCTGCTCGGGGGCCGTTGGGGTTCCTGCCGAGGTCATGTCTGTTGCCGTCGTCGTATGGTATGTCGTACCAACCTGGATTGCTTTGTCCTTAGCCCGCCGGGCCGCCATCAAGGAATGCAGCACAGTTACCTGCATCTGGGCGAGTCCCGAACGACGACGGTAGTAGAGTACATTACCTTCTTTTTTCTGTTCCAGGGCTTTTGAGTCCACCAGTACGGACAATACCCGGTGATCGGTTCCGTAGGTTTTGGCAAAATCGGCCCGGGGGATCTTATGCCACTGACCATCGCCCAGCAGGCTTCGGAGTCGGGTCAGTATATTGTCCAGCCGTTGCTGGGCATCTTTGTGTAAGCCTTTGGGGCTTTGCGAGGGAGGATTTGTATTGGTCGCTACCAAGGGTGTAAATAAATATAAAGGGTCTTTTGTCCAGCACAGGCAGTTGAGACGGGCTGTTACTGGCTATAGGTTCGAAATATTGGCTAAAAAATGAAAACAACCAAATAAACTGGAAAAAATAGTTATACCTAATATACGGTAGTAAAGATCGGTAATAGTGGGTAAACTGTTTGAGGTGCTAGAAAATGGCTGTAATTTTACCGTCATCTCCTACCTACCCGCCGGTACCTCTACTACCGGTTTCCCAGTATATGGCTGTTTCGTACGTTTCCAAGGCCCTGGAGCCTTCAGACTATATTACACCCTTAGACCCCTCAGTGGCCTTTAAGGGGCTGGCTTACTCCCAGCAACAATTCGATCGGGGTGTGATGCAGGCTGAGACCATGCTTCAGAACATGGGGAAGCGGGATATTCTCCACCCCGAACACCGGGCTTATTACCTGCAGCGAAAAGCTGATCTGGAATCACAGGTCGATAAGCTGGCTGGCGCTAACTTTGCCGACCATAATGTGCTGGCTCAGATTGGTCAGATTACCAATAGCCTCGACCAGGATGAACGGATTGTAGGGGCTATGGCCGATACAGCCGTAATCCGGGGTGTACAGAATCAATTCAAAGAGTGGCAGAAAGATCCCAAAAAATTCGGAGGGCAGTACGCCCCCCAGAACGAATGGGATTTCCAACGGCAGGTCAACTCCTATATCAATGACCGAACTCCCACGGCCTCCTACAGAGGGGATAAGTCGGCCAACCCCTATTTTAACTACGATGCCGAATTCAGTAAGGAGCTCGATGCGGTAACCAAACGTATCCTGGCCGCACCAAACGATACGACCGTCGTGAACGGCTACATCACCGAGAACCGGAAGCTGACCTACGATCAGGTTCAGCAGATCGCCCGCACCCGACTGGCTATGGATCCCCGATTCAGCCGGCAGGTTGGCGTCGATGCCCGTTATAAAGGGCAGGGTATTCTGGCCAATCCCGATGCATACCGAGCGGAATACAGCCGGCAGTTGACGGCCCAGCTATCCACCGACAACCAGGTACTGCAAGCCAACCAGGCTGAATGGGCCGCCCGGCTGGCCCGAGCTTCCTCGGCCGAAGAGAAAGCCCAGCTGACAGCCGAACGGGACAATGCCCTGACTTATCAGCGAAACCTGATCGAGGCCAAACAGCGAACCCTGACGGCCCTGCCCTCAATGGATCCTGAAACGATGGCGGTCAATTCCTTTACCGAAAACTACCTCAATCATCTGGCGGGTCGATACGTATTCGATGCCAGCAAAGTCCGATCGGATCCAACCTTCATTGCCGCTCAGGCCCATAACCTGGCTGTTCAGAAATTCGACTGGGAACGCCAGAGCTGGCAGGACGAATTCAACTCAGATGAGTTTTGGAAAAAGACTCAGTTCGGGGCCGACCGCTCGGACAAACAGCGGGAGTTTGAGTTGAAGGAACGAGAGCTGGCCACCCGGGCCGCCCAGGTTGGTCTCTCCAAAAAGAAAGACGGCTCGTATGGGGCCGGGGAAGGCAACGATTTATTTGTGGTGGATCTGCCCGTTCAACCCGGTGCTCTGACCAATCCTACCCTGGAATCAGTGCAGGCGGATCTGGATAACCAGGCCCGCACCCAGGATGCTGCCGTCCGGGATATGGCCGTGGGTATTGTCCGCTGGGCGGGTAATGCCGACCTAGCCGATAAGATGGCCCGGGAAATGAAGGTCAACTATTACGGCGATGGACAGATTCGTAATACCCAGGCTGAAGGCGTACCCCCAGCCATTGCCCGGTTGATTGTCGATTGGCAAAACGACTATAACCAGTACGTTCAGCACGGCAAAACCAACCCTGAATTCTTAAAAAGGCTCAATCCCGAATTACGTCGTCAGTACCAGGATCTAACCGAACGGGCCGCTCTATTGAAACTCCAGCGGGAGGAAATCAAACAGATCCGGGCTGACGTGGACCGCCGTAATCCGCTTTCGGCCGACGACCGGGCGTTTATGGCGATGATGGATAAACAGATAGCTGAGAACCCGGCTCTGTTCCGGGGTATGGATGAAAGTTTCAATGAACCCATGCAACGCTATAATGCCCTTAAAGCCCGCCACCTGGCCGCTCAGCAGGCGGTGGGCGAGGAGCTTTCCAAACGGGGCTATGTTCAGCACGGACTGGTTGCCGGAGGGGATTACCTCAAAACCGACAATGAAATCCACCAGGCCCTGCTCTACCGGGTTCGTAACGGCAGCATAGCCCCAGCGGGTAACACCCGCTCCGAGCAGAAAGAACTGTTGGATAAGTGGAGCTCAGGGCAGCCCGTGGAAATGGTGGGGGTTACGTTTTTGCCCGGCAGCCGGCAGGTCGATGTCCGGCTCAAGACAGGGTCGGGTAAAGAAGCCCTGGAAGAAACGGTTCGACTGGATTACGGCAACTCCTCGGAATTTGGCCGAATGGTTGATCAGCGGCTTCTGAAAGCTGCCCAGGCGGCCCCCGACCCTTTCAAAGAAAGATTGGATAGACAGGGAAATTTAATGATTGGTAATACCCGGCATCTTTATACTCCCAGTCAGGGATTAGCAATAGCTGTTTCTCCGACAAAAAATAGAGATGGCTCGTACGGCCTTACTTATCGATTTGGAGACCACGATTATCAGGTCCCAACCCAGTTTACAAGTATTGATAAGTTTCAATCTGATCCAACCGGATGGTGTCGAAACGGATTAGATGCTCTAGCTGTCCAACTCCAACAACAACTAAAGGCCCTCTATGGGGGCAAGGACCCTAACTATATTCCGACCGTAGCTGACCTACACCGCTACTTTGATCAGTTCCGACTACAAAATATTTCCCGATGAATCCCACACCGGCTAGTTCCGAGATTTTACCAACAGAGTTTACAGCCCCCCTAACGGGTATGCCTTCTCCCGGCATGGAACCACCGGGTGGACCCGACATCGCTGCCCAAGATTGGCAGGATCCCAAGCCACAACCCGCACCCAGCTGGCATGAGCCTACTCTATCAGATCCAGCGGCCCCTTCTGTACTGACCGATACCGACCGGAGTAATTTGATGACTCAGGGGTTGATGAATTGGGTTAAGGGTCAAAATGACGAATGGCAGAAAGACCCCGTTAATGCGCAGGCGATAGCCGTTCGGGCCGATCCAATGAGTGAGGCCGAGGTAGAGGAAACCAACCGGCTTCACCAGAATGGTTTTGATTTCCTACGAGGCCGGGACAATGAAGCCTATGCCAATGCACGGCAGGGTTTCTGGGGGCAGCTCTGGAACGACACTACCATGGTAGGAGTCAACACCCTGGGTACCGTCGGGGCCTGGAGTGTTAGTTTGCCTACGTTAATCAAAACTACCAAAGACCTGCTGGCTGGTAACATCCACGGGCTGGATGCCTTTACCGAATCCATGCGGGGCGATGAAGGATCCGCCCTTCGGAATATCAATGACTGGATGACCCGGATCGACGAGTCCCATCAGAACTTCCAGAGTGACTGGGCTCGTCAGCATCCCAACCTGAACCTGGTTCCCTTTATGGGAGAGGGTGGGAATGACTTTGGGTCGCTGGCCCGCAGCTTTGGTTTTCTGGCTGGTGGTCTGACAACGGGACTGATTGAGACGGCGTTGCTCTCAGCAGCGGCCCCCTTAACCGAAGGGGCCAGCCTGGGGATACTAGCTGCCAGCTGGACCAACCGGCTAGCCAAACTCACTAAAGGGCTCTCCACCGTGGAGCGGTCGTTGACCTATCTCGACGATGCCTATCAGGCAGCCAAGCAGGCCGGTCGGGGAGACAAGCTGCTACTGGGGGCATCGGCGGTATGGAATGGCATCGACACCCCCATCGGATTACGGGTAGGGGCCAAACCCCTGTTGCACAGTTTTCTGCAAGCGAATGGGGAGGCATCCCTGGAAGGCTACCAGGCCGAACGGGAACTTTACCAGCAGCTCCTGAGAGATTACCGGCAACGTACCGGCACTCAGCCGGATGCCGACCAGAAAGCCAAGTTTAGAGAAGCCGCCAAGCAGGCCGGTAATGCGACTTTTCTGCTAAACCATGCCTTATTGGGGGTAACCAATACCTTCCAGCTGGGGACGATTCTGAAAAACTTTCCCCAGGCTCAGCGTCTTTTCGGCCAGGCCGATGACCTCTACCGACTTCAACAGAAAGCGGGCAACCCGGCTCAGCTTGACGTGGTCCCCAACAAGCCTACCCTCATTACCTTCGGAGCCAATGAGAAGTGGTACGAGAAGGCCTTCGGTAAGGTGGCTACATTTGCTCGAAACGAGGGTAAAGAGCTGCTTATTGGCAACTCGTCGGAGATGCTGGAAGAACAGTTTCAAAAGGCCATCTCAGAGGGCAGCCAGCACTACTACCAGCTACAGCAGTCAGGTGTATCCAAAAAGGATACGGATCTGGCCCTGGAAGCGGCTCTGCATGGATTACAGCAGGCCTTCGGAACCCGGGAAGGGTGGACCGAAGGGTTGGGTGGTTTGATCGTAGGCCGTATTGGTGGGGGTGTTTCCAAGTACGTCGTCGACCGCCTGAACGGCCCTGAGCAGAAAGCCCGCTTCGAGGAGATTGCCCGGCAGTTCAACCTGTCGCCGGTGGCCGTACAGGAGGCTGCCCGGATGTTGCTGGAACGCCAGAGTCTGGGCAATAGCCTCGACCAGAAAGCTCAGCAGGCTCAGGCTTCTATGAACCTGACTACCTTACAAAAGGATGCCGCTCTTCTGTCGGATCAGTTCGTTTTTCAGAACCTGAAAAACTCGGCTCAGTTTCATTTCCTGCTACCATTTGTCAAACAAGGGTCTGGGGATCTGATCCGGGAACAGTTCAAAACCTGGAATGAGACGATCAACCAGCGGCCCGAAGAATTTACTCAGGCCTTTGGATTGGGAGACGCGGGCAGCTTCAGTAAGGAGCAACTCTCGGGGCTCGTACAGGGTATGGACCAGACGTTGAGGACACTGGAAAAAGCTCAGGACCGCTTAAGTGGTTTGTACAAAAATCCATACCGGCTCACGGCCGATGCCAGTGCCGAGCAGCAGACCCTCTATCGTCAGTGGGAGGATTACTACAATGAAATGCTCCACGCTGAATTTATCAGGAAAGCGTATACGGACCGCCGGCAGTCGCTGGGACAGGCTATCAGTGGTAGTGGCAGTGGGTTGACGATGGAAGACCTTACCCAGCTCATCACCCCCGAAGGCTGGCGTAGCCGCCGGGTGGAACTGGCCCGGGAAAAGAAAACCATCGAGCAAACCATCGACCAGGAACGAAAGGCCCTCGATCTCCAGCAACAGGCTTCCCGGCCGGTGGCCCCCGAAAATCCCGATGCCAGTCACGGAGTTAAAGTGAGACAACACGCCGAGGAGACCGATCGGCTAACCCGGGAACTGGAAGCCGACTTGCTGGACCGCTTTGAGGACCGGTTGAAGGAAATCGATCAGCAACAGACCTGGATCGAGGAACTGGAATCAGCAGATTTTCCCCTCGACAAAGCTGTCTCGACGGCCCGGCAGGTACTGGCCACCAGTGAGTTTAATGTCAATCTGGAGGATAACGAGCAGACCAAAGGTCTTTTACAGCAGGCCCACGATGCCCAGGCCCTGGAAGCAGCTCTGAAAACACTGGCCGACCGATCCGATAAACTCAAGAGTCAGCGGGGGTTTACCGACTTTGTGGCTCAGACCGAGGATTTCCAGCGTCAGAAGGAAGTGTTGGAAAAGGCTCAGCAAACGGCTCGTCGGGCCGCTCAGCGGCAATCCCTGCATGATCACATCAGTGGGGTATTCGCCAATGAAACCGAACGGAAGGCCGTTCTGGGGAATGACCTCTCGGATCTAATCGATACCTACCTGCCCCAATTCCAGGCAGATGAGGGAGCTACCCGGACTCAACTCACCACCGAGTTAACCCGGCAGCGGGATGAACACCGCCGGCAACAAACGGAGCGGAAGCAGTTTCTGGACGATTTACTAACGGATCTCAAAGCGGATAATGGCATCATTGCCCGTCAGAGCCTGGATCCCGGCTATGTCAAGCTGGAGCGGAAACTAAAAACCGTAGCGGCCCAGGAAAATTACCGGGATGCCTTTACCATCTTCGCTCTGGTCAAAGAGCAGTATGAGGCTGAATTACCATTACCCCAACCGGCGCCGGTTGCTGCTCCCAGTCCGGGACCGGTGACAACCATGCCCACTACGCCTACTCGTGATCCGTTGGCTGAAGAAGGGGGTATTGTCAATCAGGTTTGGGATCAGTTTGTCGATACGGGGAAATTACCCACCGCCAGTCAGGAACCGATTCTACGGGAGTTGACAGCGGCCCTTAAATCGGGCCGTCAGCTTAGCGACCGGCAGCAGGAGATCTATCAGGCCTACTCAGACCAGATCGAGGCCCAATTGCAGGCAGAGGCCATCCGGGATCAGGCCGGCTCATCCATAGATCCGTACGTTGAAGTACCCACTTCGGCACCTGTTGAGGAAAGACCGGCTACCAATAAAACCATTATGTCGGATCAGGTTGAATCGCTGGCCGATAAACTGGGACTCGATAAAGATTATCTGGCTGAACTGGCGACCGCTGCCCTGCAGGGACCGGTATCTGCCGACCGGGTAGAGGCGCTGCTGAACGATTTGGCTAACAATAAAATACGCCGTTCTGCCGAACTGGATGCAGCCCTGGCAGGAACTTCCGATACTTTTAAACGACTCCTACTGACTTTCTGGGATCAGGGTGTGCTTACCCCGTATCTGGCTGGCCTGGTCCAGGTGCAGCGGCAGGGCATCACCGCTAAACCACCCACACCTCCCAAAGCCCCAACCCCTCCCCTCGACCGTACCCTACGGGGCGATGAAGGATCGGTAGCATCCAAATACCTCGAATCGGTTCTCTGGGACGAGTGGGATGCCAATCTGGGTCGCCAGGGTGATCCCAAGTTTACTAATATTGCCGGGGCTATTCAAACTAAAAACTGGGATTTACTCGACCGTATGTCGGCCTGGCTGATGGCCAAGGCCAAGTTTGCCCGGCTCTGGCGGGTACCCGCTGATACGGTAGCCGACAAACGGGCAATCCTGTCGAATGTGTCCTGGGCAATCCAGGCACCGACGCCGGTTCGAACGGCTTCCGAGCTCAAAGGGGATCCGGGCCTGGCCCGTCGAACCCCCGGTCGGTTACTAACGGCCCGTCTGGATAATCAGCTGGTTCTCTCCATTCCACTCGATCATAGTCTGGAATTATCCGAACGGGCCAGGGGGTTTCTACAAACCCGATTACCAGCCAGCCATCCGCTACAACCACGGCTTGGGCAGTCCAACATATTAATTAATGAGCTGGTTGAGTCGGGGCTGCTCACCCAGGATGTCTATAATGCCCTCCTGGAAACGGATCCTCAGACGGGCCGGCCCTGGTTAGGATTTCGGCAAAGCCTGCAAGAGTGGCTGACTATTCACTGGCAGTACGAAAGCCTTCGATCTACCCTTGCCAATCTACTTCTCGAACAGGCCGTCAACCAACCCCTGACGGAAGGTATGCTGAACAGTCTGCTAAGTCGGCTTGAAGTCAGTGAAAATCCCCACGGGCTGATGCCCCTGGATCGTCCTGGCCCCGGCGGTCTGCAACCCATCAGCAGTCTGGTCCACACCGATCTGGTTCTTGACAGTCCCGGGGGAGCGATCCGGGGACCGGTGGTGGTGCATCTGCAGGGGGATGCCCGCAGTCCGATCGTCGATACGTACGGTTCGTTTTTATCCACACTGGTCGAAGCTCCCCTGGATCAGCAGCCCCGGACCCGGATTCGAAAAGCCGTCCAGGCCTATTTCCAGGACAACACCACCAGCAAGCCTCACCTGGGTTATCATGTACTGGTGACCACCCCTGGTGGTAAGCTGTTGTTTCTGCCCGTGGAGTCCCCCTATGCCGATGAACAGCTGACCCAGGCCCTGTCCCAAAATCCCCAGTTGATTAACCTCACCGATTACTTTGTGGCAGCCTCCGGGGCTCCCCAAACCGGTATCAGCGACTTACACCTGGTACTGGATACAGTGAAGGATAAACCGGTGCTGCGGTTGACGTATAAGCACAACGGTGAGCAGTACTATTCCGACAAATACGTATCGGCCAGCCAAGTGGGTAAACCGGGTGAACTGAACCGGTTACTGACAGCAACAGCTAATGGAACGTTTCATGCCGGGCAGGATTCCAGCCGCAAGCAGACCCTAGAGCTGGGTGAGATTAGTGTTCGGCAGGGGGGCTTAAAGCTCGACGAGACCATCTTGAGCCGGTCGGTTCGGATTGCCTCCCCGGTCGTGTTTATGTACAATAACCTGACCACTCGTCTACGGGTAAATTCCGAATTGGATACACACAATCCGTTAGGGGAAGATCGGGTCGTTGTTGCATTACCCCCTAAGCCGGAAACCAGCCAGCAAATAGCTGAAGAAGTGGCTATAGATATTCCAGTAGAAAAACTGGAAAATGAACTGGCTAATGAGCTGAAAGATCTCGGATTATCCGAAAAAATCCGTACGTTTGTCCTAGCAACGCACGGAGTCTCAGGGGGGATCAATCCCCAGACGGGCCAGCCTTATCCCAGCTTGATTTTTACAGGGGGACCAATGCTGAAAGCCGACCCGGCGGCTGTCGCGGAAATCAACGAGCTGGATCCCCAGCTGAACCCCGAACACAGAGCCCTGCTGACGGATCCGGCAAGTGGCTTGTTCTCCCGCACCGATTCTGTTCCCGTTACGCACGTAACCCTCTCTCCGGTAGAGCTGGCCCAACGGGTTGAGGCTCTTATCCGTCACTGTCATTAACCACCCACGAATGGATTGTTTAAATTTGAACCACCCGGATATTCAGTTATGGACTGCCCAGGTTGGTCTCCAGGAAACATATAACCAACTGATTCTGCACGATGGGTTACTGCCAGACTACCAAACCTGGCGGAACCATCTAACCCGTCCGGCTCTTCAGTTGGACGAGGCCAAGCAGATGATGGCCGAACTCATCGACCCGGATCAGTTCCGGGTGGGTGAGCTCTCGGAGATAGCGGCCATGGTTCCGCCCGAAACGTCGGCGGCCTTCTGGAAGAATGCCCTATACTTCGGCAAAGCTATCCGCCGGGACGAGGTCTGGGAAGAGAGCTTCCACGCGATATTCGGTAGTTTGATACCAGCCGATGAAAAATCGGAATATTTACGAGTCGGTAAAGCCCTGCTGGAAAGTCGGCTGTCAACCTGGGGAATGGGTAGTCTGGAAAACCATTACCAGACTACTCGGGCAGTCTACCCAAAAACCTACGAGGCTCTTTCCAAAGAAGCGGGATTGAACCGGCTATACGAGGAGGAACTGGCTCGTCTGTTCGTCTCTCGTATGGCCTACGGATCTTATATGGATCTAGCCGACAACAACCTACAACGGAAACTAACAGAACAACTCAAACCCTATTTAGGTGTGGGAACGGCCCGGGCTGTAGCCAGGCTGTTTACTAACCTTTACCGGTACCTGAATAAGATACTGGGTTATTACGACAAAAACCGGGAGAAGGCCGAGCTTCTTTTTGACAAGATCGCCCAGGGACAGTATGCTAAAGCGCGTATCCTGACCAGCTCCGACTACGATACCGTTCCTGCCACCCGGCTCATCGAATTGGGGGCAGACGGGCATACCATGTCCTCTACCGAATCCCAGCAATTGATCTGGAACATTGGCCTATTGGCCCTGGACACCTCGGCCTTCCCAAATCTTTCTGAAGCGGGTCGGATCGAAGCAGCCCTGTCCACCTGGGCTTCGTATTACCAGTCGAGTGATACACCCAAGGACAAGCTGATTGCCGAACAACTACGACCAACCATGAGCCGTGGGTTTGGTGCCAGTAAAACCACGGTTGCCAACGCCCAGTATCCGCTGATCGTTGCCGATGTGCAGGCCTACCTGGACCGAATGAAATCCTACCAGGAGCTGGCCGCTGAGACCGATGAAGATACCGATGGGGGAGCCTCTGAGTTCGACCGATTCGAGCAGGCAGCCAACGAGGTAGGTCCCCAGGGACTATCGAGCTGGCTCAAACAATACATTGCTACGGTGGGCCGTCCGGTACTGGACGGGCAGGGTAATCCCCGGATTCACCGTATTCAGTTGCCCACGGGCGGCTTTCAGGATATACCCGTTCGTCAGGCCGTCGATGCCGGAAAGATCTATTATGCCCTGGCCCGTAGCCTGGGCAATACCCGCTCGGACGAAAGCCGGCTGAGAGGGCTGATCCAATTTTCTCAGTTATCGGGTAATGAGGACACCCGGGCCTTTGTCGACCGATTGGTGGATGATATGGCCCAGGGGGCTACCCTTAGCCGTCAGCAACTGATTGATGCCATCCTGGCCGGACAGCTGTCGGTTCATAACCCGCAGGCCGATACGGACCTCAACCGTATTCTGGCCACCCCGGCCAAAATAAAGCTCAACCGGGTGCTGAAGGGTTTTGATCTCTGGGTTCGCCAGAACATGGTCATGCTCTTTGATCCTGAGACCCTACACGGTGAACTTTTTAATGCCAATACCAACCGGGTGGATTTAACCCAGGTGTCGGCCTGGGCATCCGCCTTCCATCAACAGGCAACCCCTGACCCAGCTCTGGTAGACCAGCTGGCTGATATGGACGTAGCCGTGTCCGCCAGTGGGCAGGTAGCCACCCGCAGCCGGCAACTGGTTCAGTTGCTCGACAAGCTGGGTATCCGGTTAAGTAGTGATTACGTTCGGTATTCGGTACTGGCTGCCTCCAAGCTCCCCGAAGCGGAACTCTCGTCGGCCGATGCCAGTCTGTTGGCCATGACGAATCTGGAGAAAAACCAACTCCTCAGCCGCCCTTTCCTCAAGGCGCTGGCCGACCAGCTGCGGCAGGGAGGTGATCCGTTTTCCCGGACCAGTGACGAAAAAGGAGGGATGGTGAGCCGGTTACGTAACCTGGCCAAAGGTAATGCCCGGTTTGATGAGTCGGCTATGGAGTCCAACTACAAGAATGCGGAAGGAAAAACCATTTACGCCCACCAGGCCAAAACGTTTCACCTTCAGTTCTTTCGCTACCTGGTGGATGCCGATGGCCTCGATTACTGGAACTCTCTATTGGAAGGCTACCGAACCGTACTCCGGCAGGACCCCGACGGGTTTACTCATTATTTGAGTGAGGACCTGGGGTTCTATCAGCAGAACTGGCTTCTGGACAAACTGGCCCGGGATCCTGCCTATCAGGCCATGCGGTCCAAGATGATCCATTTCTCTGCCGACGGTCTCCGCCAGCAATCTTACAAGGAGGATGGCAAAGAACGAATGGTCCGGGATTACAACCAGGCGGCCAGTGACGGCATCTCGTTTGGTAGTATGTCGGACCGGGAATTTGACCTCTACCGACTCAATAGCTTCTTTACCCAATCGGAAAACGGAGCGGGGCTGAGTCTGCGGCCCGTTTACCTGGGCAATCTGGAGACCAGCCGGACGGCTGACTTTGTCTTGCTGCCTTATCTAAAGAATCTCTATAGCCGAGGTCAGCTCTCGAAGCAGGCCCTGACACTATTCAAGCAAACGATCCGGCCCGAATACGAACGGATTGCCCGCGTCTACCGACAGCTGGAAGCCGTTGAGTTTGACCCCAGCCGACTTTCCGAGCAGTACGAAAGTTACAATACCGGTAAGGCAACAGACTTTAAAGCTGTCACCTTGCCAGCCCTGTCCGAAACCCAGCCTGAACAGACATTGTATTTGCCCAAGAAAGGTTTTCGGGCACTGGAGTTCTCAGATTCAGTACGGGCACTGGCGGGCAGCAGTCGAATGACGGCCCTTGGTTTCCGGGATCAGGCGCCTAGTGCTGAACAGGTTACCAACAACCTGGTACTGGCTGCCATGCGGGGTGTTCCCTTTGAGGAGCTGACCCAGCTGGAAAGCTGGCTGCAGGAAGGTGTTCAAACAGCCCTGGATGCCCAGTGGCAGATCCTGCTGGAAAATGGCGTGTTGGGCCAGGATGATCTGCTGCTTCACCGCTCCTTTCTGGAAGGAGATGCCGAGACGGGTATGGTAACGGCGGGTAGCGTCATTCGGGATCCCAAAACCAAGGAAATCACCGGCTGGAGCTGGGATGAAGCGGTCCTGAAAGAAAACCTCTACAGCAAGCTGCTGTCTGATTTTCTGAACACCCACGCCCTCAATGGCATGGTACATGGCGATCCGGCCCTGACCTATAAAAATGACGGGGGTGATATGTTCAAACGGTTCAAGGGCCGAAATGCGGCCATCGGGGCGTTTGCCTCCCAACTGACGGCTCCGGAACTAGGCATCACCCGGCCCCTTACCCATTTCCGCTATATCGTCACCGACGAGCCCGTGCTGAAATCGGACCTGACGGGTGACAACATCAAGTTTGCCGATGCCCAGAACTGGACCACTGTTGATGGCTACCGGTATGCCCTCTGGGGGCAGGCCCGGTTGTCGGTACCGCATGCCCGGATGCTGGACAAGATCCAGACGGGCCAGCCCCTGTCGACCGAGGAGATTCAGCAGATGTACGACAATGATGTCATTTTTAACTCGATCAAAACGGTAGGGGCCGATGGGCAGAAATACCTCAAAAAGTCGGATACACTGCTAAGCCGGCAGATGACTTCTTTACCGGTGGTGATTTCGGCCGATGAATTTGCCCGCCGGGGAGGACGGTTGCCGACGGGGTTCCAAACCCTGTACAGCATTCAGCCCGGTAGCCGCTCCCAGGATGGGGATGTGTCGGCCTGGCAGGATGAAGCAGGCAACTGGCAGTACCGACTCTGGGTGGAAAAGCCTAACAAAAAAGAACTGCACCAGATGCGGCTCCGTATGGAAGGCTGGACCCAAACCGACCAGGGTTGGACCTACGGTGGTCCCCAGGCTGGTATCGACCTGGTGATGCCCGTCTCTGCCTCCAAGATGCTGACGCCGAATGTAGTTCGGGCTAAAGACGGGCAGCTCGACTTCGGCCGGGCATCCAGCCACCACGTCAATTTGATCGATGCCAATTTTTACGGGCTGCAGACTGACAACCCTTCTGGTAAAACCAAGATTGTCGATCCGACCCAGATGCTGGAAATTACCCTCAACGAGCTGAAAGGGGAACTGGTGGTTCACTACCAGGGCAAACCCATTAAAGCGTTGGAAGTGGGCAAACTCTGGCAGCAGCTGCAGACGGCTCGGGATAAAAATGCCTACGAGCTGGCCTGGAAAACGCTGGTGACGGGGGAGGTGAACGGGGAGCTGGAAATCCGGCTCGACCGCTTCAAGGAAAAAGCGGTGCAGGGTCTGCTGGCTTCGGGAGGGGATAAACAACTCGTCGAATTTTTCGACCCCGCCCGGCAATTCAATCTGAATATGCCCCTGAGCCGCGATAAGTTCGTAGCCCAGTTCTTTTCTCATTTCACCAAAGAGGTACTGAGCCACAAGCGGGCAGGTGATGCCCCGGCTCACGTGAGCTCCTACGGGCACAAGCTGCTCAAGAAACTCCGCTACGTTACCGATGCCAGTGGTCAACCCGTTTTGGATAGTCAGGGCCGGCCCCATATCAGTTGGGATGTCATTCGGGAAGATGATCCGGATTACTACCGGCTGAGTATGTCGGGAATACAAACTACTGAGTTGTCCGATAAACGGTTTTTCCATACCTATACAGACGGCAAGCTGAATGCCAGCTGGGCAGGCACGGAATCTGAACAGAGCGGGGATTGGTATATTACTGCCCGGCAGGCTATCGAATCGGGTAATCCGTATATTATCGACCGGCTACGACATGTCAAGCCTCGCTGGGAGGCTGGCGCTGTTACAGGCTATTTCTCGGAAATGCTGTTGCCGCCTTGGGAAGCCCGGATGACGGGCCGGGAAGAGGCCCTTCGGGATATGGTCGGTATCCGGATTCCTTCCCAGGATAAGCACTCGGCCATGAACATGGAGTGGGTCGATGCCTTGCCTCACTACCTGGGCTCATCGATCATTCTGCCAGCTGAGGTTGTGGAACTGTCGGGGGGTGACTTTGACGTGGATAAAGAGTACACCTTAAAAACGGAAGGGTATTGGAAAGCCGGTCAATTCGTAGCCTACGGTACCCAGCCCACCGATGAGGGTAATTACGAAGACTACCGGAAGTATGTTTTTTCCCATACCAAGGTGTTGACCAGTCTACGGAAAAAAGCCCTGCTGGACACCCCCTTGTACCAGACCCTACAACAACGGGTGGCTGACTTCCGGTTTCAACTGGATCAGATCAAAGGAGCCAGTCAGGCCGGTTATCAGGAAATCCAACAGATAAAAGAGTCCATGACCCGGCTGCTGGATCTGGATGGTGAACTGGATCGGGACGATCGACAGTTTTTGTTTGCCCTCTCGGCCGACAAACGGGATGCCTACCAGACGCTGTCGATATTGAACGATGTCCGCCGGCAGCTGCTGGAGCCCACCCGGGAGTTGTCCTCCTTAATTCGCCAGCAGGAGAATATAATTATGGCCGAGTTTGGTTTGCCGACTAACGTTACCGACTGGCTGGAAAAAGGAGGGAACCTACTCAACAATGGTTGGGTCAACAACCAGTTACTGGCTCTTCAGCAGCAGGCGCTGGTTAATACCCAGACACTGGGTGGTCTGGATGGTGACGCCATCTACAATACACCAGCTAGTTTAGATGCCCTTAATGAATTGAAGGATAGTGCCTATACGGATACGGAAGGCCGTAAGCACAGTTTGTTTGGGCAGACCAGCCAGCCCATTGCCCTGCACTGGTTTGGTGCCCACAGCCGGGTTCACCGGGGTAATATGACGGGAAAAGGGTTAATCGGTATCGGGGTAAACGGGAACCTGACGCTGATCCGGGCTATGGATCTGGGTGTGGTGATCAACCCAAACTTTTTACCCCGGCTGAACGGGTTTAAAACCCAGGCGCTGGCCCGGGGTGGGGCTCTGTTTCAGCCCATGACCAAAGACGCTACGGATCCCAGCCGGATGACCCGGGTCTTCGATTTGATTTCGACGATCATCACGGCGGATACCGACGAGGCCAAGGAGCAGCTCAATGCCTTTTTCGGTCTGACTGACTCCTCTCAGGGGGTGGTTATCCAGCTCATTGCCACGGGGCAGTATTCGTTGAAAGAGGCCCTGCTGTTTGTCAACCAACCGGTGATACAACGGTATCTACAGGCTTCCCGACTTAAGGACTATGCCGTCCTGCGAGACTCTGAATCCAGTCTACGGATACAGAGCCGTCAGAAACTGTTATCCGAGCTACTGGGGGATACTCCCTTCCAGGACCATGAGCTGACCTATACGACTGATCAGCTAACCGGCCTACTGCTGGCCAACCGGGCTGGAACGTCGGTGCCCGCTACAGACTATCAACAGCTGGGCGTGAACCCACTGGGTAATCCGGGCCTGGAAGCTCAGATCCTGTTTGACTATGTCAACCTGGAAACGATGAATAATCATCTGTCGGATCTAACCCGGTTTGTCAAACTCAAGAAAGGCTTCGGCTCGGATATGGCTAGTTTTGATAACCTGGTTACCAGCCGGGCTAACCTCGGCTACAACCAGGACGGCAGCCTGCGGGAGGATTATGAGGAGTATAAAAACAGCCGTGCCGTCTGGGTAGCCGATGCCCTGGAAGCGCCGGTAAATAAGCAAAAAGCGGCCCAGCTGCACAACTACATCCGCCGGATTCTTCCCGGTCAGCAGGCCCTTCAGCAGCAGTTGTTCCTCCGCCGAACACCCGCCTTTGTCGGCTTCCAGCAACGGCTTGAGGGGCAGTTGGGCTATTTGTCAACGACCGACCGGGAACGAGTTGCCGATGACGTGGAGAGTTACCTACTGACTACCCTCTACAGTCACTGGCTGAGCCAGCAGGATTCACCGGCCCATCCATCGACGAGTTTTAAAGCCAGTCTGGTTTTCCAAACGGGAGACGAACCCACGATGGCCCGGGCCTGGTCGGATTTTTACCGAACAGAGCTGGAGCCGGGTCTGGTAGCGGAAGCCGATACCGGAATACCTTTTCAGCATCCGTTACGGGGAAACCTACTATTCCGTAAGGTCATCAGTCAGTTCGGCTCGGAGGCCGACGGGGTTGATACACTCAAGTTCGACTCGATTGCCAAACTCCGGCCCGAAGAGCAGGAGGGGTTGATGGATGCCTTCGTTGATCTATATCAGTATAAGAATACGGCCGAAGAGGGGTATGTAGGCCCCCGCCTGGCCCACCAGCTGTTCTACTATTTTATGATGAAGGATGGGGGGCAGTTTCGGATGGGTAGTATTTCCAAGATCTTTCATACGGCCATGTTCTCGGATCTGAGCCAGATGCTGAACCGGTTTATGGAAACAGGGAGCCTGGCTTCTATTACGGGCAAACCCAATGAGGTCTACGAAGATCAGTTGCTCAACCGGGTGAAACTCCACGCCGGCTACATACCCCTGCTACAGAAAACCCGGCTACCCCGTGCCGATTCGGAACTAGCCAAAAAGGTGGAAGCCTACAAGATGTTGACGGGTTACAGTATGGACGGGCAGCCCATGAATCTGCGGGGTAAAACCCGGCCCTCGATGCTGGCTTTTGACATGAACCCCCTGATAGCGGCCGAAAACGAAAACCAGAAAGTACCATTGATCAACAGCCTGGGTCTGCGGGGTGATGTGGAGGGTGTCGCTTTCCCCCGAACCATTACCTATAGAGATCGGGTATACGAGCTATTCCGCTACTACGATACGGCTGGCAGTCAGCAAAAAGCCGATGCAGCTGGTAGTGAACTAGCAAAAGGGTACCGGGCGGTTTATCTGCAGAGTGTTCCACTGGGAGTACGGGCCGTGAGTCCAGTCACTACGGATCCCCAGCCGATGGAAGAGTCCCGAAAGCTACTTCGACACTGGATTCAGTCACCAGGTGGGGAGCCCATCCGTAACTATTACCGGAGTGTGTTAGGAACAGATCTGGTGGAGGTCCCCACAACTCCGGTTCCTACTGTGGATGCGGTATTAACAGACTTTGTCAACCACAGTGGTGGGGCTCAGGGGGCTGATGAGGCCTGGGATCTGGAAGGAGAACGACTGGGTATAAAGTCGATTCACTACCGGGAGCCTGGACAGGGATCGGTCGATTCAATGACCCTACGTAACAAAGGTCGGAAGGCTACCCCACTGGATGAAGCTATCTATGCCCGGGGGAAAGAGGTAGCTGATACCATCGACAAGTTCTTTGGGGAAAATGTCGACCGGGGTTACGGTCACTACCGGTATCGAAATTATGGCCAGGTGTATTATTCGGACGCTGTCTTTGCCATCTCGAAAGGCTTTGGTACCCGGGCGGGTCGTACTAATGTCCCGCTGGACCGAGGTACGATCTATGCTATCTACGGGGCCATACTGGATAAAAAACCGGTATATGTGTTTGACCAGACGGCGGGGAACTGGAATACCTGGAACCCTGCCACCCGGACCTGGGAGCCGACAGTTACCCCCACACTGACCAAAAACTTTGCGGGTATAGGCTCACGGGATCTCAAGGAGTCGGGTCGTCAGGCCATTCGGGACGTACTGACCAAGACGGCTAACACGGTTGGGAAACCGGTTGAGCCGAAGGAAGTACCAGTAGTGGAAGCTCCTAAAATGGACGAACCTAAAACCACTACGGTCACCTACAACTACTATGGTCAGAAAGTGGACGTACTCCTCGACGAAAACAACCGGGCCTTTGATGCATTACTGAACCAGGGAGCGGGGGAGACCCATACCAAGTTTAAAGCCCGGGTTCAGAAAGTTGTAGATGCCTATAATGAAAATAATGGGCAGAATCCACAAACGGCCGGTCAGCCCGAAACCGAAACGGCTTCCGCTAAAACACCCTCGGGACCGGTGTTCACCTTTACCGATGGAACGGTAATCGAGACAGGCTTTGAACTGGGATCCCAGCAGGGAGCTGCCCTCCAGGCGGCTGTCGATGCGATCAAGGCGGGACAAACCCAGTTCGTTTTACGGGGGTATGCCGGTACAGGTAAGTCGACAATCTCCAAGTTTATTGTTCAGTACTTCCGGCAGAATAAGAAATCCGGCTTTAAACCGATCATGCTGGGAGCCCCTACCCACAAAGCCCGGTTGATTCTCAAGTTGTCCATGCTGCGGGGTGGTATTCGGGCCGAATCGTTTACGATGGCCAAGATTCTCAATAAACGCAAGGAAGACGGTCAGTGGGTATTGGGCATGAATAACAAGATGCCCCAGAATGGTATTCTGATTATGGATGAATCGTCCATGATTGCCCGTTCGGACTACGACGACCTGATGATGCTGGCCCGCCAGAAAGGCTCCAGCATTATCTTCATGGGGGATCCGGCTCAGCTCCCTCCCGTAGGGCAGACAACCCTCTCGGATGCCCTACAGTTTACGGGTCCCCAGGACGGGGTTGAGCTGACGGAGGTTAAACGGATTTCCTCAGAAAACCCTCAGCTTGGTATTTTGACGACTATCCGGCAGAACCTATTGAACCGGGCCGAGAAGTATCCGATGTACACCCAAAAGGCCAGCAATGGAGACGGGGTGTATTTTACCAAAAACCGGAATGCCTTCCAGCAGGCTCTGGAGCGGGCCTTTACCTCGACCAGCTACCAGACGGACCCTCTTTTTGCCAAAGTGCTCAGCTATACCAATTCCTCGGTAGCCGCTTATAACCGGTTGATTCGGACTGTGCAGGGTAAGACGGGTGAGTATGCAGTAGGGGACATTCTGATGGGCTACAACCAGTCTGGCGAAAACCCTGAAGTCCAGAATGGTATGGACTACCAGATTCTTGAATCGGAATACATCCAGAAAGAAATCCGGATTCCGTTTCTGATCGACGGCCAACCGGCTCCTAAAGTGTCTTTGTCAGGCTATAAGGTCAGCTTGCAGCCCCTGTTTACGCCCGAGGATCAGGCCCTGATGCGGGAGCTGGGGGAGGATGACTTGCTCAAACCCAGCCGGGTGACAATACTCAACCCGGAGGATCCCGACAACATACCTCTGTTTCGCCAGCTGGTGGCCTGGAAGTCCTTTGTCGACAACCGGTCCGTTCCCTGGAAGTTCCGGCAGGCGGCCAGTAAGGATTTCGATGATTTCTTCTCGACCTACCAGATGCCCCAGGATCTGGTTAGTTTCCGAGGGCAGATGACGACGATGGGTATGCTTCGTAAACAGCACCCTGAACTCTTCGAAAAGGATGCCACGGGCATGATGCCTTTCGAACGGGAACCCCAGAAGGCCGTTTTTGAGAAAAATATCGATTACGGTTACGCAGTTACGGTACACAAATCACAAGGGTCTACCTATAGTCATACCTTTGTGGACTACGACAACCTGGAGAATACCCAGGCCGACCGGGTTATCCAATCCAAAGGCCAGCCCTACCTCAACGAACAGAACGCTCTCAAATACGTCGCTCTGTCAAGAAACCGGCAAACCGTCACCGCCCTCAGCCAGAAAGCTGAGATGGCCCCCCAGCCACCCCTCTCGGATACTGACCAGCAGATCAATGACTGCTCAACCCCTGCCTGATGTCCTGTAAAATACCCTACTTAGACAACCACTATACGGGGCCGGAACTAAGCCGGCTCCGTCAACTCCACAACGACACAGCCCGGGAAATACGGGCTGCCGTCGATCCCCAGGATACGACCTCCCCGCTATTTCCGGTGCGAGAGGGATTCCTGCGGGTAGGCCATCCCACTTCGGGTTTGTTTACCCGCCAGCAGCCCCTCATCCAGACGATCAACCAGCGGCTGCAGGCTGAGCACGGCGTACTCGACGACATCCTGCGGATCATTCCCCGAACCGACGCTCAGGGGAATCCCATCTGGGCATTAGCCGTCGATGTCCGGCCGCTGGCTAGTCCAGCCGATCAAATTCAGGTCAACGAGCCCGCCCCTGTAGCGGACCTCTCGGACCGTGACCTGCAGACACTACTGACGGATCAGATCAATGCCGATCACCAACAGTCGATTCAGGACGAATGGACTGAATATGTCGGTGAACATGCTGACTGGTTCAAGGATAAATTCACCCGACTCAAATCTACCCTACAGACCTACGCCCAGAATATTGCCCAGCGGGCTATTGAGTCTCCTGACAAGCGGCTAACCAGCAACCGGCTCTTTGCCCAGGTGGCCCAGCTTACTGATAATACGACGGAGGCAATGGCTGAATCGCTGTCCAAGTACGTGGTGGAGACTACCAACTGGCTGGATAAGATCGACCAGAATTTCTTTGACCCTCAAAAAGGGGTACTGGCCCGATTTAAAGCCTTACAGGCTAACACGGATCTTGAGGCCTCCGAGAAAGTAGATGAGCTCAAACAACTAGCCCGTCAGATTGGCAAGTCCAAGCATTACCTGTACCTGTTTAACGGGATTGTGCAACTCCGCCAGGAGATGGCAGCAGCGGGCTACAAGCCGTCTGCCCGCTCGACACTGAATCTGGGACCAGAATTCCGGGATGCCCTAACGGATTTACTGGAAGGGAAACTCCTGTCTTCATCGGTCGCTTCCATCAATGAATTACTCTCGTCGCCGGCTGTCTCGGAAGAGGCCCTGTTCCGGTTAATTCAGGAACGATTTGGTACCGACTCTTCGGATCTAACGGTAGCTGACGGGCAGCAGTTTACCGAAGACCTCAAGAAACTCTTTGATACCTACCGGATTCGAACCATTGATACCATCCTGGATTCGGCTGTCGCTAAGTACGGAGTGCTGCGGGACCAATTGACTGACATTCACTACCAGCTGGTAGAAGACTGGTTATGGCCTACGCTGGAAAGCCGGCAAACCGACATTCGTAAGACAATCGAGGCCTGGAAGAAAGACCACCCGAATGAAACCCATCCCGACGAAGCCTTCCTGCTCGACAAGAAGAAACTGAAGGATTTGCTCAGGAATGCCGACCGGGATGAGGACTTCGTTAAAACCTGGGTCGATGCGGCCGTTAAGTCCCACGATCCGGTGCTGGCTGGTGTAGCCAGTATTGTATCCGATGCGGTCTATCAGGCTCACGGAGAAACAGTAGAAATTGCCCAAAAACTCTCGGCTGTCCGCGACGAGCTGGGCTGGGAGAGTCAGGGGCTGTCGGCCTCCGAAATCCGGGACAAGCACCAGGCCATGACTCACTCTATTCTGGTTCCTCACGTATCGGGCCAGGAGGCTGATGAGGCCTGGATCGAAGCGGGCAACCCAGTCATACCGGTTACGGTCTTTGGGGAAACCAGGCAGCTTAAAGCTCACCGCAAAAAGGCCTTTCTGACTGAGTTTGATACGGCCAAATGGGAAGCTCACCAGACGGCTTTCTATAACCAGCTGCCTGGCCGGGTATCCGCGCTATGGGACATCGTGATGCCACAGGAAGACGGGGTGCCGGATGATCGGGCCTTGTTTAACTTCCTGCTTAGTCGTCAGGGTAATCCGGCGTATGATGCCATTCGTACCCGGTTATTCGATAATTTCCGCAAGGGGCAGAAAACCACCGAACCCGTGCTGAAGGACTGGGCCTGGTCCAAAGACAAACCCTACCTGCTCCGCCGGAACATAAAAAATACACTGATTGGCCAGTTCTACGGGGAACACCAGGAGACCGTCACCGGTACCGAGCGGCTACAGAAACTCCACGAGAATGGGGTATTGGACCGGCAGGGCAGGCCTACCCAGCCCACAACCGAGCATCTGTCTAATTACCTGCGGAACAATACCAGCTACCAGCGGATTCGGGAAGACCAGGATGTGGCCAAGTTGTTTGCTTCCTGGAAGGATAAAAAGAATGCCGACTGGGTTGATAACCTCGCGGGCTATCACGATGGGGCTAACCGCTATCTGCTGGTCCAGAAACAGGTTGGGGAAAGCCGGCAATGGGAGTGGGTTAACCTTAGTAGTGCTACGGCTCATCAGAACGTAGTGGGCTATGCTTACTGGGGCGGGGACATGCAACGGCTCCGCAAAGACCAGTACCACGTGGAAGCGGGGGGCTTTGCCGGACTCAGTAAACAGGCCTGGCAAAACCTCCGCCAGGATGAGCCCATGTTGGGTTATTATCAGAAACTCTATGCGGCCTGGGACGGAGCGGGTTATAAGCTGGGGGGAGTCGGCCTCAAACACGGCATCCTACCCCAGGTGGCAGCTATCGAAACCTCCGCTACCCAACTGGCTAAATCCCGGTGGGACGGTTTTTGGGACTGGCTCCGGGGGGTATTGAAATTGGACTACTGGCAGAACCTACAGCTTAACCAACCGGATCAGGCAACCGGGCGTCCCGCCGTCGAACAGTATCTCAACAATGACCCAGTCCGGCGGATCCCGGTTCGTCACGTACAGTTCATTGACGAGGATAAACTGGAGATGGATCTGTTTCGATCGGTAATGGCCTACCGGATGGGGGCCAACCAATACCGGTCCATGCGGCAACTGGAGCCCCAGGTACAGTTACTACGAACGCTGGTTGCGGGGGATTCTCTACTGGGCATCAATGCCCGGACAGCTACCCAATACAACCCGGAAGGGCTACCAGCCCGGGGTCGGAAATTGCTGGAAGGTCTTGACAACCGACTCAAGACCCAGGGTCCCCGGCTGAATCAGAAGCTCCTGGAATTTATCGATGATGTCGTTTACGGAGAGGAAACCCACGAGGCCTTCTTGAATATGCCGGGCTTCGGCAATCTGGATCTTAACAAGGCGGCTCAGGGAATGATGGGTTATGCCTCCTTTACATCCCTGGCCTGGAACGTAACCTCCATGTTTGGCAACGTAGGGATGGGGCTGTTCTCCAACTGGAGTGAAGCGATCTCGGGTCGGTACTCGACGGCGGCCGATGCCAAGGCAGCAATGGGAGACTACTGGACGGCCATGCGGAACGGGGATTTCTTCAAGGACCTGCGGGAGCCCAGTCTGAATAAAAAGTCAAAGCTGGGTCAGCTGACGTTGTATTTTGATGCCATCCAGGGGGAGGCCATCGACGAGTTTGGGGAATTAAGCCGTATCGGTAATGCCCAGAAGATGCAGGACCGAGCCTTGTATTGGACTCAGTCGGGAGCCGAACACCTGATCCAGACCCAGTCGATGGTCCAGCTCATGCGGGGCTACAAACTCCCTTCCGGTAAATCATTGTGGGAAGCGGTCGAACACCAGCCAGGTGAGGTAGTAAGCTGGTCCAGTGAGGTCTCGGATGAGATACTGCGGGATTTCCAGAGACGGCTCCACTCGGTTAATAAGGAACTGCATGGCCACTACAACAAACTCGATAAGGGGATGCTCCAGCGAAGATGGCTGGGCAAGATGGCCATGATGTTCAAGAAGTATCTCTATTCCAGCTTCCGGAGCCGGTTTTCCCGTCGGCGGTTTGACTGGGAATCGGGGGACGTGACAGAGGGCTACTTCCGGCAGTACCTGGCTCAGCTCTACAAGGAGGTCTATGACCAGAAAGGAATTGCCCAGCTGGCTTGGTATGGGCTGAAGAACGTAGCCCTGAGACCCACAGCGGGTGCTCTGGATGCTCTGTCGGGGCGCCGGCTCAGTAAAAACCTGGAAGGCTTCGATCAGTTTGTCTACGGAGATGCTACCGGGGATCTCCGCTCGGCCATGTACCGGACAACTTTTGAGCTGGCTGTGTTTGGTATGATGGGATTGCTGGCCGCTGGTCTACATGCGCTCAACGAGGATGATGACGATGAAGACCGGTCGGTGGTCCTTTTGAACCTGGAGTTGTTTGCCCGTCGGATGGCCGATGATGTGGGTATGTACTTACCCTGGTATATCGTACCAGGCCATCTGGGACCGGTATTTACATGGGACAAGGCCCTGCAGATCGTCAAGTCCCCGCTAGCCCAGATCCGTTCGTATGATGCCACGGTAGGATTACTCGGCCAGTTGGTGGGTGTTGAATACGGGGAGGAGGGGATCAACTTTACGTTTAACGATCAGTATAACCGGTCAGGCCCTGGGTACCAACAGGGGGACTATAAACTGGAAAACAAGCTCTATAAATCCATCTTTGCTCCCTTCTGGCAGGTGATGAAACTGCTTAATCCCGAGCAGCAGCTGCAGTACCTTCAGATGGTTTTCAAGAACAGCCGGTAAGGTTGAAACGGCTATATTCCCAGTTTGGGTTTTTCTAAAATAGGGTGGATGAGAAGGTGTTTTTACCAAATTTGGTAATTGCTTTCTCTCCACCCAATCATTTTATGAATCTCCGTCGACCGTCGTTTTATGATATACCCGCCATGCACCGCGATCTGTGTCGATTAGCTGCCCGTGTAGCCGCCCTGGAATCCGGTACGGGATCAATACCATCGGGAGGTAGTCTGGAAAGTTTTGTCGATCAGAAACTCCAGGAGGCAGCCATCTACTTTAACGAGGAACACTTTGCTGGTGTCGGAACGGCAGCGAATCCCCTAAGTGTCATTGGGGGCGGAGGGGGTGGCTCGGGGCCAACCATTCCTACGTCAACTCCTTTGACGTTTGGTAATGCTTATACGGAAACAGCTACTACCATTACGTATCAGTCGGGGCCAACCTACCACACGGCGGCTCCCGCTCAACAGGTTATACCTGATGGCAAGAAAGGTCGGGTATGGATGAGAGCCGATAATACTGATTCTGATTTTATCCTGGGCTTGAGTACCACCGGCACTGGTAATCATACTGACTTTGTGGATTCCATTCAACTATCGTACTTCCAGGGTAATCAGCGGATACTTCGATGGGAAAACAACGTACAGACAACCGTCAAAAACACGGTAGTTACCTATGTGGGTATCATCCGGGAAGCTGATGGGGCAGTTAAACTCCAGGAGTCTAATGACAACATCACCTGGATCGATATACTTACCCTGACACCCATGATTGGTAACGTGTATTTGATGCTGTCGATGAACAACTCGGGGAAAGTGTATGCTCCTAAATTGACCCTTTACCCATGATAGCACTTGACTTTGAAGGTAAGATAGCCGTCTTTTTTGGAGATTCCATGACGGAGGGGTATCTGGCCGGTGGCTACGCCAATCGGTGGAGTAGCTTGTTATGTGCGGAACGAAACGGCATCGAAGATAACCAGGGTGTGGGTGGGGCATGTTTGCAGTCTACAGTTTCCACCCTGGGGTGTAATCGGGCCTGGTTTGACGTTGAACTGGTGCCTGAAAAAACTTCGGCTCATGGCCGACTCTTTTTAGCCTACGGAACCAATGACCTGTTAATCAATATTACGAACCTGCTTAACCCCACCAATTTTAAATTGACCTTAAACCGTGCTGTACTGGGCTGTATAGAAAAGGGGTGGCAGGCGGAAGACATTGTCATTCATACGGGCTACTGGTTTCCGAATTTGGGATTTTCAGTCGGGGAGTGTGGGGTTACCCAGGCACCCACCCGGGAAATAGCGGATGCCTACGTACAGGCTGCTATTGATGTTGCCAGGCAACAGCACTGTGTGCTGGCCGATGTTTACCACGCCATGCAGCTGGCCCCCAACCTCAATCAGATGTCAGCGGAAGGGCTCCATATCAATCAGGTGGGACACCGCTTTGTAGCCGATTTTCTTAAAGCTCTCGATTATACCCCCGCTAGTGATGTTATCACCCCTCCGGCGGGTTCTTTTGCCGTACGGGGCCGAATTGCCCGTTTGGGTTAACCCTTCCTTACATGACTACCACACAGCTTACCAACATGCTACGCTGTGCACAGGCCCGAATAAACCAGCTGGAACAAAACCAGTCAGGTGGATCCGGTCTGATCACGGTGACCACGCTCCAGGATGCCACTGACTTGACGGTCACCCGAGCTACCCTGGTTTATATCCTGGAAACGGATACTACCTACCAGAAAACACCAACCAGCCTTAAACCACTGGTACTCGATCTATCCAACATTTAACTATGAAAAAGTATCTTGTATTACTGGCCCTGTTGTTAACCGGTCTGCCTGGATTTAGCCAGGTAGGGTTTCGGGAAAATAACGGAAAGCTAGAATACCGTCCTAATGTAGCAACAGCCTGGAAGACACTGGTTGTAGCCGGATCGACAGGGCAGTTCAACAGCCTCACCGTTGTAGGTGGCTTGAATCTCGGAACGGCAACGACAGCCGCCATGGGGGGTAGTGCTACCCAGCTAGTCATCAATGATCAGACATCAGCTCAGGCTGGTATTACGATACAGGCTGGTGGTAACAGGAGTATTGTGTTTCGACACGGGGCCACCAATGGGATTTATCTAGCGGCTAATACGGGTAATTTCACGGTAGCTAACTCGTTGTTCCCAGGTGTTGACAATGGCTACGACTTCGGTAACTTAACTACTCGCTGGCGGGATGCTTTTTTCAGTCGGGACCTAACGGTTGATAACCAGATTTATTCCCAAATATTCCGAGGGAAAACAGGTCTAACAACAGCATTCAGAAATTTCGGCAACACGGGTTACATGGCTATCACCGATGCAGGTGTTGTTAACTTCATCAGTACGGGAGCTGTTACGTTTAATCAGCCTATTCAGGTCGGCAACGATGTTTATCCACCAACTGATGGAGGTGGGAATGTCGGTATATCAGGAAAGGCATTTGGTGGTGCAAGAATAGGCACTGTATTTACTGAGGTATTAAGTGCCAGAACTGGTAGTAGCGGCATTTTATTCAGAAACAACGCCGTTAATGCATTCTCAAAAATGCAGGAAAACGGCGGCTGGACATTCGGTTCTACTACTCAGGTATCTAGTACGAACATTGCAGAATTTACAGGCAATACGTACACCAATGGCATAATTGGCGGTCCCGGTTCACTAAGCCTAACAACTCGAAACCATTATTTCGGTAGTACGAATAATGCCGGACAAATAAATTTTGCACGTGGGAATGACGGCTCCTATCAAGGTACTATCGGCTATGCAAGTGCAGCATCAACAGGAGGTGACTTTGCAATTAATGCAAATGGAGGGAATGGATTAGTTACTATAAACGGTGCTGCATCTGGTGTTCGCTTACAACAAGCAGGAACCAATGTTTTAATTGCTACATCTTCTGGCATCGATGTAACAGGGAAATATACATTAGGAGGTGTTGATTTAGCTAAAACTCCGGGCACTAATAACTTATTTCTAGGTGGCAATGGAAATATAACATTAACCGGGGCTGGAAACACTATTGTAGGTAGTAGTGCCAGTACAGCACTAACAACAGGAGCATTTAATACAGTTATTGGAGAATCAGCACTTCAACAAGTAAGTACTGGTGCCAATAATACAGCAGTAGGTAGATCAGCAGGATTTAATTCTATCTATGCAACTTTAAGCAATAACACGTTCTTAGGGTATAATGCAGGTCGAAATGTTGCTGCTGGATTTACTGGAAGTAATAATATATTTCTTGGTGTAGATGCCGGTAATGGAGAAACGGGAACACAGAATAATACGCTGTTTTTGGGTAACAGTACTACTCCTATATTTCTGAAGAGTTACGGGGGTGGTTCATTTCTTGGTGGAGTACGTGGTTCAAACCTAACAACAACAAACACCTCTGTTGCTACTACGTACACGATCGACATGTCCCTCTCGGACAACGTGTACCACTACATTACAATCACCGGTAACACGACGATTACCCTGACGAACTACACAGCTGGTAAACACCTATACCTCCGCGTCAAGCAGGGAGGAGCCGGAGGCTATACACTCACCCTGCCGGCAGCCATCCGATTCCCTGGCGGTGCTACTGTTGATCTCAACACCGCTGTAGATGGTGTCACTGTGTTCGACATTGTGGCCAGCTCGACTACCGAACTCGACGGATTCTACTCGAAACAATAATGAAGCATTTCCTGAAAAAACTCGTCGTCTGGATGTTTATCCTGATGACGTATATAGGTACCTGTTCGGCCCAGCTGTCAGGTACAATCAGCCAGTTTACTCCGAGTCTGAATTTGTCGTTCACCAATACGGAGACATTAGATTCTCGATTGACATTTACTCGAAACAGTATCGGTACTCGAACTAATTCAACAGGGTTAATCGAAACTGTAGCGGCTAACCAGCCTCGATTTGATTACGATCCTGTTACGTTGCAGGCGAGGGGGATTTTGATTGAGGAGTCGAGGACGAATCTGTTTCTGCGCAGTGAAAACTTCGCGAATGGGACCTGGACAAAAGGGGGTGGTGTTGCAGTTGTTACGGATAATGTCGAAGTATCTCCTACAGGCACAACTAATGCCGCTTTGTTTACTACTAATACCAGTAAGCTACACTGTTTTGTTCGACAGTCTCTAACCCTAACAAATGGTGCAACCTATACCGTTTCTGCATTCGTAAAACGGTATAACTACGATTATGTCGGCCTTAGGGTTGCAAGTACAGGGACTCACGCCATGTTCAATTTGACTACCCTTACTTGGGGTGGCTCAAACCTATCTTCTTACCAGTCTTACGGTTATCAGTCTGTTGGTAACGGGTGGTATAGAATATGGGCAACCAGAACCATAACAGAAGCTACAGGCACAAATGTGACAGGAGTTTGCCTTGTGGGTACAAGTGGTGAAGAGGCACCGACAAATCTGTCAGGCGGTGAAGGGCTATATTTATTTGGTGCTCAACTCGAATCAGGCGCATTCGTAACCTCGTACATCCCCACAGCAGCGAGTTCGGTTACAAGATCAGGTGATTTATGCCTATTAAATAACCTCAATTGGTTTAATCCCTCGCAGGGTACCTGGATTGCTGAAACGGTGCTTGGCCAAAGAGTTACGGCCAGAATTATTGGCTATGATGGTGCGAACAACTTCTTAGGGATCCGATCAACAGGTCAACAGGATACTGAAAGTTACAATGGGACGGCTTCTTTTACTAAGCAAGGGGTTACGAGTACAGGCACCGTTCGGCACGGAATGAGTTATTCGTCTTCAAATCGTGTGCTTACGCGAGAAGGCTTAACACCCAATACTAGTGCAACAAGTATCGGTTCAGTTACCCAGATTTCCTTAGGGTCAAACCCGAACGGAACAAACAATCTCTGTGCCTGGATTCGAAAGGTCGTTTATTATCCCCGTCAAGTCAGTAACTCTCTTCTTCAATCACTCACTCAATAACTGCCGATCTGGTCGGTAACCTCTCCCTTTAACCAATTACCATAATGTCTCCAACCCTAGTACTGGACACGGTGGAAATGCTCCGTGCTAACTGGAAATTCCTGTCCCCTGAACAGATTCAACAATTGCTCGATGATGAAATCGTTGACATTGTCGTTGAAGCCGACACCAATCAGCGTGTTATAAGCCGAACGTATACGGGTCAGGCCGTTGTTCGATCCAACTACCGATTCCTGGCCACGGGAGAAATCATTACCCCGTTCGTGGACTGGCTCCCCAAACGAACATTGAAACCAGAAACGATGTACGCCGTAGCTGGTCTGATCATGCAGCTTGAACCGGATGTTCTAGCAGATGTCATTGTGGCTAACGGGGGCACCATGCCGGAGTTTAAGCCGCCTATTGTTGCGGTAGTCGAACCAGAATCTGAGCCTGAACCGACACCAGAGCCGCAACCCCAGCCCGAGGAGCCTGTAGAGGAACTGGCAGAAGAAACCGATCCATTGGATGAACCATTCGATGAAGATCCAGGGGACGGTGAGCCTTCGGAACCTTCTGTTCCTGAAGAAGAAACCATCCCGGAATCCGAACAAACCCCAACAACCGGTAATGAATAAGTCTTTCGGACAACTCTTCCTATAACTTATGTTGGATTGTTCGGCTTACCCACTGCGTCTATGAACACCCCTGCTTGCCTGTTGCTCCGACCCGGACAGGTCGATAAATCCCCGGATGGTTTATATCGGCTAATTATTGAACTCCTCAAAAAGGTGTTGGGCCTGGAAGAAACCAGGCCGACTGTATCCGTAACAACCACTCTGACCAGTGCCCGTACTATGGTGATTGAAGGCCAACCCGCCATTTTTATTCTGACCGAAGACGAAGACTTTGGTCAATCCCTAACCTTTTATGATGGGGAAAATTATTATGCTTCCCCTCTGGTCGCCCGGACATAATGACCCCAATCTTACCCCGTTATGTAGCCGTCCAATATCCAACGTATACTGAGGATCGTCAAGGGCAGAGTCGGCAATGTTTCTGGCTAGTAGAATCCCTAGTAATTACTTTATCAACAGGGTTAACTCTGACTATACCAGCTGGGTTTTGTACCGACTTTGCCTCAGTGCCAAAACTTCTCTGGTGGATCTTTCCTCCGGTTGGGGACCACATTTTAGCGGATGTAGTCCATGATTATCTGTACGCTTCCCATCTGCTAAGCCGGGCAGACGCGGACCGGGAATTTTTACTCCTGATGAAACACCTCCGACCCTTGCCCCGAAGCTGGGTCGATAACCACCTTCGCTACCTGGCTGTCCGCATTTTTGGCCGGGGGCCTTACGCCCGAATGGGCCAACTTAAACGATAATGGCAAACATCACTGAAGACTCACTAGCTGGACTTGTTACCCAGTTAAGTCAGCGGGTTGCCACACTGGAAGCCCGTCAACAAACTAATCAGGTAGGTTCCAGAGGCCCCCAGGGGCTTCCAGGAAAGACTGCTTATGAACAGTATGTCGAACACAACCCAGGGGCCAGCTTTTCTGATTACCTAAACAGTATACAGGGACCAGAAGGGCCTACTGGTCCACAAGGGCCGGCAGGGGAAAGCATTCCTGGTGAACCAGGTCCTGCTGGACCTCCGGCTAAATTAACTATTGGAACAGTTTCTACCCTGGCTCCGGGGGCTCAGGCAACGGCTGAAGTAACGGGTACCCCACCCAATCAGGTACTTAGCTTGGGTATTCCAAAGGGTGATGCCAGCCTGGTGCCGGGTCCAAAGGGAGATACAGGAGCTACGGGTATTGGGGCGTATTCAACCCTAGCAGCCGCCTTTACCCAGCCAGCCGTGATGGGTGCCTTGGCTACCGTTTCTTTGGCAACAAATGTTTGGGTTGCTCAGGGAATGAACCTCTACATCTTCAATGTGGCCACTGGATCCCCCGGCGGCTACTACAAGGTTGCCGGTAAACTGGGTACACAAACGGTTTATCTGCAACGAACCAGCTCTATTGGTATGGGGGCGGGTAATACCATAGCTCCAGGATCGACCGTAGTGGCTGTAGGCGAAAAAGGCGAGAGCAATTTACCAGTTGGGAACCCGGGGGACATGTTGTTTTATGTAAGCGGCAGCTGGGTGCCCGTTAGCCCCCTAGTTATAACCCAGGATCCCACGGCTACTGATATTGTCAATGGGACCTTTCGGTTAGTCAAAAACACAAGTGCCGGCTGGAGGCGATTGTATTGGAACGATGCCGGCACCTTATCGTACATTTCCTTCACATAATTATGAGCGAGTTAATCAGTATACCTGCCCCTACGCTTCCTGGATCTGCCCAGGACCGTATAGTCATCAACGACTATTTTATGATCAATCGGTATGGCGAGTTGATCCAGCGAACCGAATGCCACCCTTTACTGCAAACCGGGGAAACGTATCAGGCTGCCGCCCAAAACCTGAACTATGACTCGGCCACTCGTCAGGCCTACCTGGCCAGTTCTCAGCCCATTGTTGTATTAACCACAACTCAGGAATCGTTCGTCAATGAGGTGGGGGATCTTGTTGAAGAAGGGACTCCTGATGCCATCTCCCAGAAAGCCTGGTTCCAAAGCCTGACGCTGGGTAAACTTCGGGACATGGGAATGGTTATCTCCGATAATACGACACTGTGGGAAATCATCCGATCATTCCTGCTGCGGGAAATGAACCGGTCCGTAAGCCGAAATAAATATGGGGGTTACGTTGCCCCAACACCAGAGCCGGATGAGACTCCTGGCGAAACTGAAGCCTAATCCACACACCCATGCAGATCTACACCCAACGTAGCCAGTTAACAGCCCTGACCAAGGATCAGCTGGCTGATATTATCATCAAACAGGCTAATGTACTGGCCATTCCCGAAGTAGCCGTTTTCCTGGAAGACGGGGCTGTTCGAAACAAAATCCGTCGTCTAGCCAACTGTACTGTTTTTCCGGGATGTATTAAGGTGGAATAGGTACCGACTTTCGGGTACTGGGGTCAGCAGGTTTTTGGTGTATTTTTGGGTTCTACTTGTTACGACCGATTGTATACTAAAAACCTGCTTTATGGCCCAACAGCCCACCACCATTCATCGTACCTCTACCTGGAACAAAGAGGATCAGTTTACCATTTCGGGTAGTCAGCTCCAGACAATTATGGACCTGGCCGCCGTATTCCGTCCTGTTGTTTATCTGGCGGACTCCCTACTACTCTCTGGGCAGAAATCCGGCATTATTAAGGATACCCTGGTGGATGAAAACGGTAATACCATTGATCCATCCCAACTTGATGCTCAGCTACGAGACCTGGCTGGCTTATTTAATCCAAACGGTTAACAACCGGTAGCTCATGTTCAAATACCTTTCCCTTTGTCTGCTGCTGATCCTTCCCCTTTTGTCGAAGGGCCAGTCAAGCGGTTTTCCCACTACCTTACTGAATACCGTTCGAACCGTCAACTATACCGAAGCTGAACGGATACGTATCGAAGGACTGGACCTGGAGACGGCAGGTCTTACCTATCCCACAGGTTTTCCGGCTTCTACTACCACAACTGTCGCCAATTCATCCACCTTATCGTTCGGTACGTTTGGTAGTCCGGTTACCGTAGGTGGTTTCAATCCACCCATTACCAAAAAGTGGTATATCGACCACTACACGTTAGGAACAACCATCCCCGTATTCGCCCGGGTGAGTATGGGCCGTCCCAACTCGGGAGATCTTCAACTCTATACAGGCAGCAATAGCTACCCAGCCAATGCCGTCATTTATGGCGGAGATGGTGCCATTTCCCTTCGACTGCAGGGCAAGACGGATACAACCCGGCGAGGTGCTTTGGGTTTTGGTGTTCATGGTTATACGGCCAGTGCTGACAATGACTATGAAGCTCCCTACCATCTGTATATCTATGGCGATTCTAATACGGAGGGTACATCCGTAGCCGGCATTACCTCTCGATGGGAAGTTTGGACTTGGCGACTCAAGGCTTACTTTAAAGGTAAAAATCAACCAATCCACCTGGTCGACAAATCCGCTGCTGGACAAAGCTCTGTCTTATTTGACAAGATCAGGGGAGGAGGACGGTTACAAGGGATCAAAGATCCCTCCCTGGGCCTATGGGCATTAGGAACCAATGATTCGGATACGGCTGCCTACCGTGTAAATCTGAATAGATTTATCAATGACTGGCTAAAACAGTATGAGGCCCCCTTGATTATCCTGGGACCTGGTCCTCGTTCAGCCGGTTCATCGGGTGAAACCCTGGCAGGTTATATCCGGGCCATTGATGCCCAGGTTGTTGCTCAGTTTAATCAGCCTTCAAAAGTAATGTACCTCAATCTGGGATCAGCTTTTTCCAATGTAGGCGATACGTATTTCACCACAACAGACTCGTCGACTTCCGGTAACCGGGTTCACTGGAACGTTGCAGGCCAGCAGGCCATTGCAGAGCTACTTATCGGTTTTCTCGAAACCCGTTCGTTTCGGTTGACCGGTTCCTGAACCCAATTAAAATAAAAAAGGAAGTGGGGCTATAGCCACTTCCTGTTGTTGTCTCAAAAGGGTCCTTATACAGGACCCTTTTTCTGTTTATAGTGCACTACCTAGTCAGCCGCCAGTAACTGAATCTTGGCTTCATCTAACAATCGGCAAATTGCCTCGGGGTCCATTCTTCCCTCAACACGAACCTGGAGCTTAGTAATCTGGTTATTTCTACCCGTACTGCACTCAACCTGAATGGTATCCTCCTGTGACCTACTATCTGTTTTAGTATCGTTGCCCATTGTTTTAGTTGTCGCTTTGAACAAATTTAGCTAATTCTGCAGGAGAGTATTGCACAGATTTGAGTATTTTTTCGTCTTCTGTACGGAGTATAACTGTTTGGTTACCAGTTGTTACTGACTTGGTTTCTATGCCCTTTGAACGATATGATTCGATGGTATCGGTAACCTCCTGGTCAGTGATGCAGAATTTGCTCATATTTGACCGTTGAACTTCACGGAAAGCGGGAACAAAGACAGTCCCCATGCCGAACTCTAAAACGGTGCCTGTCAGGATATATTGCAAATCGGCCAGGGCGTCCAGGACCTTAGTTAAATTTCCTTCCCGGAGTGCTTCAATGTATTCGTCCAGCTCTTCCTGAAGCAGTCTTGCCCGTAACTCTTGCCGGGCCACCGATGGAAAAGCCGGACGGGATAGAAAGGGTGTCTGACTTGCCTGGTAAAATTCGGTAACCAGGGGTAAATAGGGGTCACTAGGTAACAGTAATGGGTAATCCATCTCGATAAATTAGGTATTAACAAGTTGATTTAACATCCGGTAAATTACTGCCAGCCGGCTCTGGGTGGTTTTGTTTCTCACTTCATATCGAAGTTTAGCCAGTAACCCGTTAATCTGATCCCGTTGCTGATTTGTGGGATAGGGTTCCAGATCGGGATGGCTTCGGTTCCGGTAGAAGGTATGAGTACGGTACGTGTCGGAACTGTTTCTTGCTTTTTCACCATCAACCAGGTATCGATTCAGTTTGACTATACCGTGGTTTATTCGAATACTCACGATATGTTTCCAGACATCGACAACCACATGTTCACTTACGCCACGCCGGGTCAACCGATATACCGTATCACCAGCATTTAGGGGTTTAACGACTGGCTTACGCATGGATTAATTGTTGGAGCTGGTCTCGAATCAAATCGGGGTTAAACCGTTCTAACAAACCATTAATGACCGTATACGATACCCGGGGCCGGTTCCAGTATTCATAAACTTCCAGTGCCTCCACCGTAGAGAAGGCCTTGTAGTTAGGATCTGTTAACCGTTTCTTGGGCTGTTCTTCTCCCGACCAGTCTTTGGTAAAACATTGCCGGGCTACCCATTTGTCCCGTTGCCAGTTATGCATGCACTGTAACCAGTATACGGGCTGTTCCGGATCCGTAATGGCTACTCCATCCTGAGTAGTTAATATCACGGTGGGTGTAGCTACATCAATTTCCTGCCAGAATTCGGGAAAGGTTATACATTCTCTAAATTCTCGCTGACTAGCCAAGTAGGGGGGTGCGTTCAGGCTTCCTGTCCAGGCATATTCCCGTATTGTATTTTCAGGAGGTGAACCCGGGTATGTTTTGGTTAGTTTAAATTGTCTTCTGTTCATAGAGTTGTATTACCCGGTCAGAAAGACCAACCGGGTATATAGTAGTTATGCCGCCTGGTTGGCTGCTTCGGAAAGCCTGCCGGCATTATCTACAATTCGTTTGTTGAATAATCCGTGTAATAAAAGGGTATAGACCTCCACGTCCCCACACTTTTCATCGATCATGGCCTGAGTCGGAGTAATCTGACGGTTTTCCAGATCCAGCACAATATCCCGAAGGGAAATGATCTGTTTGGAAACCAGTCCCCAAAGAGCCCGTTCGGGGGTCTCCATATTGAGCCCTCCAATGGATTCGAAGTTGTGCCAGCGATTGTTGTTGCGGACGTATTCCCGGGCTTTGACAATGAGGATATGCCGGATCTGATTGAGCTGTTTGTCCAGGAAGACATTGAAAGCATCATCCCCCGGTACTGAATCCACCACGGCTTCCATGGTTGCTACGGCAGAGTATAAATCAACCTGGGTGCCGGCTGAAACCGTATTGATGGATTGGGTAACGTCGGCAACTGGGGGTTGATCAATGGTGTTTAGCTGGAAGAGCGGTACTGGCCGGAAATACTCTTCCTCGAATGGCAGTTTGACGGCAATTCCGTACTGACCTCTAATATTAAATTCGAGGTCCTCTTTTCGCTGGGTTAACTTGTAGACCAGGTTATTTACTACAATAAATGTCTGAGCCCGGACCTCCGTCGAAAACAGGGTGACTTCCTGTCGTTGCCGGTTAAAATGTTTTTTATCAACGAGGCCAAAGTCGATTTCCTGGCTGACCAGGTAGGGTTGCCAGTTGGTCAGGAAATCTTCCTTGGTTGCAATCTGATTAGTCGTCATAGGAGATGCCGATTTGTTCGGCAAATTGAACAAATACGTCGGTGTCCAGGCTAATACCCTGACGTACGTATTGGAGGGGATGTGACAGTGTCCAGACGGCATGGTCCGGGTTGATTGCGCTATGCCAGCTCTGGGCATCGGATCCGAACAGAATCCATCCAAGACCTGGACGATTGTTTAAAATAGTTACGATTTGCTGGGTAAATGGTTTCCAAATACTCAGGTGGGCTAAAGGGGATTTGTTACCGGTAAGTCCCGCCTGTAACAAGAAAACACCTTGCTGGGTCAAATTTACTAAATCTCCCCGTAATTCCCAGTTAAACGAGAGATTTGCTGTTTTTCGTATACATTCCTGGATTAAACTAATTTCTACCGATTTATACAGTGAGGATTTTGTCCAAAGCCTGCCCCCGCCGTCTATAGCCCATAATCGTCCATTGGCTAAACCTGGCTGATTTAACGGACCTGGCCCCATCCAGACACCTTTGATTTTTTGCAAGGGCATCAGGAAAGCAGCAAACATCTGGTGGACATCCGGAAAAACTGTCTCCTTTTTCCGTAACTGGGAGATGTCCCGGAGAATCTGTTTGAATTCGTCGGTATGTAGGTAGTCATAGAGGGCCGTATACCAACTGCCATGAAACCGGCTGAGTAGTTCCCAGTCATAGTTAGAAATGGGAGGTAACTGGTTCATGTCCGAATCTGAATGAGCCAGGCTCATGTGCGGATATTGGCCGGCATCAGTACAGCCGCAGAGCTCTTCCAGCAAAAAAGCAGGGTAGAGGATGTTCTTGCGGACCGAGGCATCGACCAGCATTACATTCTGACCTTGCCGGGCAGCCTGCTGCAGATCTCCAACTGGCAATCCAGTCCAGCGGTCTCCAACCAGGTCGGCTCGAAGGTAGGTAACGTTTTCGGTCAGGGCTGTTTCCAGACTAAGCATGGACCAGGTCCGGACTGGAGATCCACCAGTAAAATCCGGCTACTTGTTGGCGGGTGGCCGGTAGCTTCTTGACGTACAGCAGATCTCCACTGACTAATTTGTGCTCATCGACGTTGAACCAGTCAGCGGGTTTAAATCCGTCCACTTTACGATCCTGATCCTCCCGATCCCCGTAAAACCGGCGAAGTAGGGGGTTGATCTGTCTACGTTCATTTTCCGTAAGGGGCCGGCGACGGGACACTTGTTGGGTACTTGACATAATTGGTATTATTGGTTGTTAGTTTTTTCAGGAAGATTAACCGGGTGGCATGTCCAGTCACCGTATCCGAAACCCTGGTACTGAAGAACACCTTCGGTAATATCGAGCATCCCTTCAGGTTCCAGTCCGTATAGTTTGGCTCGGTCCTCGTATCCAATGGCAAATTGGTATTTCAGATGCCCTCTATAGGTGTTTTGTGCATACGAAAGTGGTCCTATAATTGGTCCACAGGAGCCCCAGTCTTGTTTACGTTGACGGTCTAGTTCAGAAACAAAACCGTGAAATAAACCCAGATACATACCCATGGGAAGTCCTTTGACATCTTCTCCGTAAATCGGAATGCCTTCGGCAAAGACTGGGGTAGCGATTGGAATAAAGGCATTGGCCAACAGGAACAGTTCCTCTTCACAGAGATACTGGATTTCTATGTCATCCATGGCTCCAAAGAGATGGGGAGTGCTGTAACTGACTGACCATGTTTTATCCTCATTCCGAAATACACCGTGTACTGTCCACCCGTTTTCAAACACGATGGGAGAGAGGTCATAACTTCCCTGGTCTTCTTTTTCGAAATGGTTAACCAGTAGCTCAACAATCAATTCGGAAGTATGTGTCATTCTAGTTGTAAAACCACAATCCGGGATGGGGTATCATTTTCCCCAAGTAACCCCAGTTGTCGAATGGTCATGTCCAAAGCATGCTTTGGGGAAAGAGGGAGGGAGTAGCCAGCCAATTGATTGGTTTCTCCTTGGATCCATACAGATCGTAAATCTGGTTTATCCAGAGATCCGAATACGGCTTCAGCCACACCGGGCTTACCAACTTCACCAATAAGTTTGGTAACCCGTTTGGTAATCCAAACATACTGATTCTCACCAAATGGCCAGGTAAAGGAGAATATACTGATTGAAGGATCTTTTAACCCAACGTAGACATCATAGACCTCTGTATTATCAAATATGGGAATAAGAGCAAATAAGTGACTGGTTCCATCTGGATCTTTACAGTCAAGATAAAAGGCAGAGTTCATCCAGATAGAGTTTGGGTTGGTTTTTCCTGGGCATCCGAAAGGTGTGACCAATGGATCGTTCCAGCTTGGCGTATTCCAGCAATAAATCAGGTCGAAGTTTTCCAGCCCGTTTCAGATCCGAATCCTTGGCCATGATACAGAAGCTGCACGAACACCGCTCCATGCCGGCGGGATAAACCCAGTGAAAATTCCAGCCTTTGACGGCGGCTACGGGGTCATATTCCCAAATTTCCTGACGTTCAACTAGCTCCAGAACAGTATGCCCCCGGCTTGCCCAGACATCCTCAATTGTCCAGTCCAGAATTGGATGCCAGGTATAGGCTGTACGGAGTGTATTGGTCTGCCGGGTATTAAGTTTCCAGGTTGGTTGTTTGGAACGGGCTGCGGATTCCTGGGATCGAAGACCCAGACAATCCACAATGATCGGAATATTGCGTTCATTGGATAGTTTCCGGGCCAGCTTGGCAACGGGGTCACGTTTTAAATCGGACGTACACTGCCGGTTCTCAGGAGACGGCCACATGCCCCGGTTGTTAACCATATCAAACAGCGTTTTGTGGGAGCTGATGACGTGGAAATCATGTCCGGGCTGTAGATACGTTTGAATATGTTCGATGAGTCCAGGCCATTCGATGTGGCCAAGGGCGACATGGACAACGATTAATTGGGGGGCCGGGATAGTCCTGGCCAGATAATCGTACATGGCATCACTGTCCTTCCCGCCAGAATGATTTGCGATGAACAGGGCACCCGATCCGATAAGATCATCCAGATCGGTTATTTCTGCCGGTTTGAGCACAAAGGTAATTATTTATTGATTAGTTCTACCGGTTTTTCGGTATTTATCCGGTGTTAGCCAGTTCTTCCTGCTCTTTTAGGATTTGAGCAGCTTCCTGGCGGGCACTACTTTGCAGATCAACATGCCCACAGGGATTGGTCCAAATGTCAACTAGTAGGACCTGTTTTCCGTCATAGTGGTTCACTTGCCACCGGTTGAGACCCCTGGGACCCCCGCAAACCGGGCAAGTGTTCCCGATTTCAAACCGGGATACCTTGACCCCTTCCGTCACCGAGCGGTCCGGAATATTAACAATCATAAAGAGTGTTGGATTAAACGAGCACCAGGGCCAGTTGACCGTTCTGTTCAGGAGTAAGAACACTGCCGTATTGCTCGGCCAATTCCTCCTGAGGAACTGGTTTAATAGGTACCAGATTGGATGAAGGGGTTTGTTTTGAATCGGGTTTGTAACTTGGATCATACCCTAGCCAGTTTTTACCTTCTGCTGCCGTCCTGTTGAATCGTTCCCAGAGTTTATCATCTTTAAAACGGAGGTGGATCGTACCTTTCAGATAACAGCGTATCCAAAAGAATTCGGTTTCGGTCTCAGCTGTTTTGCCGAACGGAATGGTATTAATAATGTCCTCCATCCGGGTTATTTTATCCCAGTCACGGCCAGTCAGGTAACACATCACCTTTTCGATGTCTCTGAATTGATCCGAGTAATTCCAGTTGATACGAAACATTTGCGGTTGAGACCGGTATTCCCGGTTTTCTGAACTAATGTATCGTGGTAACACAATCCGTTTGTTGACTTTCCAGGCATCATTGGTTTTCCAGCCAGCTACCATCATACGATTCTCATGGTAGTACTTGGTACACTGATCAAACACTTCCACCACGGCCTTTTTCATAATTTCGTGCCGGTTGGTAATCAGCATCTGCACTAAGGCAATGATGTTTTCTCTGGTCAACGACATGCTTCCCTGGGTTTGCCGGAATTTTTCGAAATCCTGTTTTACCTTGTATGTCAAGTATTTTTCCACACTGAGTTTACGTAGGATGCTGGCCCAGGCGGCACCACCATACTCCTGAATGAATAGGTTGTATACATCATTCGTACTCCTACCATTTTTAAGGGCATTGTCGGCAATCTCAAAGATATTCTGGTCAATGAGATGATTACCGTAATAACTCAGCTGATTACGGGCTTTCAGCAGCCCAACAAACATCTCCTTGGTTTTCTCAAACAGATCCAACATGGCCCCGATTTTGTCTTCCTTAATCAAGGTCGTTTCTGCACTGTTTAGGTCGAATGATAAATCAACCGGCTTGTCCTTCGAGCGTAGATGGCTAAAGTCAAGCAGCGGATCAGATTCGGTTTTTTGGAGCCGTACCAGAGCAATATCGATGTCGGTTTTTCTCAGTACGTTTAACTCATCGAAGACGGGTCCGATATTCTCAACCGTGCCATGCTGCTCAATAAGTGCCACTAATTCCTGACGCCGTTTGGTATAGGGATTATTAATGGTTTCCCAGTTCAGAAGACAAACGATGTCACCGTTCCGCATGATCTCCCAGGCCTTGAGTAGATGGGCATCTCCGTTCGAAAAAGGTGGGTTCATTACAACCAGATCAAACCGGTAATCACCCTGATAATCCAGAAAATCCGGGCCTAAAAACCGGTAGCCCTTCCCTTGAAGGGTGAATTGCAGCTCGGGATCGGATTCCAGGCAGTACAGCTTGTTGCGAGGTACACGGTGTCTGGTACTGTTTAGATAATCCAGTATGGCCCCGCTCCCTGCTTCGGGGTCCAGAACGTGTTTGTCATCAAGTCCTTTGTAGGGTTCCAGCATGCGCCGTATAACGGCTTCTGGGGTGGGGTAAAACTCAGGGTTATTCAACATGGTCTGATCCAAATAGTTCTTTGAGTTGGTCCAGTGACAGTTTTTTAAAGGCTTCAACCTCACCTGGAAATTTTTGACTATTGTACTCGGTAATACCGGGAGTATCCAGTTTTACGTGTTCAGTAAAGTGCAGATCGGAAACGTTTCCTTTCCGGAAGCTCTCGTCTCCATTTAGGTCCTGTTGTTGGGTGACCTGTTCAACAGCCTCTTCCAACGTGTCTGCTTCCACAGCTACTTTGCCGTGAAATTCGAAATAGCAGGGAATAATGTATTGGGGCATCGTTAATAGTCAACTTCTTCCAGGTAAGCCTCCAGAAAATCTTCAAACTCTCCGGTTTTGAGTTCTTGAACTGCCTTGAAATTCATGTTCAAGCTCCACTCCGTATAAGCACTACCTAATAATTCAGCCAGTACTAGGTACATTTTACCAAATAGGTCAAACTGATATTCGGTCACTTTTAGATCCAGTTTGTTCAGATCTGTCTGGAGTTCCTGAAGGTATATCAGGTATTCTGTAAAGTCGTTACAGTCCCAGGCACTCATACATTCTCTCATCAGAATGCCGAAAGTGTCATCAAAGGTTGGCTTATTGTCACTTAACGTATACCAATAAGTCCATCCATTTTGAGAATGCCTGTCGGCAGACCGGGTTCTGAAATGTGGATTACTTTCAGGTAATTTATATTCCCGACCCCGAAAGAAAGCAGTTACCCAAACCTGTTTAATTTGATCTTCTGTGTATAGACTAGGTAGTCTTTCGGCAAGAAGAGATGTACTAAACGTATGTCTCGGATTTTCAGCCCGCCATTTCTCATACTCGTCTACCCTAAATATCCGGTACCGAAAGGGCATATACTGTAATATGAATTCAGTCGGTGTCATTTGGGCCAGTTGGTTTTGATTTCCTGAAGGGCTTCGATAAAAGCATCTATCTCCTCGATAGGAACACAGATTTCACAGGAGGCCGGTTTCCCCCGGCTGGTTAGTGGGACCATTTCTACCTGACGACTGTGGAGTACGGGTGTTAATTGAATACCCCTCGTGTTGCCGTTTCCACTTGTACCAGTATACCCGGCTGAGAGAACTCGGTTATAATTAACAGTTTGAACTTTCATAGTTAATCTGTTGTGTAGTGTTCCCGATCCTGATTGCCCGAGTACGATTTCCTGTCCTGCCCTATATTTACAGGATCTTCAGGGTGCATTATTTCAGGTTCTTGATATTTAGCATTGGACCATAGTAGGCTTGGTTCACCTCCTTGATTATCATCTGGTAAGGTTATTTCAATGCTTCCAAATGAACCGAGTTCTTGCGGTTCGGTAAGTTCTTCTGTATCCCATAGTGGAACACAGGGACCTGCCACTATACCTGGTTGACTAGCCCAATCATATCCAAGCGATCCGTCCCCTTTTAGTTTATTGACGGCTTCCTCCATATTGTCTGCTTCTACACTAACAGAATACCGGTGCCAGATCGTAACCCGTTCATCCCGGATTAATTCAAACACTTGTGCCATGCTTCCCCTTAAAAAGTTGGTTAATCTGGTCAAAGGCATCCTCTACTTCCTTGAAATACTGGGCAATAGCATCCGGTCTTTCGTAATAGGTAAGTGCCCGGCCAATGGTAGTATTGATGAAAAAATCCATTTGGGGTTGACCGTCTTGGCGATAATGCTCTGTATCAACTGTATACCAGGATACATCCCCTTTGTCTTTGGCATCCTTTTGCCATTCACGTGCCTCTTCTTCAGTTTCAGGGGACCACCAGATCGTAAAGGGGGTATCCAGTGTTAGCGGACCTTCAACAGGTTCAGTATGGGATTTTGGTTCATCCAGGTAGAGGTATCCTGAATCCAGAATTTGTAGTAAATGGTCCGTATCTATTGTATCAACGGACATCTTAAAACTTGCACCGTTTTGGCTACTTTCAGCCAGAAGAGACCCATCTGCCATTATACCCCATACCACGATGTCGTGGCTGTCTACATCTACTGGTTTTAAATTCAGTCCTGTGACGTGTGGTATATCTCGGTGGTTTAACTCAATCGGGTCATCATTGCCCATACCATCGATAAATAACACCCACTTTACACCAAATCGCCCCATCTGTATGAGCAGCTGGTGGAATAGATTGATTGCCCGAGGTTTTATATTGGCCCATTCAACTCGAAGGGCCTGTACATTTTGCCTGTTCATGGTAATAATGTTTGAGTAGCTCGTTTAATACGTTCCTCCGGTCCTGCTTTCCATCCTTCAATACTGGAACCCCAGTCTTTGTGCTCAACCACAAATCCCCGTTTATCTTGCTTAGCCTTTCCTTTAGCCAGCAGGCCCACAACAACTCCTTTTGGGTCCGTGAACCGCATATCGTTTTCCTCTCCGGAGATTACTGGATAGCCACCGTATTGGTAAGGAATGTAAGGGTGGAAGACAACCGCCACATTAAGACCGGAATCCAGTAATTTTTTACACTGATCCCAGTTGGTTTCCGATCTTGAAAAAGTCAGATGGTATTTGGTTCCGAAGTACTTATGGACCCAGTTTTCGATCTTCGTGTAGTCATAGTAGATCAGGTTTGAGAAGTCCAGAATGTTTTCCCCTGTCATGGTCTGAATCAATCGGACCCATTCCAGATCTGAGGTGCCGTTCAACCGAATAGCATATTGGGTGTTTTCCAGGATGGCCTGGATATTGAGAGCTCTGAGCTCATCCAACAATCTATTCAGGAAGAACTTCCGGTGGTGGATGAACACTTCGGTATTCAATAGCCTAGTCTGTACTACACTCGGCATCCGTCCGTGTCCCGCTGTAGACAAACAACCTGTCTGGCACCCTGGTGTTGATCCAGGGCACAGGTTAGTGCCTTTCGAATTCTGAGTAAAAGGGGATAGATTCAGGATGTAGCTTTCGACCGAGTTCTTGGCCAGCTTGGCATTATCATTCCCCGAGTGTAAGAGTTTCTTATCGCCCCGTAGCAGCTGGGCCAGCCGGTTGTCAATTGCTTCCTTGGTTATTGTCATCAACCACATTATCGAACGTATCACGTTCCAGACAACTCTCGACCCAATCCCGGTAACCGAGTTGGGTCTGGTTGTTGGCTACTTCGTATTTCCAGTCCTCCAGGGGGTATTGATCCTGGGGAGCTGGTGAGAGTGTTAGGCCTTCCATATCAGAAATAGTTTTCTATGAAATCGGCCATGTGGTCGAAGGTAGTTTGTTCCAGTGTACCATCCGGGTCGATCTTGTTTAGAAATTCTTCTGGTATACCCACTTGTTCCAGATGTCTTCTCCCGTACTGAGCCCAATCGTTTAGTTTAACAATCATATTTCGTTGTGTAGCTGTTAAGCCTAATCCTTCCAGAGTTAAACCCGGGACTTCCATGGTCATTCCGTTCTGCCTCTCATAGCGTTCAATCCACTTGTTTGGATACTTTAGATCCGCTAATACCCCCATGGTGCAGTGCCGGCAAATGGTAGCTTCTACGAATTTTAGATCCCCTTCCCACTTTATGTATTTACCTGACCGGAGGGCTGCCACCAGTTTGGTTTTTAACTCGGGATCCATTTTATCAAATTCCGCAGTCATAATTATTGTTGGATTTACCGGTTACCATAAATTAATCTGGCATTATTGAGATTTTGCCATCCAGTAGCGGCATCATATGGATACAGGTCTTTAGATGGCTTATTCATATATCCATATTTATTAACCACTAATCCAAAGGCTATTATTTGATCAGGAGTGGGTTTGATCCGCTTCATAGGGTAGACACTTTTTACAATAGGTTCCATTATCTGTCTGGACCAATTTGTCCGAATGGAATTCGTGACCGCATCCGTCACAATCATAGATGTCAGATTGTTCTTGCATGGTTGCCGTATATTTTACGAATCAGATTTCGTATCCATTTTGGCGTATTCCCCTGTAATTTCAAATGGGTCGTGTACTTTACCTGAACCGTATCGAGTGATTCCTGGAGGTCTCGATTGTGTAGCACTAATTGGCTGATTCTGGCTTCCTGTTCCGATTTTTGATTAAAGAATTCTCGTTTCTGTGTGTTTAAACTATTCCGTTCACGGTTCATATTATCCCGTTCCACCTTACACTGGTTGATAAGCCGTTCCATTTCCCGGATTAAGTCCCTAGTCTTATCTTGTAGGGCCTCTTCATTTTTGATTTCCTTAAATGAAAATCCGGAAAAAATAACCTCCACGGTTCGGGAGGCCTTAAAATCAACCAGGGCTTGGTATTCATCCAGGGGTAACGATATTGTTTTCATTCTTTGGGTGGGCTAAACAGTAATCGGATACAGCGGCCCAAACTATATCCTGTTTGGGTTTACCATCCACTATTAGGTACTCCTTGTCATCAATCCGGACAAACCGGGTATCGATAGTAACACGTGGTCGGGAACCTTCTGAATCCACATCGGCCTCAATCTTGTCAACAACAGCCATTAACTGCTGCCAGTCATACCGGAAGTTGAGTTTGTTTCGGATAATTATACCATAGCCCTGATCTGGTACCACCCAACCGGCTTGATGATGAAAAGAGGGTAGTTCATTTTCACGGACCAGTTTCCATCCAAGCCATTCGGCAATGGAAATGTCACGGGGATTTTCTTTACTTAATGACATGTGTGTTGTGTTTTAATAGTCACCTGATACCAGTCCTCCCTGAACTCGATACCGGGTGACTCATTTATTTTATTTTAACATAGCTGTCAATTCCTCAACCGATTTGCCCTTGAGGGTTTCATCCTCCTTCTCGGCAATCAGGGCAATGATCTTTTGGTTATGGGCCTTGATTTCAGCTGCTTCAGCTGCTTCCTGATTTTCAGCTACACGGGTAGTTAGTACCTCCAGGACTACATCAAATCGGAGCTTGGCCAGTTTATTTTTATCCGATGTTTTGGCCAGGAAGGATTTCTTTCCGGATTTCTCGTGCTCGGTCTCCAGTGCGACGGCCAATGCATCTAATTCTATAAGGGTAAGATCCCATAACTGTTCGGTGGTCAGGACTCCTCTTGAGGTTTGAAAACGTAACTTTAACTGACTGGCGGATTTGAAAATTTCCATGTGTTTTACTTGGTTTTGAATTGATTAAAATTGGATTTTGATAACTCGTTTGTGGCTACCCTGCAACCGGACAATCAGCTCGTCGCGGACCGTGGCATTGAACCCAAGACCGGATAGTTGGGAATCTGTGGATTCTATCAGGTTAGTTGCTCCCAAGACTTCCAGTACTTTCCGGTGCTGAGCTAATTCGGGAAGAAGGTTTTCGTTATGGAAACCTCGGATGGCTACCGGAGACTTACACCCATCCAGCATAAACAAATAGTGCTTGTTACCCACCTGGTTGGTTCCCCAGTGATTGGGAGATAAACAAACCAGGTTTACCTTATGGAACTGGTTTGTGGTAATACCATAAATCTCTTTGGAACCTGCTCCGGTTGCTGGTAGATGGTGCTTAATTGTGAATACACCCTTTGAAAGAGTAATTTCAGCCACAACTACATTACCAGATACCGGACGGTTATATTCATAGGTATATAGTTCCCCGTCAAACTCAATTTCGGCTTTGAAACCCTGGGAGTTTCGGGCTGAATATTGATGGACCCAGAATTTGTAAACACCGTCTTTCATCTTACTGAGATCTTTAAAGTAGATGTTCTCTACGGCTAGTTTACCCCCTGGGTACCTATTGTCCAGATCCAGTTGGCCTCCCAAAAGGGAATACCTATTTCCATCGTCCTTACGATACCCAGTACTGAATCCAATCCGGTCACTATCTGGTTGTTGACACCAGGCATCCAGATCGGATTCGTCTTTCCCAATTTCATTCCAGATCATGGAGAACCGAAGTACTCCATCGATCTTACCGCCGGCCGATTTTACAGCTTCCTTTATCTGGGATTTACCGGCCAGATTTCCGTTAAAGGTCCAGGAGTAATCATTATTCCACTTAAACAAGGGTTTTGTTCCTGCCTGAGCTGCGGTAGTTAGTGACACCAAGTTGCCGGACAGACGGGGGTTGAAAAATGCCTCGATACCCGAACAGTTTGGTAGAATATCCACCATAAACTTGTCGATGGGTACCGACTCGATACCATCAAACTCATTCTGTTTATGACGAGTAGCCGTGGGTTTGACACTATCAAAAATGGATACGGTTTTCAATGGGCTGGTACCCACATTACTATGCAGGATTTCGGACACCTTAATATCATCCATGGTAGCAAACCGACGGTTGAAAGAATCCGTGTATCCGTTTTCCTCCACAAAGAGACGGGCTTCCTCGATCTGTTTCCTGGTGATGGGAGCCGTAGCCTTCATGTAGTTGGCAGGATCGACCCTTTTATTCCAGGACTGGCAGGCTTTATTTAGCTCTTCCCCTTCAGCCAGGTCTGTACACAGCACTCCAATTAATTCATTGCGGAATTTAGCAAAGGGTAATTGGTATGATGTGGCCCAGCACCAATTATCCCGCTGAGCCGCCGGTAACTGGTCATATTCCCGTTTCAGAGGGATGATTTGTTCAATCTTGTACAGATGAGTTGTACCGTCCAGAAGAGAACCCTGTTGAATCAAATCCCGGACTAGTAGCAACGTATCCAGTGGAATTGTTTCCATGGCCCGCTGGAATACCTGTTTGGCATCCCGATAACCACTCATAATGGCCTCAATCGATTTACCAGTTTTGTCCACAAAAGCAGTATCGAGTTGAAGATGAAGGTGATTAAAGGTCCGGATTTCATTAGCCTTTACAACACCAAATTTGTCAGCCTCTTCCTGGGTATACCGTTTAACGTTACTAGCTACACCAAGCTGGAAGGTCGAGTTGTTTTTCGAACAGGGGGCATAAGACAGGTACTGAAGTTCTTGAAAGGTTTCAAAGAAAACATCTTCAATAACGGCACTCCGGATAGCTTCTGAAATAGCCTTGGCGGAATTGGCATATTCTGGATCAGCCTCCACATCAAACATGGTTTCCAGTTTGAAGTCGGAGGTTATGGCTACGATATTGCCATATCGCCGGATGAAGTTGTTACAGTAATTACAGTTATGAACACTACTCGCCGGATCCCGGAAAACAGGGTTGTCCTCTTTAGCGAAGGCATTAAGATACAAATCCCAAATCTGTTGACCCGTCAGGTTAGCCCGAAACAGTTTACCAGTTTGGGTCATTTGTGTAAACTTGTTCTGTATCTTTTGATTGAAATTCTTCATGGATTGGATTCTATCGTTTTCTAAACGGTATTGTTGTGCTGCATTAACCAGGCTACCCCCTTCGAGTGGTGCTCGTCAAAAAAGTGCCAAATATCTTCCCGATGAGTCCCTTTTGGCCAGTCCAAAAAGGGCTCATCGATCTCGTCATTCACATTAATGGGTGTATCACCCAACCAGGCCCACATCTCTTCCAGGAGTATATCACCCGGTTGTCCGACCGTGGATTGTTCTGAAGGGTTTAAAGCTGGAATGGACATGAGCAACAATGTCATTTAACTTACACTCATCACTTAAGGGAATTCCAAATTCCGGATCGTTTGATAAAATTTCAGCCAGCCCCCTTCCACATGGATCAACTCTTCTGACAATGAGTTCACAGTGTGGAGTTACCAAAATGTCTCCAACATTACATCCCCAAGGCAATACCATATCAAAATTTTTGATAAGGGCATCTGGAGAAATGGCTGGTAATGTTTCAGCTAATGGGGCTGCCAAATTTTCCAGAATTGGAGGCACGAATACCAGTGCCCCCAATCCTTTTAATAGGTCCCTACGATTCATTGACTGACTTTAACTGAATGGCATCGAAATCCACTCGTTTCACAATTTCCTCCCGGACAACTTCTTTGGCCAACTTGTCCACGTAGGTTGAGAATTTAATGGACTGTCTTCCGTCATATCCCCATTGGCTTGCTACGGATGGTATCTCCAGATAATCAAACACGGCCTTTTTGATCACTCTTTGCATCCAGGCCGATTCCAGTTCCCTTTCAACCAGTTGGGTCAGAATATGCCGGAGGTGTTGATAGAACAAATTCTCTACTGCAAGTCGACCAAATCCCAGTTCATTGACCAGGTAGTTTTTGAGATACTTATAAATACGACCAGACAACTGAGCAGGAGCAAGACGTTTTTGAAGTTCCTGTTCTACGGCATCCAGCTTTATCCGAAGAATCTGTGGAATGATCTCACCTTTTCGAACCAATAGATCTTTTTGGGCCAAATAAAGTGCTCCTGCTTTAACAAGTTCCCGGTTACGATCCCCAGGTTTCCACCATATCGGATCCCAAGGCCAGTCAATGGGAATTGTTGATTCTTGCATCAAAGCCCGGGAGGAAGGATGGGTAGCATAACAATCCGCTGCCTTTTCCAACTCGTGATTGACATACTGATTGTCATGATGGGGAGCGTAACCAAGTGCAGTGATTTGTCGGTTACGTTCGGCCAGGATTAACTCGTAGGCTAGATTCATTCTGATCGGCTAAGAGTATGTGAAACTTCCCGGAAAATTTGACTGCCTCTTTCAACCCCCACACGATCAATCAGCATTTGCTGATAATTACTGGAGTCCTGTTGATCCTTTTCCTGTTTCCGTTTACCCTCTTCATTGGAAGGATCCCGGTGTGTAGCCCTTTTGGCAAATAATAGGGACCAGGCTGCCAGTTCGTGGTTCGTGTATTGGTCAGCTGCCCCCGGCAGATACTTGTGCTCGTGTTCTGGAAACTCAGCCATTATTTAGTGTTGGATTGTGTTTGTCGGGAATGATCCCGTTATGGATTCCGTCGATTTCTTCGACAGCTTGAAGGTACCCTCGGTTCTCAGCAGCTCGTAACCGGTTACGTAGTTTGGTAATCCGACCCTTTTTTCGGGTTAGGGTTTCAGTTAGACCCTTTTTCTTTCCATCCGTGTAACCCTGGATATAGGCCCGGATAGTGGTCATATTGCCCACACAATGGGATTTAAGCACACCCCCAGCTGGTCCAGGGGTGTAAATTTCGTACCAGCATCTGCCTCTCCGATTTACTTCAAGGTTCAGTTTACTGGTCTCCAGTTGTTCCTGGAGTAAGGATAATTCATCCATGTATAAACAGTTTCTCGTATTCTGCCAGAATTACTGCACCATCAGGTAGAATCACCCCTGAATCAAGCAGCAACTGCCGAGTATACTGATTCCCTATTGGTAGTGGGTCCATATTTAAGGGGCACAGCGTCAAATCGGCAGCAGTCAGTTTTCGGCCGAGTTTGGTTTCCAGACAGTCCATACAAAGCATACCTTTTTTAGTGGGCATAATCTGAAACCAAACCTCATCCCGAACCATATAATAGTCCCGGTTATCGTCGAACGTGTCTTTGTTACAGCACTTGCAGAAAGGATCGACTCCATTTGAATAGGTTCGTTTGACCGGAGGAGGCTGCCGGAAAAACATATCTCCGATAGCCTCCTTGATTTGATCAATACTTGGGTTCATTATACCAGACTGGTTACCAACTGAACGGCTTTGGATTGTAGCTCCCGGCTGGTACCAAACAAATGGTTGTAGATGGTTGCATCCTGACTTTCCTTGTCCTTCACGTGGGAGGTGTAGTAAGTTACCCCGTTCATAAATCCATAAGCCGTTCCCAAGATGTCCTGTTGACTGGCTGGACCGAAGCAGGATTCCAGAATCCGGTTATAGGTGTTGAACTTCCGGGCCGATAGTACATTCTGGACATCAGCGCCGGTACCCAGGATGTTCAGTTCGGCCTGGTCACAAATCAATTGAAGGGCCAGCTGTTTGGTCTGATCATCCTTTAGTTTAATCTTCTGGAGTTGTTCAAACAGGCCCTGTTGTTCCTGGGTCACCTTTTCCGTCAGGGCCAGTACCTGCATTGCCTGGGCCATCTGGTTCTGGTAACCGGAAAGATGGCGAACCGTTAGGTAGTTGCTTTCCCCAGACTTCTTACGGCCCTTCATGTTGGCTATGGCAGCCGCAAACGTATTGGCACAGACAATCCGAACCGAGGTAATAAAGGCCCGGACTGAGCTGGACCCGTCATGGGAATTGGTGAATACCACGTACATATCGTGTGGATCCTTCCCATTGATCAACATAGGCTCCTTCATTTTGGCCGTAACGTAGATCACACGGCCATCTTTAAGTGCCCCGGCAGTTTCATACTGTACATTATCCTTGCCAATGACTGAATCAAAGAACCGGAAAGCCTCCGTATTAGGAATGACCTCGTATTTTTTACCCACAATCCCCAGGGGCTTGTGCGTATCGGTCCGTACTGTTGAGAAATGGCCCTCTATTTTCGTATAGGAGGTCTCAAACAGATCCGTGTCATCCTCCACAAAAATAGGTTTCTTGACTACCTCGAAATCCAAACCGGCTAGTTTGATAATGTCCTCGGAGGTATTGATTCCGGTGGTTACAGAACCCAGTCCATGCCAGGAGGTTAACTCATTTGACCAGGCGGCAGCTATACCGGTAGTCTCATCAATTGCATGTGCCATTAAAACAGTAATCTGAATGTTTCTGAATATCCAGGAGACCTGGTTAGAATTGCATGACATCACCCGGAATCCAGGTGTTTTCGGTATAGACCCCATTCTTATCTTGTTGGAGGTCTAATCCATTTATGTCCATAATGTCATAATCCTTTACCAGAACCTGGGTGTCTTCCGGAATACCGAGAACCTGGTGGACAATGCCACCCTGGACCTCGATGATAATCTGATTCATGCAAACTCTTTGGGTAAAATGATGTTGGGCAGGGGCCGTTCCCGGAAAACCTTGATAGATTCCCGTACTGCAGATGGCCGTAAACCAGCTAGTCCAGTACCAATCAAGGGTATATAAAAGTGAAATTGTGGGCAGAATTCGGCAAAGCACCATAAAGTGGCGGCCTGCTTTTTAATCAGGTACAACATCCGTGTCTGATAATCTGAGTCATATAGATCGGATTGTTTGAGGTCCTTGGTAATGATTCCATAAGACCGGCCCTGTAAACCCATCGGAACACCGTAAATGGCTCCAAAATGATTGTATGCCAATCGGGCCAACCCCATGCCGTGTTTCCCTTCGGTATTTGACGGAAATACCAGGATTTCCTGGTTTTCAAATAAAACGGACCTATTAATACGATCCGGGGTAAACTCAAATCGGGGTTTATTCATTTGGATACTTCATCTGTTTGTAAGACCAGTATGCCTGGTATTTTCTATCTATTCTAAGATTACCGGCATCTTGGTAAATGAATTTAGCAAACCGATAGGCTGCTGTACCGCTGAGTTGGGTTTCACAAAACTCGAAGGAATACCCTTTCTTGGGTCGGACTTTGGCCTTGGTTTGGATTCCAATACTCCTTGTACAATCTAAAAATGACTGACAAACAGCTCGGGTACCACACATGCTCAAGTAGAGGTAATTACCTGAAATGAATAAACTTCCATCTCCATCTATAACCCCTCTCCAAAAGTGACTACTACTCTGTAGCTGTGTCGGTATGGACGTAGATGTTGACTTATTAGGTGTAAAGCCTAATCCACAAAGATCAGAGTACAATTCACTATTTGTACAGTAAAGTGTTACACAGTTTGACTTAACAGGGAAATGTAATGTGTCATCTCCCCGGACCAAAAACCCAACTTGTTTCAGAACATGTATGTCCTCTTGATGGAGAGTGATACTGAATATGTTCTTATTTCGATGGAGGTTACCATCGGTAAGTATTAATCCGAGTGTGTACTGTGCCTCGGGTGCTGCTTCTCTAAAAAACTGGGTATTGTAGTTATATTTCGATGTACCAAGCAGTCGCTGGGCCTTTGCATAACAACCACAGGAGGTTGTGTTTCCTCGTTCCAGGCTATAACCGCATATGTCCTTCTGTTTTCCACATGTACAAGCACACCGGGCGAACTTTCTGACTTGGTTTCCGGAAAACTTCTGGAAAACATCAATAACCACAAGCTGGCCGAATCTTCGGCCTATTAATGAATCTTTGCTAGGAGCCTCCATATCACTTCAGATTAACCTGGTACACAGTCTTACGTTGTCTTTTTTCCCTAATTGTCTTCGGTATGCCGCTTTTGGGCCTCTATACATTCCTTCCCAAATTCGGTCAGGGCAAACAAAAACAGACCTTTCCGATACTCGGGTGAAATCCCAGGCATACGGTTTTCTAACCAGCCAGTCCATTGACTAGCCCGGTCAATTATGGTCCTAATGGTTTCATCTGGTTCGGGTACTTCGTATTTTTTGTCGTTGGCCATGGTTATTAGGCTGTTTCCGGTACCGAAATGGATTCCAGGTATTCCTGGTAGGTAAGTATCGGGGTTGGGTCCAGATGAAGAATCATGGCCCTTAACAAGTCATACCGAGCCTCCTCGACATTATCGTAACAGATAATCTGGGTTTCAAAATCATCGGATTGTAATGCTAATACCCACGAATCGTCATTCAGATTATATTCGATCTCCTTGTCCAGATCCATGATGGAATTATGGTACAAATGGCCATCATCCCCCTCAATATCCGAATTATAAATGGTGACCCCATGCCAACCACATTTCCTCATTAAAGCAAAGGCTTGGTCCCAGGTAGGAGCTGACACTTTTTCAACTTTAGCCCCTTGATACATCCGATGACTAGCATTACTCAAATGGGTATGTGGTCTTGCCTCGGGAGTAGGCCACATTAATCGGTAAGCGCCAGTTTCCTTTATCAATTCATACCAGAAGAAGGTAAGGTCCGCATACCCAGCCTGTTTCAAGGCCTTTGCCAGTGGATGGGGGACAACGATATTTTCGTACTCAAGTAGTGTGCTCATCTGCGGAGTTGGTGTCTAAAAATGGATAACCGGGCAGGTTTTCCTCTCCCCGTTCAAATTCGAAATGGTTGAGAGCGGTACGCCACATGTCTGCAAAATTCAGCTGGTTTTCTGCCATATAGTGCATTAAGTCAGATAGTAAATCCCGGCTGGCGTCTTCTGCTCCATTACCCTCTAACTGGTAATATTCCAGTAGGATGTCAAAGATTTTGGTGGTCCTGTTTGCAATGGAAGGAGTATTTCCAAAAAGGTTACCACTCATAGCGATCCAGGTCTGGATAAGGTTCTACATCCCGGTCATAGCGAATGATCCGACAACCGGCTTTATCGGCCATCAGCCAATGCTGTAATACTCGAATGGGAACATGCTCAAAGGTTCCAGAGTTAATTTCTGCTTGGTCGTTTAATTCGGCAGGAACTACTACAAAGTAACCTTCCGGATATTTAGCCACGGTCCAGTTACTAAATTCTCCCGCTATTGCCTGTAGGTCCAGCCACTGAGCATCCTGTTTTTTGAGGTGGGCCGTGGATACCTCCAGGAATACCCCAGTTTGTGTTTTAGAATATATAACGCTCATATATATACGTTATTAAAACCGGTGGCCGAAACCACCGGTTTACTGATTAGGCAATCAAGGCAACCCGGCTTTCAAGAATAGCCTGCTGGTCCTCTTCGGGTAAATGAGTTGACCAGGTTCGGATTGATTGGGTCCCTTTTAGTTCCCGAAGCTGTTTGATCAGCGGTGTTTTCTTGTCCACCCGTTTACCGGCAAACTCCTTTAGGGTTGGATCCTGACGAATGGATTTAATGAGTGTCTCCATTTCCAGCGTGGCATAATCCCCGTCGAAAACACGGAGTTGTTCCGCTTCCAGTTTGTCAATATCTTCCAGCTCGATTCGGGCAACTGGATAATACTGGCAACATCTGAATTTCCATTCACCGCTGGGAACGTTGACAATGTCCGCCGGATTAATCAGACACAGGAGCAATTCAGAACCATAACTGGAGGTCTTTACCCAGTGGCTATTGCCCATGTGTAACCCATAGGAGCAATCGGCACGGGATGCACTGGTTTTGGTTCGATCCATTTCGACAACTTCTCCCAGTTTGATTCGGAATTTACCCGTGTGGTTGTCGGTATACACGGGTTGTGCCTGTTTATCCAAACCTTTGTATAAATCCTGGACAATACCAACCACTTTACTTCCTTCCGGTTGTTTGTGGTTATAGTCCCAGGTATACGTTCCATCCTTCAGTTTAAACAGGGAGAACTCTTTGGTGGCTCTCCGTCTGGAACGAACATTGGCATACGCCCGGGTAATGGCTTCCAATAGATTTCGATCTCCTCCCTGTTCCTTTATATTCACGTACCGGTAGGCAACGACGTACCCATTGGGCGTCAGCATGAAGTGATGTTTCAGCAACCAGGGCAGGATGTCTTCCCGGACATCCGGGTTGGGGTTGGCTGCCAGCAGTAGGGTAAAATTGCGAAGTGGTGTGAGGTCTTCTCCTGCTTCGTGCCACTCTCTGAATTTCTGCAGGATAAACTTGGGAAGGGGGAAGCCAAACCCTTCTAACCGGGCGGTACCATCAGAGTGAACCTTGATTCCGGGCACATCCCGAATTAGTTCGACAACAGGCTCCACCGGGATGCTTTCCTGGGCCACGGTTTTGATCTTTTTTTCGATCTTCTTCCGTTGAATCCGGTTCGTCTGAACCTTTTTCTCCTGTTGCTGCTGTTCATCCGTTTTGATTGGCTGGGTGAACTTGTCCAGTAATTTACCGATGTCCATACGGTCTTTCGCCCGAAACCACATATTAAACTGATTGATGAGGGCTACCAGTTTGTCGAAGGCTTCAACCGGTTTGGGGAATTTGACTTTCTTTTTGTCCTCCAGGTAGACGATAACCGTGTCCCCAATCTGTTTTAAACCGATGGGCTGTTTTGCTGCTGACATTGGGCCAATTGTTGTTTTAGTGTTCTGTTTTCGGCAACCACCCGGAAGTAATCGATACCGCTGTAGTCCCGGTAAATGAGCTGTAAGTCTTCTTTAACCTCCTGAATGCTCTGTTCCAGTTCGTAAAGGGCCTCTCCCTGTTGCTGAGAAAACCGGGTAGCCATACCCAGGTAATGGATAAGTTCTGCTGGAAAAGTATTCCCAGATTGAAGGTTATAGTCACCCTGCCACTGCTTAAGAGTTTTGAACTGTTCATGCACCGACGGCGATACAATGCTCAGATGGTAACTGTTTATACCGCCGAGTTTGAGAAACTGCCGTTCCATCCAGTAAAACCGGAGTAGTCGTTCCAGCATCCGACTTTTCAGAAAGTCATCGGCCGTCATACTACCGGGGATTGCCAGCATGGCTTTTGTGTACTTGGCTGGAGACCAGATAACTGACAGTAGTCGTTTGTTTTCGACCTTAACATTTTTGCCCTTTACCTTCCGACTTTTACTGTACCGATTACCCCAATGTTGATGCACCAGTTGCCAGAGCATTTTGGCCTCCTCCTTATCAGTACAAATAATCCGGTGATGGGAAAGCTCGTGTAACCGGCGGCAGGTGGTCCAGGATTGACTATCTCCGTTGTAACTAACATTGACCTCTGTCGGATCCCGTAAAACCAAATACCGATCCTGACGGGGAATGGGCAGGCTGTCATAATCTGTCATGGTAGCCGTAATATCGGCCCGCACCAGCTCATAAAACTCCCGGATTTCTGCGGCATAATCAATACCCTTCGGATTATACAGCTCCCAGCTGGCAGGTAGTGCCAACCGGGCTTTCCGTTCGGATTCAGACATCCGTAAACTCCGAAAATCCAGTAGGTATTCATCCTCGGTTTCCTGATCCTCTTCCTCCTCCTCGTCAATTAATTCAGCCAGTTCTGCCTGCTTGGCCAGTTCTTTGGCAATGACGGTAGCTTCATGGGCGGCAGCGGATACGAAATCCTCCAGACTACCAAACCGGGTATCCACGTACCGGCATTGATTACTGGTATAAAACAGCCGTAAGGCCGCATTAACCGCATTTGGATTGTCCGTTTCCAGCACTTCCTCGGCTTCTGCCCGTTTGGCCAGTAACAGTACAGCCCATTGAATGGATTGGTTTCGACGCGGATTTGATTTGCCTATTTGACTAACAAACCCCTGGTACCAGGCCTCGTGAATGGGTTTATATTCCCCTTTCTTTCGGGTCGATCGATTTCGTTTAACCGTATAACAGTCCAAAATATCTTCCCAATGAGGAGGCATCGACAGATGAAGATGTTGGATGGGTGCCCACCCAATACTAACCGGTAAATTCCATCCCCTGAGAGATAACCGATCACTGGTACCCAGCCCTAGGTATTGAAGGTTGTCCAACTGATAGAAGTACTCCTGTAGGGTTTTAATGGCACTGTACTTTTTATGGTACATGGCCGAGAGTTCCTTCCGGGCGGCTTCTATTTTGGCCAATATTGCCTGTTTGGTGGCCTCGGTGTACCGGATCTGCTCCCGGTTGGGTGTTACCGTCAGCTCTCCGATATTGAAGTATAACCCACAGTCCGAGCTTATTTTATCTTTATCCTCTATACCCAGAGCTGCCCAGTCAATGGGATACACGTTTTTACCAAAGCAGATCTCCAGGAACCCGGAGGTGTTGGCATAATTGGGCCGAATAATGACGTGTTGTCCCTTATAAAGAGTGTATTTGTTGGTTATTTCGGGAAAGCCCACCAGGATAACCGAATCAAAATACTTCAGCTGTTTTTTGATGGCGTCCGAAAAAGAGGCCCGTTCCTGGTCATAGTAACTGTAGGTCTTGGGTTTAAGGTAAAACCAGACATCGGTTCCGTTGGGTTTGTCGGTTGGCGTACTATCGATTAATTCCATCTCTGGAATCAAGTTCACCTTAGAATACATGTACTCGTATTCAACCCCATCCACGACCGTGTTGATGTAAAAGGCCGAGGTGTAGGAGAGTGGGGATTTGGACCCGATCCCGAACGATCCGATAAAATCATCACTTTGCCGCTTGGTCGATTCTCCGAGTGACAAATAGATTTTGGTCATTACCTCGGGTGACATGCCGGTACCCTGATCAATGAAGTGAATCGACCGGTCATCCGAATCAAAGCGGATGGTCACCACCGGATTGATACCGGCGTCGACCATGGCATCGTGGCCATTGTTACAGAGTTCCCGGACGATACTCTCGATGGGGTTCTGGTAGAGGTTTTTGGTTAACGTATCAAAGACAATTCCCAGGTTCTCCTGGGCTATATAGGCCTGTTGGCCCTCTGAAGGTACCCCGATAGTCAGGGTTTCCGGTGCTTCATTGACTAGGAGCATACCGAATTATAACTTTACTTAAATGACATTACGGCCGTTAAGGCTGTGAATTCGCCGGTCTTCCTTTAGGGCCGACAGAATGGTAATCAGGGACCGGATCTGGTAGGAGCAGGCCGAACTAAGTTTATCAGCCAGTATAGCCATACACCAGATGGCATCATCCTTCTTGTTTTTTCGTTTGTGGAATTCAGCCGAAGCTACCAACCGGCTGGCGTACGTATACCAGCCATTTAATTCGGCCAGTCGTTCGGCTACCGCATTTCCATCCTCGTTGTCTACACTCAAACCCAGAAAGGCTTCCAGGTCTTTAAGACTGTCTTCAACCTTGTCGGGGCTAAGAAACATACATAGTCGTCTACTTAAGCGAATAAACCCAGTACATGGAACCTCATTTCGGGATAGTCCCGAACAGACGGTTTGGGCACTGGCTGAGGGGAAGGAGCCGGATAGATTGTATCCTTCTCCTGTTTTTGGGTCTGCACCCGGGCTGTAAAGCTGACCAGGATTTCCATGGCTCGTTCCAGGGAACGGGGTGCCCAGGCCCAGTCTCCGAAATCCGAACTACTGGGATACACTTCCCGATCGGGCCAGCTGACCATCTTTCCATGGATGGTGGTACTGCCGGCCAGCTCAGTCCGCTTTTGAAATACCTCATAGCCTAGCACATGGCTGTTATAGGAAATCTCGTAGACATAGCCATGGGCCGATTCGGCCACCTGACGAAGTGTCTGCTCATAGGCTTTCCGGGTTTTTGGTAATTTTTCCATAATCCAATACGTCAAAGAACCAAGTAACTACCCACTCTTGAGTAGTCAGGAAGCCCGAAAAAACCGGTATCTAACCGGCTATTTCAGACTGACGGCCAGGGAGTCCTTGCCGTAGGTTTTGGCGGGTGGGTAAAACGTAGTTACCTCCCCCGTTTCCGGATCCGTTTCCTGGGCGGGTCCGGTTAATTTCTTCAGGTATTTCTCCAGGTCTTTCTTGGCCTTGTCCAGTTGCACCCAGGTGGGATCTGTCGAAAAATCGTATTGGACTGCCCCATTTCGTTTTTCCAGGGTGATACCGTAAAAGGCGTCCCGTTTACCGGCCATTTCTGTCGAGGCTGCTTCCCGGACAATGGGCTCCATTACCGTGAGAATTTCCTTGAGCCGGGTCAGACTATCCAACACTTTAAAGGTGTTTTGCCAGGCTAGTAATTCGGTGACCCGCTCCATGGCCCAGCTCTGGATTTCTTCCTTTGATTTAGGTTCGATACCCTCCAGAATTGGCAACACCGGCAGGGCCGGCAGGAAATCAGACTCCGGCTTCGGCCTCGGCTCCATGTTTGTGTGGGACGAGGTCCCGCTGGAAGATACTTCCTTGAATATTGTCATTAAAATACCGAGGATCTTCCAGGGCATTGTGGGCAAAGATGTGTTTCATCTCCAGATACGTTAAGTGTTTGGGACCATGGGCCAATTCCAGAATGGTTCGCCGGAAATGAGCGGTTGGCTCCTGTTTAACGAGTTCTTTTAGGGTTTGATTAGAACCGAAATAGGTTCGCCAGTCTGATTCGGACGAAACCTTCATTTTGGTTTTTCGGCAACGCGGGCAGGTCAGCTTCTGAGCGGCCAGGTCCGCCTTGGTCATCTTTTTGGTTTTAACCGAGGTTTTGTTTTTGCGGCCGATATACCGCCGTTTACTTGGGAGGTGCTCGATCAGATACACAAAACCAAAGGCTTCCGAGGGAAGCTCCTCAATGGGTTGACGATTATAGAGCCAGGTCATGGGTGGATAGGATATAGCTAACTGAAACAAAATTAGCCAATTTATCCGGTATTTTACAATTTATCCATAAATGGACGACTCTAACCAATCCCTGGCAACCGATAACCCCTGTTCTTTGCAGAGGTCCGTATAATCCTTACCCCATTCCTTGGGTAGTTCGATGTAGGAGATCTTCTCCTGATTAGCCCATTGGGTGGCCCATTTACGGCCCGTCTCGTCGTTATCATAAAACAGAATTAGATTGCTTGAAAACCGGCGGAGGTCACTCCATTCGGCCTCGGTAAAGAGTTTGTTTTCCGACAGCACACAGCAGGCATTAAAACCGGCCAGCCGCAAATAAAAACAGTCCTTGAACGATTTGGTGATCAATAAATGATCGTCCTTCCGGAGCCAGTTAAGTCCCACAACCCGTTCGGTCGTCGAGGCCCGAAACCGGTATTGCCGGTCAGCAAAAGGCCGGTAGATCTGCCAGCCATCGGGATGAAAGAGCTTATGACCGATGACCCCGGTTTTGTTCTGGACCCAGTGTTCACCGTTCCACCAGACATCCGATAAAGCCCATAAATCGTGTTTGTTGAGTTCGTCCTGGGTAGCTTTCCAGTCGGGAAGACTGTAGAAGTCCAGCTCCCGTTTCTGGAAGAGCCGTCGTTTCACCGCAATAGTGACGTAATCGGTGAGCCGGCGGTGCTGTTTAACCTCTTCGGTATCCCGCAGGGGGGCAAACTGAACCGGAGAGGAACCCCGTAATTTAAAATCATTGGTAATCCGCCAGAGGGCATCATTGTAGTTAAGTCGAAACCGACTCTGGACGACCCCAACAGCATCGTGGGCTTTCCAGGCCCAGTCTTTAAATTCTAATTTTCCACTTGTCTCCCATTGAAAATAGCAACCCGGCCGGGTATCCTCCCGCAGGGGGGAGGTAAACCGGTGGTGGCCAAACCGTACCGGCAGGCCCAGGTAATATTGCATAACGGCTTCCTGAGAGACCCGGGCAAATACCCAGTCCCAGGTGGGTGAAAAACCCCCTTCAAACTGCTCAGCGGTCAGTTCGGTAAAGGAAAACTCGGACATAAGAGACAAAGAAACCGGCCCACCGGAATGATGGGCCGGTTTTTAAAAGAGAGTAACCGGAAATGGGACCTAGTTGAATAGGTCGTCGTCAGAAGGAGTACCCCCGGCAAACGGATTGCCCCCCTGGGCGGCCCCGGCAAAGTGCGACTCGTCATCGGGTTGAGAAGTACCCCCCGAATTAGACCGGCGATTATTGCGGTTTTCCTCAGATTCGGCAGTGTGGTCGTACGTCTTATTCCAGGGGAAGGTATGAGTCCCCAGCTTGACGCAATACTTGGTATCGATTGACATTGGACCCTTACCCTGGAAGAAAATCAGCTTCCAGGTCGACTCCTTGGTAGCAAAATCAGTCGGCAACAGGGCGAAGGCTTTCTTGGTAAACTCCTCCCAGGTAGGCACTTTACCAATCTGTTTTTTGAGGCTCTCCAGCGTTAAATCCTTGCGGTAGGCCAGAATAATCCGGCCGTACTGTTCCAGGCTGATGGCCTGCCGTTTATCTCCCCCCGATTGCAGCTGAGAAGGGTCGTTAAAGAGAATGATCGAGGTTTCCACAACTGTTTCAGTGGCCCCCTCGGGTTTGTATCGGCGCTCCAGGGTCAGCTCCAGACGGGCTAGTTTACCAGCAGGTGTGGTCCATTCCCATTTCTTGAGAAACACATTTGGGGTTCCCCCTTCGAGGGGTTTGATGGCCGTAAAGACGGGACTTTCAGTTATTTCAACGTCGTCAAAAGAAAACATGCGTGGTTCAAGTTTATACGTAAGACAATGAACCACCACTTCCGGGAAGATCCCGGAAGCGAGAGGGCATTAACACCCGGTTGATCCGGGCGTTTGGAACTATACGTCAGGGTCTTCGATGACCATAAAGGCATCATAATCCAATCCCTGTACGTCGGTTTTTTCTAACCGGAAGTACAACATATCTTCCGAACTGGTCCAGAACTCTGTTTTAGAAAAGGCTTTTTCTACCAGTAGTGTCAGGTAATCCGAAATGAAATAGTTGGCTTTGGGTTGCTTTAAAAATTTTGCCTGAATAGCCGGGTTTGGGCTTTCAGCGGGTGTTTTTAACAGGAGTAGTTTGGGTTCCCGGTCGGAGCCGTAGATAGCTGCTGTCCAACCTAATTCGTCCGGTTGGTTATAGACCGGTCTACCGTTTTCATCTTTGGCAGCCCCGATAAATTGACCACCAATCGTAAACCGTTTCTTGGTTTTTTCGTACCGAAGATCAAAGTCCCGCCTTTTTCGATTGGTGGCGTATACTAGTTTGTCCAGGGAAGGCTCCCCGGTCTTCACGTTGGACTGAGGAATAAATCTCAGCCCATCCAAATTGATCATAGACCCTGTCTGGTTTTAATTGAAATTACATCTTTCGAGTGGGTTATGCAAAGTTTATCTAAAATTTTGTATATCCAGCTGAGTATGGTAATTAATGACCACAATACAGACTGGAATTAGTAATTACGGCCTCTAGGTAGCATAATTGTAAGCCCATATCATATCCCGCACGAGTTGTAGGTCGTTTGGGATTTCTTCGGCTTCAAACATACCTTCAGGGGATTTACCGGTATTCTGTCCCGAATTTTGGGTGGTAAAACCGTACTCCATTTTCGACTCACCCCGGCGGGAAAAGGTATACAGAACGATGGCAAACAAGCCTTCCAGGGTAACGTACTTGTCGAACATTTTCCCGATGGTTTTGGCCTGGATCATCCGGTTGCCTGTTTCATCGGTGTCCACATCCGGGTGGAACATACATACAATCATCAGATCTCCCCGCAGCTCGTTCAACATCGAGATGGTATTAAACATATTCGAGGACATTTCCACAAACTTGTCAAACCCTTTCTCTTTAGACCGGCGCATGTACTCATTGGTCATTACGTACTGCATGTCGTCAATGACAATGTTTTTAATATCGGGACGAAATTCGTTGATGTGTTTGAGGGCTCCCTGGATGTTTTTGGGATTGTCCGTATTGAACAAGTTGCCGGTCGATGACTTTTTGTCTTCCCCTAGAATGAAGTCGGTGTAGAGAGTTTTAGACCCCTTAAACGGCAGCTGTTTCTTGGCGACATTGATAACAAAGGTTTCGTTGGGATTCAAAGCCCGGACCGAGGTGGATTTACCCGTTCCTGAGCGCCCAATGACTAAGAGCGATTCTGCCATAGTACAAAACAACCGGTTTTAACCGGATTTAACAAGTTTTAAGACGAATTTTGAGTTTTTAGTAAATTGTTGGATTGATTAAGCGGTAGCCGGTTAAAAGCCAAACCCGCCAGGGCGGCTTAAATAGTCAATACCAAGCAGACTGAGGGTACCGCATAGATTATCGATTTGATCGGGCCGGGGCAGTTCCACGGCCTCCAGATGGGCATTGTCAATATAAATACCCACCCCTTTGTTTTCATCGCCGTGTGAATTTTTCAATACGTTGAGATACCGGAAGTGATTACCAAGGGGACCGACTTTGTAGCCCTCACATTCACTGACACCGTACCGACTGGGGTTGTAGATGGAAATTACGGTGGTATGATCATCCGGGGTCGTTTTTACGGTCGACAAATTCTCAACTCTTGGTATAAACTTATCCTCGATCCGTTCCCCTTTACCCGTATACTGCACCGTGGTGGACTGTTTATCCGACTGCTGAATGTTGATGATCGAACATTTATAGAACATTTTCAACAGCTGTTTGCAGTAGTAATTGGACCACCTCTTGATACTGGTATACTCATCAGCATCCTCCGTGTCTTTTTGCAAGGCATTGATGGTGTCGGTGATGATGATTATCTTTTTCCTTGGGTTATGTTTGACGTACTTATTCGATGTCTCGTCAACTGTGCCCCACTCATTGTTTAATTTCCACCGGATGTACTGATACAGTTTAGAGGGCTGTTTGATGTGGTCGATGATCGTAACCTTCTTGTCCAGCTTTTTCAGCCAGGGCATGATCAACTTAAACTCCTCGTACCGATCATTCGTCAGGGGATCGTCCTGAATCTTATTTTTGAAAAACTTAATGGAATAGTTATTTCCTGTCTGCCGGTGAAGGGCATTACAAAAGATGTTGTAATAGATCTCGGTGGCCGATAGCTCCAGAGTGGCATAGATGACATGGAAGTCGTTATCCGGATTCTCCAGATATTGATTGAGCAAATCCAGCACAAATAACTTGATGGCCAGTTTGGTTTTGGATGTGCCCGTAGCCCCAAACAGCAGATACATTTCTTCGTCCGAAATGCCTCCCAGAAACTCATTGAACCGGGGTAAGGAAATAGGTAAACTGGTATCTTCAATGTCGATCCGGGCCTTGATCGACAGCATGGCATCCCTGAAATCCATTAAATAATCGAATTATTATAGGTGGACGATTCCTGAGTGGCCCGGTGAGCCCGCAGGGAAATCATCAGGGAATCGTACTGCCGGAGGAAATTGTAGATACTCATGTTGTTGTTGAACAGAGTGACGTAGTCCTCCACGTTCTCCAGCAGCAGCCCGATGTGGTATTTGGATCCATTACCACACAAGGTCCAGAATTTACTCTTGACATCCTCCATGGTGACTTCCTTGGGGGTGGTCAGCGTCGAGACGGGTTTGTTTTCCTTGGCCATCCAGAAGCTGGTTCCGTAAATGCCCAGAAAAAGATTCCACCATTTTTCCCGGTCGTCATCGATGATGGTTTCCTTGAACTTGTCGGTGGCTTCCAGCTTTCGCATGTCGAACTCCTGCCGACCATTCTTGCCCACTTTGGCGTAACCGGGGTAACCAATCAGGTATTCATCCCGGATCAGCTTTTCGATCATTTGCCCCCAGGAAATGTTGGTGGGCTGCTGGGAGCGGTCGTAGAAGTGAAACCGGTTGTAGTACCAGTTGGCCAGCTCCAGGAGTTCGGACTGGTCCGGGAACTGGTTCCGTACATACACAGTGTACAACAGGCAATGTTCTTCGAGGGTTAATTCGGTTACTTTCGCATATTTGAATAGTCTCAGTAAGTCTAACATAGTCCGGGATTTATAGGAGGCCTAAGCCGTCCATGTCCCGTAGGACAGGTCCGGCTTAGGCAGCATTCGGGTACAGGATAGGGGGTTTAAGTACCCGGTACTCATCGGGCACCACCAGGTAGGGATCGGTCATATATTGAACGAACATCTGTCCCTGCTGGGCCTTTTTTAACCAAACAGCTTCCTGGCTACGGTACTCGACGCCTTTGTAGGTGAAGTCGGGTACGTAGAGGTTTATCATGCGGGCCTGTTTATCGGGTTGATCCGGATTGTAGGCAAGTAGTCGGCCGATCTTTTGAATCAGCTCCCGGCTTTGGGACGAGATGGACAGGTTAATCCCCCATTGGACATCGTGCACGGTGAATCCCTCATTGAGAGCCTTGCAGGAGATTAAGTGTGGGAACTGGCCCCCATAAAACCGATCCAGGGCATCCTTTTTCTGCTTCTTGGTTAGCTTCGAGTGGTATCCCTGGGCTAACGGATCATGTTTAACAATTTCTTCCAGCTGGTGAATGCTGGAACAGAATACCAGTATCCGCTGGTGACCCAATCGGTTTAACAAGCCCCGGGCGAAACGTGACTTCCGCTGGGCATTGTAGAGAACCGAATTTCGGGACCGCATGGCTGCATTCCACTTGAAGGATACGCCAATGACCTGTCCGCCGGTTATTGGGTCGGGGACCAACTCGTTGAGGGAGAGGTAGTTGGCCACTTCATCGGCCCATTCATTCCCACTCATCGTCCGGTCATCAAACTTCGTAATCCGTTTACCAGCCATGCAGGTAGCGGCCAGATAGGCGGCTCCCCGCTCGGAGTACTGCTCAAAGAACTTGGTATGCTGGTTGTATTCTTCCTGGGCTTTGATGTAGTTAATCTCCTCGGAAGGGGTCAACGGAACAGCCAGGTTGATGGTCTCATACGGGGGAACAACGCCCAGCAGATAGCCCGTTTTCAGGGGCAGATCAAACCGGTGCTGAATTCCATGTTTTTCCAGGAATGTCAGCTGCTCCTCGTTGAGGGTGGCACTCAGCAGCAAACAAAAGTCATAAGTCGATTTGGAGAGGACCGTCGAATAGTACATCGAATATTCACCCGTCACCCAGTGGGCTTCATCGACAATCAATACACCCGACTGGTAGTGTTCTTCCGAGAGGATCTTACCCGAGGTACCCACATAAGTATGGATGACCCATACCTCCACGTTGGGAATACCCGCCAGCTCGGTTTCCCAATCGTCTTTGAGCTTACGGGTGGGAACGATGACGGTAATGAGCCGGTTAGGCTGGACAGCCCGGTAGCGTTCGACAAGCCGACGAGTCAGTACGGTTTTGCCACCCCGGGTGAACATGGTCACTGCCAGGTAACGAACACGGGCCGCAAAATCGACAACTAGTTTCTGGTACCCATCCTTTCGTTTATTGACATCACTGATTGCTGCCAGTTCCCGGATTTGCTCCGGGCTTAGGGATTTAACATTCATGTAAACTCACGAATGGGGTCAATCGACAGCCTAAACGGCTGGGGCGGAAGCACCGGCTTGGACGGGAGGAGTCCAGTCGGTTGGGGTAAACCGGGGCTCGACAAACTGGACCGTTGGGATGATGACCAGTTTGCGGGGGGTATTCACAGGACAGATTACGTAGCAGGGTATCGGCTTTTCGGTCGAAGCCTCACAGACCACATAAACCGTCTGTTTCTTTTCGGCATCCCAGAAGAAGGCATTCACTTTGTCGGTAGTGGTTTCAGTGGGTGCTGGGCTTGTGTTTTCTGACATATTTATAGGTATTGAAGGAGATCTTTATTCCTTCCGAGGGGAACATGAGCCGGATAGGCAACCAGAACGGAAGGGTAAGAATGGCCCATTTCACCATGAAAAAGGCCGTATAAAACGTAACCGGTACCAACAACGCCCAGTAGATCCAGGGTTGGGAGTAAACGGTTATATCGTATTCAAAACAGGCTTTCAGCAGGCCTAGGTACCAGTTGAGGAAATCCATTCCGTAAGGGTGTGTTTTTTACCACACAGAACACAGGTACCGGAATGGGTTTGACGCGTCCGGCCATTGGGTTTGAAGGCGGTAATACGATTAGTAAAACGGTAGTAATGGTGGCAGAGTAGCTGTTTCCACCAGGTAGCCAGTTCAACCTTGATCGGGGTCATAGATCCTGTAAAATATTGGTAATTCGGTCCAATACGTCGGTTGAGGTATGTCCATCAAAAATAGGAACCCGGTCCAACTCGACAAAGGGGCAGAAATCCCACAGTTTATCTGGCAGGTGGTAGGTGATCATGGTTGATGCCTGTGAGCCCCAACCCAGTACAAACCAATCCGGATAACTAGGGGTACCATCCGCATGAACCCGAGTCTTCCAAACCAGGTGTTCAGGCATATCGGTGCCCTTGTTTATCCGTTGTTTGTCTGTCCGAACAACCTGCCATTGTTGTTGAGCCAGGGTACAGGCTAGAACCCAGAGCAGGTTTCGATGTTCGTAGAGTTCATCGAACGTATGATAACCATCTGATACCTGACCGACATTCAATATACCGGCTTTTCCGGCATCCTTGATTAGGGTATTAACAAACTCTTCGCCACTAGTGGCTATGCCTAATTCGGCCAATCGTTCTGTGCTGGCCATATTACTTCGACGGGTACGTCTTCTCCGGCATAGATCAGGGCAATGCCGTCCTCGACAGGGAAAATGGTGGCTTTCCAGGCTTCTCCGATATAGGAATCGGGCGCCAGGTAAATACGTAACTGTTGGTCATTGGGTAGGGAAACCCGCATATCGTTTGACCATTCATCGCCCAGAGAGATCCGTTTTTTGGTATCGTCCTGCATCAGGATCGCTCGTTTCCGGGTTGTATCCAGCCGGATACAGGTTGAAATATCACCGACTACCATGTCAATCCTGGTGAATGGGTTCAACAAACAGGACCATTTCGGACACCAACTGATCAACTTTTGCCCAGTCTACGTAGGGACGGCCACCTGGTGTAAAGATGTCAGGTTTAGTCACGGGGCAACCCAGACTGGCATCGTCAATGTAGAGGTTGGCGTACACCTTCGGACTTGATGTCCATTTTTGCTGGGTTGGATTCTGGTTATATCCAACAAACTTAATCCCGTGGGTTTCCAGAAACCAGATGGCCTCTTCCAGGTATTTTCCACTCCGCATGGTATTGAGCACCAGTTGGATGTTTGGCTGCTGGTTCCACAGTGTCAGCGTCTCCAGGGCACCCGGAACAAATTGGGGTGTTTTACCCCAGTCGTGGTAGGCAATGGTACCATCAAAATCAACAGCAATTGTAAACATACACGTAACGGATTAATCGGTTATTTCTGGTTGAAATGGGATAATCATTAGCCGTTCACCTCGCCACTGGGTTTGGTTCAGGGACTTATACTGGTAGCGGACAGTCATGCTGGTCCAGTGAACCTTTATATTTCGAACCTCCTGGTTTTTAAGAAGGGCCTGTTTGTGGACATACCGGATGATTTCGGCTTCATTCGAAAGAAGAGGGGGTTGCATCTTACCCCAGTGCTGTAATCCGAATAAAGGGGCCAGCTGACGGGGGTGAATATCAACCAATGTACCCAGGGGTGGTTTGGCCCCTTTGAGAATATCGTTAATGGTACTAAGCAGGAACTGTTTCATGCTGTATACTCGATTATTCCTGAAGGAACGAGGCTACTTCGCCCCACCGGGCAGCTGCATCGTTCAGTAGGTCTTTATCCGAACGTTCTTTGATAACCGCATCTTTCCAGAGGTCCTCATCCCGAGCTTCCTCAATGTGCTTAACAATCAGATTGTTAATCACTGAAGGCTCCAGTGCATCCAGCTCCCAGCTTTCTTCCCCATATTCATCAATGTAGCCAGCGGCCCGGGAATCGGTAATCTTAGCTGGGTTTGGGGGTGGGTTATACAACCGGATCTGGTCCATGTTAAGGGCTATTCGCTTGACCTCCAGCCGGTCCGCATTATCGCCCATAAAGAGTCGTAATCGGTCCTCAATGTCTCGGGTCATATCCTTGCCCGATGGATCGTGATCCCCCAGATGGAGGATGATCACATCCTGGTCTTCATCGACATACTCACTCAGGCGTTGACCGGCATCCCAGAGGGCCGTTTGGGAGGCATACCCCCGGCAGGAGAAAAAGGCCACATCATTTTCCCGGCAGGGTTTGGCCACTACCCCTTCCAAGGCATCCTTTTCAACCCATACCTCGATTCGAACCGGTTGATCGGACCATTTATCGATCCCATAACTGTAAGCGGCCGATTCAATTATGGTACCTGGAGTGGTCCAGTGCGGATTATGTGTCAGCTCCCGGGTTCGGTCCTCAATAGCCGTCCAGTCAATGAGACCAGCTATTCGACCTGTATTAATCAGTTCTCCCAGGTTTTTGTAGCTACGTTGGTTATTGACCGAACCCGTCTTAGGATCGGCCCACCGCTCGGGTAACCAATCCCGGGCCACAAACTGGTAGTAAACCTGACGAAGGGTGAGCGAATACCCCTGGGCCTTATAACTGTTGACAACCTGATTGACCTTGTAATCAACTCCATCTTCCAGGGTTGAAAGGTCATATCCTGATAACAAATCCGTGGCATCTCTACTGGTGCATCCGATGAATCGGGTTTTTACAATTACCCTTATGGGTAAGGCTGTATACGCGGTCCTCAAAAGATCCGAACTGTACCTCGATGTATTCACACCTGTCAATTTCTTTTACTTTGTACACCGCACCATTCCGGTCTTTTTCGTAGGTAGAAGGAGCATCGATCTTTCCTGAATCACAGGCGGTAATCAAAAAACAGATCAGGATAAACAGGTACTTTTTCATAGGCAGGAATTATTGAACTCGTTTTAACCAGATCCCATTGCCGTGGGGGCAGGTCTGGAATTTCCGCTCAGCCATTGCCGGGAAATCCTTGATAATCCGTTGAACCCGGGTTTCACAGACGGCCCGTACTTTGTTTTGGTAATCGGGTCCCAAATCCTGTTTACGGACTAAAATGCCCTGGTTAAGCTGCAGGCCTTCGATACGGCCCCTTAGTACACGAGTATGTGGTGATAATAAAGACATTAGTGAAGCCAGTGGTCACCCACCATTAATTCTGATTCCATCCGTACCCCCTGCAGGAAACTGCTTCCTACCTCTTCCATGATAGTTTTAATCTTCTCACCCAGCTCGGGCTGAGACTTGGGAATCTGGACCAGGTATTCATCATGGACCGATAGTTTCAGTTTACAGTCCAGATTGTTGTCCTTAAAGAACCTGGCCAGTCGAATACCAGCCTCCTTCATCATGCTACTCCCCGAACTCTGGATGGGAAAGTTGCAGGCCTGACGTTCGATCTGATGATCCTCCATGGTTTTTTTGACAAACCGGTTGAAGAACTTGATCCGGTTGTACCGACTACCATCGCGCACCGTCTTGGTCTGAAGGCTCAGCTTTTTCATCCGCTCCTGAAACTTAGCTAGTTGGGGCAGGTTTCGAAGAATCTCCCGGTACACCAGTTTGGCTGTATCAAAGTCGATGTTCAACGTACCAGCAATCGAACCTGGACCCGCTCCGTAAAGCACCCCAAAGAGAACCGGCTTGTGGTTTCCCCGGTACTTCTTGTTGACATCCTTGCTTACTATAAGTGTTGGATCTCGTGTGATAATCCGGTAACTACCCTGAGCCAGGTAACTGTGCAAATCAAGCCCTTCGGTAAAACTGGCTAGTAACATTTTGTCCTGGGAGTAGGAGGCTGCCAGGCGGAGTTCCTGACCCGACATATCCACATCCACAAACAGATAGTCCTCAGAATCAGGAATAAAACAGGATCTAATTTCCTCGGTAGCGGGTAGATTCTGGAGATTGGGGGACCTGGAACTCAATCGCCCCGTGTCGGTAAAGGCCTGACTGAAATCGGTGTGAATTCGACCCGTGACGGGGTTGATCACCTCCAGAAATTTGTCGCCATATGTACCCACCAGTTTGATCAATCCGCGATATTCCAACAATAACTCAATGAACTTGGCCAGCGGTGAGGCCGGATTGTTGAGTACATATTGCTGAAGTACCTCTTCACCCGTCGAATCCAGATTAACACCACACCGTTCAAAGAGAGCCTGAATCTGAACGGTTGAGCCTACGTTGAACCGCTCGGCCACCTTCTTCTTGGAAACCACCTGGGCATCATCGAACAGGCCAAGCTGCGTCGAAACAGCCTTTGCCGCGGGCTGGGCTGAAATGGGAGCAAACGGGTGATCCTCAACCTGCTTTGGCTTTTTGGCTTTTTTGATTTCCGAGGTTAAGGCCCGGGGGAATAACTCACCCAGCTTACCCACTTCAACCAGAATCTTTTTGTGGACTGCTTCAGCCTTACGGGCATTGTTTCGCGTATTCTGTTTCCAGGCATCGACATCCAATCGGATACCTTCCAGTTCCATCTGAGCCAGAATGGGCAGAAACTCCATCTCCAGATCCAGACAGGCAGGCATTTGTAATTCGTGTCCTTTCCGGTACTGCAATTCATACAACGGAATCAAATACCCCAAGTCTCCACAGAGGTAGTTAATCTCTCCATCGGTGATTGGTTCGGATAGATCCCGGTTGATGAAGGTATTCCGGGCAGTCTTATCCAGTTTTACTCGGAAGTGGCGCTCCAGTACCGAATCCAGGCTATGCCGAAGTGCATCCATCCCGTTGTAAAGTACCTGGCTGGCCACCTGGGTACACCAGACCCGTTCCATGGTAACACCATACTGGACTTTAAAGAGCTTCCAGTCGTATTTCATGTTGTGGGCAATCCAGAGCACCTTTGAGGACAGCTTATTAATGGCTTGGCGAATGTGACTGGGCTCAAAGGTCAGCAGGTTAATGACGTATTTGGTGGTGCCATCCGTTATACCCAGCAAAATCGGATGGAGCGTGTAGGGGTCCAACCCATCCGCTTCAAAGTCCATCCCTAATTTGGTAGCCCCTGCCAGCTCGTCAAGAACCGATAAACTGTGACAAACCCGGTTTAATTCAGTTTGTCCACTAATGTATTTGATTGTCATACGACATACTCACGGTACTGTCTATACGACGGTCCCGTCGGTCCAGTAAATAGACCTTTTTGACGAACCGGAATTCGACCCCTTCATAGAAGGCCGTGGGCACTCCACCAATCATATAGATTTCAGTGGGATCAGTGTAGGACTTGGCAGTAACGGTTGTGGTTGTTTGGGGAGTCCCATCCGTGAACGTTACCGTAATCCGATACTGCTGCAGGTCTTCCTGGGCGGGCTGGCAGCTGATTAATGCACTAATCATAGCCAGTAACAGGGAGCCTGCCAATAGCACAAACAGAAAGACAGCTACCCACCTCAGATTGACTGTTAGCTTGAATTTAAGCATGTTCTGATTGATTACGAGTTTTACCTTAAACATGGGTAAATCGGATAAAAAGCCGAGAGGCCCGTTGGCGTAAGGTTCGAGAGTTGGTTGATTTGGGTACTAAGGGTCTCCATTCGTAGGGGATCTGGCGCTGGTCCATCCAGGCCTGTATAACCCCTTTATAGGTACCTCGAACGGGTTTTACCAGACATAATTTGCTGTGAAAGAAGGCGAAGCCCCCAAACTGATTCTTTACTTTCTGGTAGTCACCAGCATAGGGGATATGAAACATGGATTACCCGACTTGGGCCGAAGGAGTGGTACTCGAAAGGGTGGTAACAACCCGGCGATACTGAGTATGAGTCAGTGTGAACTCAGCCAAACCAACCTTTCGGGGTTGTATTTGCCAGAGACAACTTTGCCAGTGAGGTGTTCCTTCGGGACCTGCCAATCGGCAATTGATGGTTCCAGACTCGTTATCCGGGTTTTTGAAGAGGAGGGTTGTCCTAGGATCCAGGACAAGCATAAAGATGTGTTTCATGTAGGGGAGCCTACAGTAACACGGGGAATGGGTCAACAACTTGGTCATACCGGATGGTCTGAACCCCATAGAACCGGTTGTCCAGGATACTACCTACCCGAATAAAACAACGACCGTCTACGTGGCGGGTGAAAACCACCATATCCTTATGTAGGTACGAACGAAGGGAATGCCGGATGGACTGGTTTTCTTTACCGAAAATCTGAACGAGCTCGGAAGTCGGTTGTTGCTGCTGAGGAGCTCCCAGCCTATCCTGTATCCATCGCTTTAGTCGGTCCCAGTTGGAGGAGGGCATCACATCGAATTCTACGTACGAGAAGGGTTCTAGCTTGTCATTGGATTTGAAGAGGTAGCTTTTTCCCAGGAATCGCCCCAATTTTTCTTTTAAAGTGGTCATGGTATCCGTGGGTTCTACGACCAGGTCGATCATTTCGTGTACTGTTTTGTGGATATAAAGGTATACCGGTTTGTTGGTAGTTCAAACGGTTTTAAGAAAAAATTCTAGTTTTCCGAATATTTACCAGTTTATAGGTGGTAGGTCTGTCGGTAATTGGGTAAATGGGGTCTCCGAGAATTCCAGGGTCCAGTCGAGCAGCATCAGGGCATCACAAAACCGTTTGCTGGCATAGTCGGGCATCGTACTCGAATCAGGGTTCCACCGTTTTTCCATACCATCCAGGGCGGTATGATATAGTTTGTGCATGTCCTGAAAATTCCAGCCCTCCTGGATATGTTGACCTGACTTTTCGTTACGAATGGCATACCATATAGGTTTACCATCCCGGTTCAGTAGATAATCGGAGCGGTGCTCAATCATCTGGAGTACCTCTTTGGCCCGTGCTAATAATTTGGGGCTTTCCGATTTCCAAGTCTGGGTATTGGTTCGACACTTGATCTTGTAGACCAGGACGGAAAAGGTAACACCCAGACTGGCTAACACATTGTCAAGGGGAACTCCATGAGCTGCTCTGGGTAGACTGGAACACTGATTTCCGCAGGCACAGGTTATCCATTTCCCGGCTTTTTCGTGAAGTACGGTCCATTGATAGTTGTTATCTAAAGGGGTTTCATTGAGGGCTTTCCACCAGTTGAATGGTTCTTGGCCATTAGATTCACAGTAGGTCATCATTCGGCGTCCTTGAGGATTTTTTGTGAACGGATTTGAATATTTGTCAGGATCTGTTTGGCCTGGTTTACTTTATCAGCAAAATAGTCAGGCCGGTTTCGAACAATTTCCGTGTAGGCGTCAAAGCAGGCATTGGTAAAGTGTTGACCCAGCTCCCGTAGTTGTTTATCATCCGGTACTCCTCGGCCATAATATCCACGAGGAATTCGGTAGTCCATCGAACCGACGGCACAATAAAACCAGTTAGCAGCCAGGCATGTAATTTCTGACCAGTCATCCTGTTCCGAGAGGGGTGTTTCCAGTTTGGCAGGCCAATCTACAGGGTCAATACCCAAGGCTGATTCCGTGAAACTAATCATGTGTTGGATGGTCTAATTGGTTCAATAAAAATTCGGCCCGCTTTTCAATTTCATGTAAATAGGCTTGAGCTTGTTGGACAGCTATACCAAACTTTGTCTGATGGTGGTTAGTGGCAGCCTGGAACGCTTCACCAACAGCCCGTGAGAAATCAAATCCAAGAATTTCCAATTCAGGATCCTTTGGCCGCCCCTCAACATCTCTGGTTATAAGGTTAGATTGATAACCACAAGCATCCGTAACCCAATCAGATGATAAATCCCAAAGTGTTTTCCACATGGGTATTAGATCCATTGGGGTTTTTAAGGCTTTCCACCAATCGAATGGTTTCTGGCCTTGGGACTCAGCATAGGTTTTCATTGATAATCTTCAGGCAGGGAGGGGCCAATTACCTGAGTTCATTTGGATTCAACACGTTCTAGGTCATCCAGACTTACCCCAAATACCTGATGTTGGTCCAATATTCCCAAGCCAAGTTCTGCCATGGAGCCCCCTTCACCTGTTTTCTGCACAGTAACAGTTACAGGCCCGCCTTCCTCTTCTGGTTCTCCATAAGAAACAATGACACACTGCTTCCCACTGTTTTTGAATCTATACACATACAGAGGAGGTAGATAATCAATAGCCTCCTGAATTATGGATGGTCGGGTACGATACCATTCGGTTTGTTGTAATTCCTCCAGAGTAGTCGGAGGTAGGTATGTTTTTTGAGGGTTTTCCATAAACATAAAACCGTTTTGACGGCCGCTAAAGGGTAGAGTAAACATTTCTTCAACCAACCGACTAATCTTATCCTTCGTTAAATCTCTTACAGGTTTCGCCGGTATACTTGGTATGTGGGCTCCATCTTTAATCATAGTATTAGATGATTGTGACCGGCTCAGCTGGTTGCTTAGTCAAACGAAGTCGAAGGGCCTCTAAAGCCGTAGCAGCGTCGGTCAATTCTACCCAGGCATCGGCAAGGGTGAGAGCGATGTCCCTTGTCTGGTTATACTCGGTTGAATTGGACCGGTAAGTACTTTGTTCCTCTGTTTGATTGAGGTATAATGTACGTACCTCGGTAGCTGTTTCTTTGGTCTTGGCAATCAGGCCACTTAACTGCTCATATTGTTCAGGATTCAGCATCGGTTTTTTCGGTTTGCCTTTCTATTCTGTTTATTTATCCGACGTTTCCGTAATTGAATGTCCCGTCGCTTTGAGGAACTTCCAGAATAACCACCTCCTGTCCCAGGCCGTGAAGATTGGACTGATTCATTTAATGCTATACTGGTGGTGGCAGCTAACATGTGTGCTGCTAACATACTTTTTGTAGATGGGGAAAAATTCATCGGTTTCTTTTCCGGGCTAATTTTTGAGATTTCCGGGCTTTCTTCCGGTCTTTCTTTTGCTGGCTAGACTGGCTGAGGTACCAGGCTTTACCTTCCGGCCCAGGAACCATTTCCCGAGTCGATCCCGGGGGTTTGTAGGGTTTTTCCTGTTTTTTGTTATGGTATGATTCACCCAGATTATAACCAATTGGCCTGTACATGTAATCTTCAAGAGGCCATTCCTGCTGCCTGGGTATGTAATGGGGAGCCGGTATGAAAAGGGGTTTGGATTCAATCCTCGGTAACCGGTTGAACATGTACATCCAGTCATCCATACCCGGTTCTATTGAAGAGGGTACAAAAGGTTCTCCCAGTGTGCCCCCTATGTTCTTCATACCGAAGGTGTTCTTCGTATTAGCTGTTGGAGGGTCCATATTCCACATCAGATCTAATAGATCCAAGTCTGGCTGAAGATTGGGTAACTTGCCAACTGAATGGTCATTTCCAATAATAGCTGGACCCTGTTTTTCAAACTCTTTCTTAAATAATTCTTTGAGTTTTTTATACAGCTCAATACTACAAACCATTGGCGGTGTCCTAGGTCCTTTCTTATCACGGGGCAAATGTTCCCATTCTTCTGGATGATCCATTAGCCAGTACAATCCCTTACCCAGTGGGTTTTCTTCTGACTGTAAATCTCCCATGGTTTTAGGCTATGAAAAGTAGGATACCAAACATGACGACAACCAGACAACAGACTAACTGGTAGAAATGCCAGATTGGTCCTACAAAACAGCTGGTCGGAATCTTGAACCACTTGGTGGCCAGGATGATAAAATAGGGTCCGATAATAGGGAGCCACAATAACCAATTATGACTTTTCATAGTACAGCGGGTATAAAGATGGATTCAGTTTCCCCGGATAAATCCAATATCAGGATTCCGGCAAAGGATATGGTGGGTCCGGGTGGAGGTGGTGGACCAGGATCTGGTACAGGGATACTAGTGACGGTTATATCCCCATACTGTTCGGTAACTGGAGCCAGTAGTTCCTTACTCATCGTCTGGTTCAAAAATGAGGTCCGAATTGGGGTCGGTACCTATTTTGATGTTTCCCAACTGAATATAAAGCTCTCCCAGTAGATCACTGGCTTGTCTTACAGTTTCCAAGACTTCGAAAGGTAATGACTTGGTTTCCCTGTGATCTAGGATGAAACCATCAAATGTATGACTGACAATGGATGCTCGATCCATGAGTTCATGGACACCTAATTTGGTTAGCAT